TCACTTAAAAAGCGTATGTTAGATTTAAAACCTAAACTATGCTTGTTTGGTCATATCCATAATTGTGAAGACATCATTAATGCAGGAACAATGAAACTATCAATAAGTGATACAATCTATAGTAATGGAAGTGTAGTAACTGATGGTAAGTTTGGTAAATTAACTAGTAACGGAAATGTGATTTTTATTTAGTGATTCAGTTGATAATGGAACTGTAAACTTTACCGATAAATATATTGAGGAGAAAATAGGTGATGCAATTAATTATCTTATTCTTATCGAGGGGATGCTTAAAGAACGATTATATGACAAATGTATTGATAACTGATATATATTGCCGATAACGGTTGAGTGTATGAGTAGTAACCGATTTAGAAGTACAAAAGTTTGAATTAAAGATAATGTTAAATAGAAGTAGTAACTTAAATAAACCACATAACTCGGTTATTACTTATACACTTTGTTATGTATCGTTTTTATTATGGAAAATTTAGAAAAGATGTTAGATTGGTTGGTAGAATTAGATATACAACATTATAAAACGGAATCATTTCCTGATTATAAACCAAGTGGTAATTCTCATTTCTACCTTAAAGGTTCACCTGAAAGATTTACAAGTATGGAAATGATTAAAATTTTCCATAACCAAGCGGATGGTGAATTGATGGAAAGATGGAATTATGCTATTACTGATGTGATGCGCAAGAAAAAATGATACATAACGTGCTGCGTCTTTGAGCAGGTGGAAAAGCTTGCCGAATGTATAAATTAATAACTAATAATAAAAACATAAAACCATGAATAAATTAAACACAGAAGTCACTTGCTCAAAAAAGCTGTTAGTGGCTGGGCAAATTGTTTGGCTAGATTACGACCTGTCAAATAAATCGAAGGTTGAAGTTGTAGAACAAACGCCTCAAAGGTTGTTTACAGTTGTAAAAGCACCTAATAGTAATTACACTTGGTCGGTTATGACTTATCGTCTGATGCCTTGCCACTAACGTGATGCAGCTATACGCAGTTGTGTGTCGGTTTTGTGCGGTGTGAAAATTGCGTATAGGTGCTGTTATAACCAGTGCTTATGATATGTAAAGAAAAGTGCCAAAATCTATACACGATTAAAAAAACATATAAAGAAAACAATTAAAAACTATACACATGATTAACTGGAAATATTGGAAAATGGTCAAATGGTTAAGGGCTATGAAAAAGAAGCATCAAACTTATGCTTTTAAATTGCTTTGTAGTGGAACTGAAATAATAATCTATGTCGAAGGGACTGATAGCAAAGATGATGAATTTAGAATGTCGATTCTTTAGCATTGGTTATAACGCTTACCGCTACAGCACGCCGCCTAAGTAGTTGCGTAGATTCGGCGGTGGGTTGTAACGGTTGTTATCAGGAGTACGAATTAATTAAAAAATAAATATGTTATGAAAAGCGAAAAAAAAACAGATAAATGCGATAAATGGTGCATAGGATGTGAAGAGTTTACAGATAATTTAGACAATTGGAATAGCAAAGGTTATGATTTATGTGACGATTGCAATGATAAATTTGAAGATAAAACAGGATATTGTTCTTTGCAATGTTGCTTAAGCGGATACTGCGACCAAACGTGTTGAAAAACGGAATCGTAGTATTCCTGATAACTACTTGATAAAACTAATAAATGTAACTCAAATATGAAGCAACTAACTAAAAGTAAAACAATTAGATTTACTGAACAGCAAATCAATAGTTTAAATATTTTACAAAATTATGGAGTTAATGTAAATCAATTTATTCGTTTGGCTATTAAAGAAAAATTACAAAAAGACTGGAAAAAAATAAAAGAAATAAAAACAAGACTAATATGAAAGGAATATTAAATAAAACAAATCGTGGGTGGGTAGTAAAGCAAGTAGTTAAAGAAGGAACACATGCTAAACTAATCAACCAGTATCCATTAATAGACAATGGCCATATAGATGGTTTAAAACTATACGACTCTAATGAAGGGTTAGAAGTAGATTTTGAAATAGTCACTGATTATGATAACAACGGACCTGATCACTTTCCTAAATACGCTAAGATAATTACATCTGAAGAAGCTGAATTAAAAGATTGGGATGTAACTTTAAATGATGGTTTAGAAAATGAACCATATGAACATACTGAAGATTGGCCAGAGGATACAACGCCAAGAGAGAAAGCAAAAAGTGAATTAATTAATCTATTATTTTGTCAAATAATGGACTTAACAGCAATGTCTAAAATTGAATTAGGTGATGATGTAATTGCTGAGATTAGACGATTGAACGAGATTATAAAAATTGTGTAAAAGAAATAGAAAAGTTATGAAATACAAAAAATTTAAACAAATTATTGACTATCAAATAAGTCACAATAATAAAATGGATGAAATTTACAAATGTAATATTGATCTATCAGACGTCATGAATGACATACAAAGAGCTGTTGAAGTACTTTGGGAAGAAGTATTAACTGAAGATGGTAACGAATGGTTAAATTGGTATCTCTATGAAAAAGAGGGTTTCTCAGGTAACCCAAGAGAAGACTTAAATGCAACTGATAAGGATGGCAAAGAGATATGCAAAGACTTAAAAGGCTTACATGAATTTCTAGTTAAAGAAGATTACTTTAAATAATAAAAGATATGAACAAACCAAAAACACCACCGTGCATAGGACACGATCAAGAAACCGAAGTATTAGAAGACATAGATCCAATTGTACCTAACAATTAAAGCTTTTTTATTGAATTAGGCTTCCTTAATTAAATTTAATATATTTAACTTATATTTAAAAATAAAGGTTATGAAATTAACAACATTATACTCACGCTCAGTAAACGGTAAAATAAATACTTGGTTTATTGAAGTTCAAGGTAATCAATTTAGAACAACAAGTGGATTTGATGATGGAATTAAAACAATATCTGAATGGACCACTTGTGAAGTAAAATCATATTGTACAGCAGAAGAACAAGCCATAAAAGAAGCAACGGCAATGCATCGTAAAAAAATAGAAGCAGGAGCATTTGAGAGTATTGCTGATATAGATAATGAAACATTTTTTGAGCCAATGTTAGCTAATAAGTGGGAAGATTATAAAGATAAAGTTAAATTCCCTCTCGCTAGTCAGAAAAAGTTAGATGGAGTAAGATCTCTTATTAAAAAAGATGGTATGTGGAGTAGAAATGGAAAAAAAATTGTATCGTCACCACATATTTTTGAATCATTAAAACCACTATTTGAGTCTAATCCTAATCTAATATTAGATGGAGAACTTTTTGCTTTAAAGGAAAGTTGTGATTTTAATAAAATTATATCTTGTGTTAAAAAAACAAAACCAAAACCTGAGGACTTAATTGAAAGTAAAAAATATATTCAATATTGGATATATGATTGCCCATCATTTAATGGTGTGTTTTCTGAACGTACAGCGTTTTTAAAAACATTAAATCTACCTAAATGTTGTGTTTTAGTTTCTACTGAATTAGCTCGTATTGAAGCTGAAGTAATTGAATTATATAAACAATATATTAATGATGGGTTTGAAGGACAAATGCTGAGAGTATTAGATTCACCATACCAAAATAAACGTTCATCTTATTTGTTAAAAAACAAGTCATTTATGGATAGTGAATTTATAATTAAAGGTGTAGTTGAAGGAAAAGGAAAACTACAGAATAAGGTGGGTAAACTAATATTTGATGGATTCGATTCAGCTGTAAATGGAAGTCATGAATATTTAGAGGAGTTATGGCTACATAAAGATGAGTTAATTGGACAAACTGCTACTATAAAATATTTTGAATTAACTAGTGATGGTATTCCTCGCTTCCCAAAAGTTATTCAGATAGGAAGAGAAACCTATGAATAGCCAACTTAAATTAGTATTTCCAATGATAGGTTATATATTTATTGGAAAACATGGATTATCAAAGAATATATAACCAAATTATTGAACGAGCAAAAACAAGACAACTAAATTGTTATAAAGAAAAACACCACATAATACCTCGTTGTATAGGAGGTAAGGATATAAATAATATAGTTGAATTAACCGCTAAAGAACATTTCTTATGTCATCGTTTATTATGTGAGATATACCCATCAATAGATAAATTAAAATATGCTTTATTTTTGATGGCTATAGGTAAAAATAAAAAAAGAGAAAATCACTATAACATATCTGGTAAAACATATGAGAGAATAAAAATTGAATGGCAATTAAAAGTTAAAGGTAAACCAAAACCAAAAGATTTTATGTCTGATGGTTTAAAGAATAAAATTAGTCAAGCTAATAAAGGAATAAGTAGAAATAAAGGAACTAAACATACTGAAGAACAAAAACAAAAAATAAGCCAGGCTAAAAAAGGTAAATCTCTTACTCCACAACATGCTGAAAATCTTAGGATTGCACTTAAAAATAGAAAACCATGGATTAAATCTTCTAGACAAGTAGAGCAATATGATTTAAAAGGTAATTTAATAAATACTTTCAACTCATCTAAAGAAGCTGATATGAAAATGGGTGGAAAAGGAAATAATACAGCGGATTGTTGTAGGGGACGACAAAAGACAGCCTACGGTTTTATTTGGAAATATAAATAAAGTAATAGCAATTAGAGATTACGAATAATTTGGCTTCCCCTATAATTATAATTATATTTAACTCATATTAATAATTAAAAATAAAAGTTATGTTAGATTTAAAAAACAATAAGTTCCTTACAACTGAGGAAATTAAAGAAAAAGCAAATAGTATATTTGCAGCACAAGGTGCCGAATGTACTAGTGAAAAATATTCACACATCTCAACCGCAAATGTAATTGAAGATATGAAATTGCTAGGTTGGGGAGTAGTTGATGTTAAACAAGTCAAATCAAGAAAAACAAATGTAGGTTATCAAAAACACTTAGTTGTATTTCGCAACAATGAATTAGTAATTGAAGGTAAAGATGATGACACAGTATTTCCACAAATATTATTAACTAATAGTTCAGATGGAAAAAATGCATTTACATTTAAAGCTGGAATTTTTAGATTAATATGTGAAAATGGTTTAGTAATATCAACTGATGAATTTGCTGATTTACGAATTAGACATATGGGTTATGATTTTAAAGAATTACAAAAGACTATTACATCAATGGTAGAAAAATTACCACTTACAGTTGAGTCAATGAATAAGTTTAAACAAACTATTTTAGTAGAAAATCAAATAATGGATTTTGCTAAAAAGGCACTTGAAGTAAGATATGGGGCAGATGAAGTAAAACGTATTACAGTTGATTTAACTGACTTTTTAAGACCAGTACGAAATGAAGACGCAGGTAATGATTTATGGAGTGTGTTTAATCGTGTTCAAGAAAAAGTAATTGAAGGTGATTTTAGTTATAATTTTGGAAACAGAACACGTAAAGCTAGAAGAATTAAGAATTTCCAACAGGACATGGTTGTAAATTCAAAATTATATGAATTAGCAGCTGAATATTGTAACTAAGATAAATTTAAGGGGAGTTTGGCTTATTAAACTCCCCTTTATATATTTAAATTATAAATTAATAAAATAAAAGTTATGACAAACGAAATTAAAAGACGTGGACGTCCACCACTACAAAGACAAAATTATCCACCCCACATTCAAATTGATTTTAGCCAAATAGCTAAATTAAATTCATTAAACATTGATGCTCGAATGATGGAACAAATGGAAAGTGGATTAACAATTGATAAATTAATTAGTCATGAAGGAGGAATTCCGTGTGCAACTAATATAATGATCATAGGTGACCCAGGAGTAGGTAAAACAACAGTATTGTTAGATTTACTAGCATCAGTACAAATTAAAAATCCAAAACGTAAATGTTTATTCATTTCAGGTGAAATGGGAAAAAAACAAATGTGGAAGTACACACAACGATTTCCACAATTTGGAACAGTAGATACTATGTTTGTTAGTGATTATACTGATTATAACACTAAAGAAGTATTAGAACAAGTTTTAAACATAGGATGGGATTTAGTGTTAATAGATTCAGCAGCAGAAATAATTGATGGTGTGAGAGATGATAATGGATGGGATAGAAAAATAGCTGAATCATGGTTAGTAGATATGTGTACTAAAAATAATAAAGGAATAAATGAAGCAAATATATTTAGTACGTTTCTATTAATACAACAAGTAACTAAAGCTGGAGTATTTGTAGGCAGTAATAAAATGAAACATATGGTTGATGCAATGGGAGAAATGCGTCGTAATAAAGAAAGTGATGGAGGAGGAACATACATTGAATTTAGTAAAAATAGAAACGGTCACGTTGCAGTTAAATTATCATACCAATTGACAGGTAGTAGTATAGTGTACTCAAATATAGAGGCACGTGTTGAAGAAGAAGTAGAAATTGAAAATAAATAAATATTCTATATTAGTTTCCGTCATAACTCTAATATAAGAAAAAGAGGAGGTTTGGCTTATCAAACCTCCTTTTATATATTTAAGTTATAAATTAATAAAAATATGAAAAAAATATTAACACTATGTGTTTTAGCTACACTTAATTTAAGTGCAAAACACGATGAACCTAAATTGATATTAGAATATAAATATTCAAATACTAAATTTTTAGATCAAGTAAAAAAATTAGAAATTGACTCTAGTTTTTGTTGTATGTTTAAAGTTAAATTTATAAAGAATAAAGGTAATGAAAATATAACAGTTATTAAACATCGAAAAACAGGAAAAGAGTTAGGTATTATTTATGGAACACCTACTAAAGAATTTATTTCAATGGTTTATGAAACTTACTTTACAGATGAATTAGTTAAAGATATGATTCACTAGGCCCTTAAAATTAAATTTAATATATTTAAATTAATAAATAAAATAAAGGTTATGTTAAAAACAATTGAAGTTTCAACTACAGAATTAAAAGAAAGTGATTTAATATTTGATATTAAACCAGAAGGATCTACTTTACTACCAGTTTTATTTAAAGTATTAAGAGTAAATAATAATAATTTATTAGCAGAAATAATAAATGAAAGTAATAAAGAATATCACTTTTCATATGTTGATAATAAAAAAAGCGTTACATTTGCAATGTCAAGTACAACAACCTGGCACAAATTAGTATATTAAAAAGTAGAAACAACGTCTCCCCATTTTCTTGTTCTGTGCACAGAAAGGATTTATAAGGAGAATGAGATTGAGTGACGGTTATCTTTTGTAACTCAACAATAAACAGAAAAAGGTGTTAGTCAGGTGGTGTAATAGGTAACACAGATTCTTATAGACAGATGACGCAGGGGAAAGTACCTGGCTACAAGTTCAAATCTTGTTCTGACTACTAAAAATAAAAGTTATGGAAGATAAATATTTAATTGAGACAAAAATAGAAGTATTCATTATAGATAGTAAAGTTTGTACAATAATATGTGAAGTGTTTTTAAATTAAGATTTTAGGCTCTCAAAATAAATTATTATATATTTAAATTAATAAAAATAAATTATAAATTAAAAAATAAAGGTTATGACAGACATTATTAAAGAAACACTTAAAAAAACACTTACTGAGTTAAGTGAAGAAATTCAGCGTCAAGAAGTATTACGTGACAAAGAATTAGTAGAAGAAGCAAACAGTATTACTTCTAATTTAGATGATTTGTTTGAAGATTTTACTATTAAAGTATCAAGTACTGATATTGATTTTAAATTAACAACAGATAGTTGGTTTAATTTTAGAATTAGTAGAAGTACAAAATACACTGAGGCCGGACATACTTTTACTAAAGCCTGTATAGAATCATCTTCAATGAGTAGTAAAGATGAAAAAGAATTAAAAAAGATGATTTGTTTAGGCATTTTAGCAAAAGAATGTTTAAACAATACATCTTATTGGGGAGATTTAATAACATTAATGGATGAATGTGATAGGTTATATAAAGTAAATATAGGCCCATTACAAAAACAACTTTATCAAATTGAAAATGAAATAAAAAAGATAAATGATAAAGAAGTAAATGATACTTTTCAAACCATATTTGATTCAGGTACATTTAAGTTAAAAAAGAATATTACTTATTGTTATGGTCCATCAAGATGGGATATTGTAAGTTCAGATCATTGGTTTTGGGAAGTAAATGGAACAGGAAAAACATATACTTTATCATATATTAGTTCTAGAAGAACTAATGAATTTTATGATAAAGAAGGAAATAGTATAGAAGGTATATTTGAATTAGTTAAAAGTAATATAAACAAACGAATTAAAAAGTTAGATATAACATCATTTGTTCATCATAATATGAATTTAATTGAACAAAAAGTTTCTAATTAAAATGGCTGATTTTAAAATATGTACAATATGTCATGACTCAAACTTAATGAATGGTCTAAAATTTATTAGAGATAAATTATCTAATAAAATGAAATTAGGATTTAATGTTTGTACTAAATGTTATCAAAATCATTTAGATGATATTCAATATAAAAAAGATTATTTAAATAGAAAAATAGATTTAGACACACTTAATAGTGTTGAAGATGATAATTATTAAGTTTTTAGGCTTTTAAAATAAATTATTATATATTTAAATTATAAATTAATAATTAATAAATATTATGACAGAAGAATTATTAGAGAAGTTAAAAACAATTACAGGCGTATCGTTTGTGTCTGTAATTTACACTAATGAACAAAACGAAAAACAACATACAACATTTAATGTTGGAGTAAGTTATGAAAAGTCAAAACAGAAAGATTTAGAATATCTAAAGAATTTAGACATAACTGAATTAAACAGTGAATTATCAGTTGATTTATTAACAGAAGCAACTCAATCATTAATAAATGATTTTGAAAAAACTATTAGTAAAGAAAAAATAAAAACGAATAATTTTACTCATATTACAAATGGCTTAAAACAACATACTGAAAATAATGAGTTGTATGTTTATGGAATGTTAGTACATAAAACAATATTGTCTGAAGGTGAATATAAAGAAAAAAATAGTAAGCCACTAACAATAGCAAAAAATATAATTAGAAAAAATTTAAGAACATCAAAATATCGCCAATTCAAAATAGGCAAAGCCGAACAATTTAAAATTAAAGGTGATACAATTACGTTTGGAGAAGAGTAATAGGCCCTTAAAATAAATTATAATATATTTAAATTATAAATTAACAAATAAAATAAAGGTTATGACAAAACTAACAAGTAAATCAACAGGTGGAACTAGTTTCTACGACACTACAATTAAAACAACATTAGCAAAGCTAATTAAAGTATTAGGTGAACCACAATGTTTTGATAATGAAGGTGAAAATAAAGTAAATGTAGATTTCGATTGTGAAACAGAATCGGGTGATGTATTTACAATTTATGATTGGAAGTATTATAGACCAATTAAAATGGATGAAACAATTGAATTCCACATTGGAGGACATAGTGTTGGTGTAACAAGACAAGCAAAGTCAGAATTATTAGATTTATTAAATAAATAGGCTTTTAAAATAAAAAACTATATATTTAAATTATAAATTAATAAATAAAAGTTATGGCAAATTCTAAAGATCCGAGAAACACTCAACAACAAGTAATAGATTATCTACTAACAAACCCATGTAAGACTGAAACAGAAATACAATTAAATGTATGGGGTTATAATAGACAAAAATCTAAAGAAAGTAATAAAAAATACGCTGATGTATTACGAAGAGCTTATTTTAAAGGTAAAATAGATAGAATAAGGATCCAATTTAAGAATAAAGATACTCGTAAATATTGGTATTATTTTGTGCCTTTAGGCCACCATAATTAATTATAATATATTTAAATTATAAAATTAATAAAAAATATGAAAATGGATAAATATCAAGAATTAAGAAAAAATCCACCTAAACTAACTGTTAGAGAAGGTGCTAGAGAGGTAATATTTAAAACAGTATCATGTATATGTGATAATGTTCATTATCTAAAATTCAAGAAAAATGAAGAAGGTGATTTTAAAATGAGTGGTGGTGGATTTTCACTTTCAAATTGGCAATTCAAACATCAAATACATGATATTGAATGGGAAGCTGATGAAAAGAAATGGGGTGGAGTTATAGCAATGATTAACTCAGGAACAGCTGTAATTGAAGAAGTAAAAAGTAGATAAATATTATGATAAAGTCACAATATCAACTTGAAATAGAAAATAGACTAATAATTCTAGTAAAAGAAGGTTTACAAACTGAACATAAATTTCTACAAAAAGTTACAGAAGAAAAATGGGATGAAGTAGATGATTTACAATCAATTTGTGAAGATATTCAAATTGAGTTAGGTGTATTATGTTTAATTAAAGAATGTTTATTTTAAATTATAGGCTTTTAAAATAAATTATTATATATTTAAATTATAAAATTAATAAATATGAAAAATATATTAAAAGAAGCAATAACAAATGTTAAATCGTATTCGGATGATGATCACGAATGGATAGAATTAGGATCTCTAAATGGACAGAGTGTAAATTCAAATGAATTACTAAATGAATTAAGAAAATTTCAAATATCTGAACCTGAAGAGGAACAAATATTAGGTAATTGTTATTCAGCATTCAAATTTATAGTAGACATTGAAGATATACTATATTACGTTTCATACACGGTCGATTCATCAAAATAAAATATTTTATCTATAAAGATAAAAGCAATGGGGTTCTATGTTATAGTTTAAGCGTAAACTGACAATATCTGAACCCCATTTAATTATACTTAAAAATTATATGATCCAAATAACAGAAGAAGAAGCGAAAAAATACATAAAATGTCAACCAAGTAAGTTATTAAGACCATACAATTGGGAACTAACTGTTCATTATTTTACATCAATACCTTCAATTGATCCTAAGTATGAAGGATTTGATGAAATTATTTATTACACAAATAAGTTAAAAAAATGATTATTGGACATTAAAATTAATTAATATATATTTAAATTAATAAAATAAATTAATAATTAATAATAAAAACAAAAAAAGTTATGACACAAACAATGAGAAAAACAACAGAACTCGAACAATGCGTATGTGAGTATTTGAACGATTTAAGACTATCAGGAGTAGTTAATATGTTTGGAGCTGGACCGTATGTAGAAAGTGAATTTGGGTTAACAAAACAAGAAGTAAGACCGTTATTAACATTATGGATGAGTAATTTTAATGAAGAAGGTGATTATTTAGAAGTAAAAGAGTAAATATTGAATTTAAAATATGGGGTTAGGCTTATTTAACCCCTTATTTTATATTTATATTAATTAAATAAATAAATTAATAATAATTAAAACAAAAAAAGTTATGAAAATTAAAGATCTTATTAAACATTTAGAAACATTAGATCAAGAAAAAAAACTAATTGTAATTGCTACTGATCCAACAGGATGGGAATATGGAGAAATGGTAGATGATAAAAGTATTACTGAAGGTGATGTTTATCCATGTGAAGATAATGGATTAGATGGACTAATGATAATGCCTGAAATTAATGATGATGATGACAATGATGATGACGATGATGACGACGATGATGACGATGATGACGATGATGAAAGAGTAAAATGTTACATAATTAATATGAGTTGTTAATATAAATAGTTAATTAAATATATATAGGGTTATAAAATAATTTTATATATATTTAATTTTATATAAATTAATAATTAAAAAAATGAAAAATTTTAGAGAAATTCAAGTTAATTCAACCGACGAATATTGTATGAATCAATATTGGGAAAAGGATGTGGTTGTAAATGATATAATTATAACTTTTTATTATTGGAAAAGAAAAGAAGGGTGTAAAGGATATAACGGGAATGAAAGTATTATGAAAGTGATAGGAATAAAAGGTAATAAGAAAAAACAAATTAGAAGTGTATGGAGTACAAATTTAGGAGAAAAGCATTGTATTGAACAAATAGTATGTGGATTTAATTAAGCTTACAAAATAAACAATTATATATTCATATTATAAATAAAAATAAAGGTTATGACAATAGAACAACAAAATAACATCATCCGAACATTAAAGGAAGTAGATGGAGACACAATTCAATATATTCTTAAAAAGATAATGATGGAAGAACAAATGTGTAGTCAATTAATAATGACTCGTCCACTTGATGAAGTAATACATAAAATATCAGAACGATTTGAATTAGAAAAAGATTGTCCATATAAGTTAACTAATATCTATTTAAAATAATTAAAAATAATAAAAAAATAAAGGTTATGACAAAAAACGAAAATTTATTAATCAATAACGGTTACGGTGTATTTTGTATTGCTATACAATTAAAAAACAATAGAGATAACGACGTTAGATGGAGTAAAGCACTTAAACTCTATGACAAATTTATAGATAGTGACTTTAATGATTCCGAAGAAAGTGAATTAGAATGTATAAATAATTTTATGGCAAATTTAGCACTTAATGGTTTTACTGAGGAACAACTATTAGAATTAATTTAAAGTATAGGCTTACAAAACAAAGCAACATATATTCAAATTAACCAATTAAAAAGCAAAAACATGACAGTAAAAGAATTAATAGAAGAACTAAAAAAGCATAATCCAGATATGAACGTGTTGATTGAATCAAACGACTATTCCGATTATATGTACAAAACCCCAATCACCACAATCACAACGGGACATCCGTATAATGAGAGTGGGTATTCAGGAGTAGATGATACGGAATTAGATGAAGATATGTTTGATGAAAATAGTGATTATGTAGGAACACCTGTATTGTTAATTAACATAGGAGTGGTGTAATGGGAACAAGAACATTTAAATACGAAAATAAAGAATATACGTGTGAGGAAAAAGACATACTAAGACGTTGTGGTAATGAAGCACAAGAATTAGTAAAATGTAGTAAAGAACGATATGGATTTAAGGTAGTATATAAATTAAAACAGGGAATGTATGATGATAGAGATTCATCATTAGTAAGCACATTTATATCTTATTTTTATTTAACGGGTGATAAACGAGTTATACGTGACAAATTGATAGTATGATAAAATTGGTAAGTAGTAATAGTATGTGGTAAACGGGGGTGTGGGTGTGTGGTATGGAGTGGTGTGAAAATCAACCCCTTCATGGATCGCCCCACCCCTTCATTAACAATTAAAAAATATATACAAAATGACACTAAATGAAGAAAAACAAATAGTAATTGATAGTATTATTGGGGAAATGTTGAAGGAAGTTAAAAACAACAATGAAACCACCTCAGAAATGTTAAGTAAAATTAATAAATTTATTGAGAAATTAATTATAAGTGATTTTTAAGTATATAGGGTTATAAAATTAATTAATATATATTTAAATTATAAATAAATTAATAATTAATAATAAATAAATTAAAAGTTATGAAAGTAAAAGAATTAAAAAGTAATTACTATTTATTTGGAAATAAAGGTAATGTATGGAGTAACAGTGCACATATTGCACAAGTGGGCACATTTAGTGGAAGAACATTATGTGAAGTACCAATGTTAAGTACTAATTGGGCCAAAATTGAAAATGTTGAACACATTGGATGTGAAGAATGTTTAAAAATATATTTAGGCTCTCAAAATTAATTAATATATATTTAAATTAATAAAATAAATAAATAAATAATAAATAAAAAACAAAAAAGAAAAGTTATGACAAATGAAGTAAAACAACTGGGACGTCCAGTAAACAGCGAAAGCAAAAGACAACAAATTCTACAAGAGAGAGAATTGAAAAAACAAAACGGTATGTTTAAATTGGGCCGACCAGTAAAGGAGGACAGTGAACGACAAAAACGTTTAAAAGAATTAGAGTCAAAACGTGAGAATGGTGATTTAAAACGTGGCCGACCAGTAAAAGAAGGTAGTAAACGCCAACAAGTTCTACAAATGAGAGACTTAAAATTAAGTCAAGGGATACAGTTAAAACGTGGTAGACCAAAAATGGATATATTAACAGATCCAGGGTTTGATTTAATTGAACTAGAAAAAGGTGAGTAATTAATAATAAGTGGCCCAAATAAGGGCCACTTTTATTTGTTTATTGGATTATAAAATTAAATTTTATATATTTAAATTATAAATAAATTAATAATTAATAATAAATAATATGAAAGAAAAAATATTAGCAGATCTTTTGCAAAAAGAATTTGAAATTTCAGAACAATTGTGGAAAGATGGTGAACGTAGTCATGCCTATATAGTGGGATACCTACAAGGTGTAATTAAAGGAACAATAACCGAATTAAATATAATGAGTAGTTATGAAAAATAATAAATTAAATGTGTACACATTAGACTGTAAGTACTGGGAAAATGAGTTTTACTCAATAGACGCATTAGTGAACGCAGTAGTAGAAAGTGGAATGGACCCAAACTATGAAATTATGTGTAATGGAAAGCCAACAGGTGAACAAGTAATTGATTTAATAGTGTTTTAATTAATGTTTATAGGGTTATATAATTAATTAATATATATTTAAATTATATAAAAAATTAATAATAATAATATAAATAAAAAAAAGTTATGATAAATAATTATGATGTAGTTTTAGAAGTTATTGAGTCTTATGAAGATGAAGACATTTTAAAAGACTTTAAAAGTAAATTTAAAATAAATAAATATATAAGTGAATGTGACTTTTATGAGTTTAACATGAAGTACATTGATGACATGAGTGAAGAATATTATATTAAATTAAATTGGAAGTACATTGAAAGTGGTGATGAAAGTGTGTTTAATGAGTCACTTGTTGAAAGTGAAAGTGCCTTTGATGATTTAGATAAGTTCGCATTTAGAATTATTTAATGTTTATTAAATGTAATTTAAATAATTAAATAAATTTTATTATATTTATATTAATTAAATAAATTATAAATTAATAAATAAAATTAAAAAAGTTATGATTACAATTAAGATTGATTTTGATGACATGGGTAACATGTGGGAAAAAAAGTTCACTGAAGAAGTAGGTGAAGAACATGATGACCAAAATGATAAACATTGTGAGATATTTAGTAGAATTCAAAATGAGACAAATAAAAAAATTGAATCAGTGTTATTTGATATATTTGAAGAAACAATTGTTTTAGAGTTTGAATATTAATAAATAAATATTAATGTTTATAGGGTTATAAAATAATTTTATATATATTTAAATTAATAATAAATAAATAAATAATTAATAATTAAAAAAAACAAGTTATGAAAAAATTAAGTAGAAATGAAGTAAATGTGATTACTCAAGAAGTAAGAAACAAAGTAAATGAAATTAAATTAAAAGATATTAAAGAAAAAAGTAAAAAAGATAAAGATTGTATTAATTTAATAAAATTAAATAATGATAAAAAATTATTAAATAATAAAATAAATAATATAAATATTGAGATGAGTAAAATAACAGAAAGTTTACATAAAAAGTATAATAAACAGTATACGTTTTGTATTAATAGTTATAATAATAATATAGTAAATGATTTAAATATATGGGTTAGTCATGATAATTGTGGTAATTTATATAATAAAATTGTTTTAATGTCTATTGATAAAGATTTAAAAGTAAATGATTTAATTGAGGCGTTAGTAAAAGAGTATAGTAAATAATGATAATATAATAAGGGTGCATGTAATATGTGCCCTTATTTGTTTATTAAATGATATTTAAATAATTAAATTATTTTTATTATATTTAAATTAATTAAATAAATTATAAATTAATAATAATTAAAAAAATGAGAAACGAAAGTGAAATTAAGTTAGAAATTAAAAATTATTTAGATGCTTTTGATTATGATAAAAGTAATAAATTTTATGATGGTATTGAAGAAATATTAAAAGACGATGATGTTATAAATAAAATTTATAAAGATTATTGTAGTAACATTGAGGACGACAGTGAAATGATATTATTTGACATGTGTGAATTAATAGTATTTGAAAGATTTAGTAATGCGTTTACTGATAATTTGATTAATGATGGATGGATTTTAAATGGAAGTAATTTTTATCAAAATGGAAGTGAAGAAAGTGGAAGTGATTTATTTTGGGAATTATTAGATTATAAAAGTGACATAAGTGAAAATTTAGGAATGAATTATGAAATGTGGTTAGAGCAATAAAGTAATGTAAATGTAAAGGGTGTATATTAAAAATGCACCTTTTATGTTTATTAATAGAATATTAAATGATATTTAAATAATTAAATAAATTATATTATATTTAAATAATTAATAAATTATAAATTTTATATATAATAATAAAAAGTAATTTATTAAATAATTAAAAATAAATAAAAATGAAACATTTAAAAGAATTAATTAAAAGTGAATTAATATTACAAGATGAATTTATTATAGAAATAATAAATGATAATGTAATAAATAAAATAGAAAATTATTCAGAACAATTAGATAGTATTTATGAAAGTGATAATAAAGAATTAGCAGAAGCGTGTAGTAAAATAAATTTAAAATTAGATGATAAAAATTATGATTTTAATAATGATACTGTAAAGATTTTGATTCATGACGCCATGGAAGATTTAATTGAACATATTAAAGAAATATATTATGTTGATTAATAAATAAAAAAAGTAAAATAAATTAATAATTAATAAATAAAAGTTATGACAAAACAAGTAGCAATAATACTAGTATTAATTCTAGTAACAATAAATGTGTCAGCATCAGACACTAGACACAGACGTAAAGTACATCGTGTACATCATAGAATTAATATAAATAAATTTAAAAAGAAATTAAGACACTCGTTTATGAACGCTCGATATCAAAATAAGTTAAGTAACCATATTAGGATTAATTAAACGTTTAGATAAGTTAATAATTAAAGGATGTAAATGGTGTGATAATTAATAAATAAATAAAGTAAAATAAAATGCACTTAAGTGTGCATTTTGTTTAAGTTTGAAAGATGTGAAGGATAGTCCTGCGTTAGGTGCGCGTACTATGTACGTACGTATATGGTAAGGACCACGCGCGTTGTTATCCATGATATATGCACGTGTTTAAAATCAGGAGCTGGATTGATGTATAGATCGAGTATACCTTTTTACCATCGATCAAATATATACTTATATACCACACCAACTTCCAAAAGTGCCCTTTTGCCAACCCCTCACAAATCTCAAAAGTTTCTTTTAAACAACTTGGCTGCCACAGTAAAAGTATATATATTAAGTAAAAATGAAAAAGTTAATAACCAACTTAGAAATTCAAAGTCGCATAAAAGAACTAGCTCAAGCTATTGACGATGATCACACAAAAAGCCCAAACACTTTACCGCCTGTGTTTATTTGTGTGTTAAATGGTGCATACATGTTTTTCTCAGATTTAACAAAAAGTGTAAAAGTGCCACACGAGGTAGACTTCATAAGGGCTAAATCATACACAGGCCAAGACAATTCAGACGGAGTTGAAATAACAAAAGACATTGAACTGTCTCTCAAAGGTAAAAGAGTGTACATCATAGAGGACATGATAGACTCAGGCAACACAATGTTAGAAATACTTATACGAGTAAACAATAAACAGCCAGTTGAAGTTAAAGTAGTAACACTATTACACCGTCGCACATCAACATTTCCCGTTGACTTTCATGCATTTGACATTGACAATGAGTGGACTTTTGGTTATGGTTTAGATGATAATGGCATACGTAGAAATTATAGCGACATTTGGTGCAAATAACGATTTTAAAACACTTAAACAAATAAATATGAGACAATTAGCAATACTTTTAACCGCGCTTATAATGTGGTATTTGATTTTTTCACTAATAATATTTGACTTAAATCCATCACATTGGCATTGGGTTGCTCGTTTGCTTTGTACGCTTGGAATTTTAGGCACAAATGATGTTTGGCAAAAGCGCTATAAGTAGTATATACATATTTATGTATAAAGATATGAGGTAATGTAATTAATAACTTAAAATAAGTAAAATGGCAAAAGTAAAAAATGTAAAATTAAAGGTTGACTGTTTAATTCAATGGTTAGGCAGTTTAAAAAGAAAGCCTAAATCTGTAGTTAAAGAAAATGTTGAAAGATTTGTTCCTATAAAAGGATTCAACAAACGGTAAACACTTGCTCCGTTCGTCTAAGGGCTAGGACGTGTCCCTTTCACGGACAAAATACGGGTTCGATTCCCGTACAGAGTACGCCAAAGTGCAGCTTCAACCTGCTAAACGGTCAGATGAGGGTAACTAAGCCTCTGAAAAGTAGAAACAACGTCTCCCCAGTTTCTTGTTCCGTGCACGGGAAGGATTTATAAGGAGCAATTTAGTCAGGTAGAGGAATAGTATCCGTTACTACAGGTTCGAATCCTGTCCTGACTACAAAAAGATTATGGGTCCGACCGGTATTGACAGGCGATCGAGTTCTTTGAAATGCAGGCAGTGCTAGTATTGGAAGCACTTTAATCACCTATATAAAAGCTTAACCGCAAACGAAATCTCTGATTTCACTTTCGAAGACGCATTGTCTTTCGTAAGCAACGAAGTTGCAATAGCAGCCTAGTTAACGGGATGTGTCTATCCTAGGAACAGAAGGACACAAACGGTGAAGTAAGCCTGACTTATCTGGTTGCATAGTTTTTATCAGTTTCTTCAAAGATCCAAAAAATTGATTATTTTGTTTGTTTAGAAAAACACGACTAAGCCTGTGAATGATTTTCTTAGTCTGATCGTTTGCACGAGGGTTCGATTCCCTCCGGATCCACCATATTAAAGTTGTAAAGTTGTATCTTTATGGCTATATTAAAACATAAGTGTGACGTTCTTTGATTAAAACAAAAAAGCAAATAATATGGAAATAATATCGTTTACTTTTGGAGTACTTTCTGTGATAGCTACCGTTTTTATGGTAGTTGTTGTTTTGAGTATTGTGAAGGTATTAAAACTGCAAAAACAAATAAAAGAGTTACACGGCGATCTTAGTCATACTCACACACAAATCTTTGATGGCGACAAAAACGTTTATCAAAGGATAGATAAAGAAGTAGAGCAATTACACAGACGAATAGATGATGCTCATTCGTACATTGATTCTCGAATTGATAAATTATCAGCATCTAAACAATTAATTAAATCATAAATTAAACCCGTTAAGGGACCTACATTTTTTTATTCCTACTATATATTTATAATAAAATAATTTTACTACCATGAAAATAAACGAATTAAGAATTCTTATAAAAGAAATAATTGCTGAAGAAACATCACTAGATGAAATTCACATATTATGTCCAGGATTAGATAATGAAAAAGCTACACAGTCTTATAAAGATACAGAAGATGCTTATAAAGCAGGATATCTTGAGGGATATAATTATGCCGTAAATATTCATAATACTTCAACAAATGAAGGATTTTTTGGTCCTAGTAAAAAAGACATAGCTGATTTTGAAGCAGAATTAGAAGCATTAATTAAAGATAAAAAATTAGAAAACGCACCAAATTTAGAAAAAATGAAAACAGATGTAAGAGCTATAGCTAAAACATCTAGTTTTAAAGGTGGTAAATTAGGCTATCAAGCCGCAGGAATTAGTAAACGTACAGGTAATAAAATTGCACCACAGTTTTATTATAGTACTGATTCAACTACTACAGGTAGATAAAATATTAATGTAAAAATTAAAGCCGCTTTTAGCGGCTTTTTTTATTTAAAATATGTTTATTTAACACATTAAGCGATTGATAACTGCTTCTACTAATTTTATCTAAAACATCGTCTACATCATATTTACGTTCTACAATCGTTTTTAAACCCTCTAAAAACTCATCGTCAAAATATGAATCTTCTATGTTTAATAGTGGAGTTAAATCTTCTAATTCCCACAATTCATCTATTGCATCTACCATCACATAATTAAGATTACACTGATTCATCATTTGTTTATACTCGTATATAAAATTTTGTCTAATTAAAATGTAACTAGCATCATATGATAAATCAATGTCTAACACATTGTTGTGGAATTTTTCTAAAAAGTCTTTTGTTATAATATCATTTGCTTTTTCATATAACTTATCATATTCTTCTTTTGTATGATTAAGTTTAATGTAAAATGCTACATATGGATTTAAACTTGTTTCTATCATTTTATTTAAAATATTTATTCTCATAACCTTTTATTTTTTTATAAATATAAGTAAAAATTTTTTGAAAGCCTAACTAAATTTTTAATTTAAATTTGGAAAATGATTAAATTATCATATATTTATAATCATGAAAAACACAATTTTAATCCTAATTGTATCGGCATTAATTATGTCATGCAGTTCTACTACACCTTCAGAAGTTGTAGTTAATGTAGATTCAACATCAGTTGTTGACACTAATGGTTGTGCATTACCATGTCCTGTTGAAACAGACACTAATGCAACTAATAAATAATTAGTAATTTATTTAAGTTATAGCTTCATATTAATTATATGAAGCTTTTTCTCTATTATGATAAATTTAAATAAAATATTTGACGCGTTTGATAAAAGCAATGTTAGTAAAGACACAGATGATCTTTCTTTATTAGTTGACTTTTCAGAACATCCATTATATTGGATTGGATACTTTAATAAAGTAATAAATAACTATGTATTTTTTACTCAGTATATGACTAAAAATATTAAAAAAACATCTTTAGATGTTGACATAGAAAATATTAAAAAGTTAAGTGAAGTTATTATTTATAATAAAGCTTGGAATTATATTAAAAATATAAATTTGTCTAATTCTTTTCACATAGATTGTTTAAAATTAAAAGCAGATGATGTATTATTAGAATCTTTAACATCTTCAATTTTATTTTTTGAACGATTAGAAGAATATGAAAAATGTGCTTTTTTAAAAGAAATCAAAGATAAAATAAATTTACTAAATGAAGAAGTGGCAAAAAACACGAAAAGAAGAAAAAGATAAAACTGTAACTACTACTGTTGTAGAGGACATAGTTCCTCCTATTATAATAGATAATATGCTTGTAAAAGCGTTTTTATATTATAATATTGATTTCATTTATCTTCCTGAAAGTAAAGATTTGCCTTATTCTCTTTTACCTGTTCCTAAATCTACATTTCATAATGTAGCAATAAATGAAGTACCTATTAATACTGTAACTAAAGTTACTAAAGAAACAAAAGAAAAATTAATAAAGTTTAATAGTGGTTTTAAAGATAAAATAGTATCACAAAAAAAACGTATTAAATCTTTTAGTGATTTTGGATATATAATTGAAGGAGATGATAAAGGTATTGAAAATTATTTAATAGATGAAGTTGTAAATGAACTTTTAATTTACACTGATGGTAGTATTATACGGTATGAAAATTTTACTAATTTTAAACAATCTAAAGAAAAAGAAGAAAATATAAATAAGTTAACAGGTAAAGGAGGAACTATTAATTCTGAATTTAGTAAGTTAAGTAAAGAAGCTTTTAAACTTTATAATATAATTATAACTCAAATTAATGTAATTCCTTTATCTGATAGAGAAAAACTATTAGAAGATAGTAAAAGTTTAAATTGGGTGAATTGGATATATGGATTTTTTCTTGAAAGCTTATCTGGTGAAGGAGAGTTATATAAAGAAATATTATTTTATATGGATTCTAATTTTCAATTAGCAAAAGCAGCTAATTTAGTCGAGTTTCCTCCTAAATCAACTAGAGATAGTGATATAATAGCTGCTGGGTTTTTGATGAGTGCCGATTTAGCTTCATATAAATTATTATTAGCAGGATATCTTTCAAAACTAACTGTTTTAATGATAGCTTTTACAAATTTTTTAAATGACATCAAAACTGCAGACACAGAAGAATTATATTTGACTCAATCTGAAGCTATTAAAAAAGTAACAGCTGTGCCTATTCCAGGCATATCATCTTCTAAAATATCATCAGATGATTGGAAAATATTAATTACAACTATTATTAAAAAAGTAAATGAAAATACTAATTCTAAACCAGAATGGAATTTAAAAGCTAAAGAAGTATCATCTAAACTTAAATTAACTAAAAATAAAATTTCTACCCTAAATGTTATAGCTTTAGCTGGGAAGGTAAATAAACAGGAAGGTAAAAAATATCAAGACATTTATAATAAAAATTTAAAAAACATGTTAATTAAATATGATTAAACTTTTTTTAATTTAAATTTGGCTTGTCGATCCTTTTAATATATATTTATATTACGGGTTTTGAGGAAATAAGGGAATAAGAGGAAACGGGAAAAAGAAACGGATGAATATAACGGGGATAAGAAATAAACAAATAAAATAACATATGAAACATAGAGAACCAGTGCTTAGAAAATTAGACAGTGTTGAATCTAATTTAAGTAAATTAAATTTTTCCTTAAATCAAGGAAATAGAGAAGGCGCATTTGAACTAATAATCAATATCAGAGAACAATTAGATCAAATCAAAGGGTACATTGAAAACGAACCTATTGTAGGTAATGAAATGAATTCAATTTAATATTTAAAAATAAAAGTTATGAAATTAACAGCTGAACAGCTTCAAGAAAATTGGGTAACATTTATCAATTATATTGATACTTATATCTCAGAACCTAGAGCATCAAAATTAAAAGAGTTTTACGATAAATATGCTGAACGTATTATGTTCATGCCTGCTTCACATAAAAAAGAATACCATAATGCATTTCCAGGCGGATATGTTGAACATGTTAACCGAGTTATTGCTGCTGCTTTAGAAATTAATTCAGTATGGTCTAAATTTGGAGTAGGTGAAACGTATACTATTGAAGAATTAGTATTTTCAGCTATGAATCATGATTTAGGTAAAATGGGTGATTCAGAAAATGAATCATATATTCCACAAACAGATCAGTGGCGTAAAGATAAATTAGGTGAAGATTATACTTTTAACACTAAATTAGAATACATGTCAGTTCCAGATCGTGGTCTTTATTTATTAAATCAGCATGGTATTAATTATACTAAAAATGAATTTTTAACTATTAAATTACATGATGGTTTATATGATGATGCTAATAAGCCTTATTTATTATCTTGGTCGCCAGAAACTAAACCACGTACTTCATTAATATTTATTGTTCATCAAGCCGATTTAATGGCTGCTAGAATTGAATGGGAAAGAGAATATTTACCTAAATTTAAAAGTAACTTGTCTTCCCAAAATACAAATATTACATTAAATGAAAAGCCGACAACTAAAAAAGTCCCAATTAAAACAAAAGCATTAGCTAGTGTTAAAAGTGAAGGATTAAAAAATGTGATGGACGGATTTTTTAAATAACTAATTAAAAACTAATAAGGGTTGTGGTTAATAAAGCCACAACCTTTTCTATTCAATAAAATATGATAATAACTATTATAATGTTAATACTAATAGTAATATTAAGTTATACAACTTATAATTTACTTAAGAAAAATGAAAGTCAAGAAGATACAATTGAGTTTTGTAAAAACTATATGGAAAATATATCTAACGTAATTGATTTTTCAGATAAAAAATTAAAAGAAATAGATGCTAAAGAAACATTTAAAAGTGATGATGAAGTAGGATTTTTCTTTGATCAAATAAAATATTTACAAAATCAACTAAACGACTTTAAATTAAAAAAATAATGGCTCCTCCTAATAAAAATTATTTTACCCAAGCAACTGAAGATGCTATTGTAAGATACAACAGCACAAACGATTTTGCTTTAAAAAATAAAATATATGGTGAAGAAATTCATTATGCTTTTTTTAAATTAACTCAAAATATAATTCATACTTTTAAATTCTATCATACTGAAGTAGAAAATATAGAGGATTTACAACATGAAATCATAACTTTCTTATTAAGTAAAATTCATTTATTTGATTCAACTAGAGGAGCTAAGGCATTTTCATATTTTGGAACTATAGTTAAACGTTGGTTAATTTTATATAATGAAAAAAATTATAAAAAGAAAGTAATATCTATTCCTATTACTGCTTTAAATGATGATCTTATTGAACCATATGTTATAGAGGAAAATCACTTACCTAATGATAAATTACCTTACAATGATAAATTATCATTGTTTGTAGATTTATATGTTGAATATTGTACTAATAATATATTTACTTTATTTACTAAAGAAGAAGAAGCTAAAATAGCAGATGCTATACTTGAATTATTTAGAAAACGAGATCAATTAACAATATTTAATAAAAAAGCATTATATATTTATATACGAGAAATTATAAATGTTAAAACTCCCCGCATAACTAAAATATCTAATAAATTAAATGATATATTTAAAACTAATTATCTTTTTTATTTAGAATACGGATATGTAAAATTCTAACATATATATATTTATTATTATATGAGTGATTTAGATAAAATAATATTTGGTAAAAAGAAATTTTCTGACTTATTAGGAGAAATTTACGATAATCAAAAGAAAAAAGAAACACAAATATCAGCCTTAATCAATGAATTAAAACCTATGATAGGCGATATAGGCGATGCTACATTAATTGTTCCTTTAATTAAAGAATACCTTGAAATTGGGGTTAAAAACGACGAACAGTTAGTTAAATTAGCAACTATAATTCAAAGAATGCAAAACTCTTCTACAAATAATGGAGACAACCCATTTACTATTTCAGAAGCAGAAAAAAGTCAATTACTATCTAGTATAGATAAATTAAAGAAAAATGAGTAATAAAGTAGGATTTGGTGGACTAAATGCATCTTTAAATAAAAATTTAGAATCACTAAGCAATATATCATTTAATAATAAATTAGAAAGTAATAATGATAAAATTGTAGGTAAAGTAACAGATATTGTTTTAACAGATAAACATCCTTATTTTATTGAAAGAGGTGAATGGAGTACAATAGGAACTATATTTTTTGAAGACATTAATAAACCTTCTACTATAAATAATGCTTCTCCTTTAAACTCAAATATCAAAATATATCCTTTAGTTAATGAATTAGTTCAAATTTTTACTACTTATGACACAAGTATACTTGATGATGATAAAAAACCAACAAAAAAACATTATTATAGTAATGCTATTAATATGTGGAATACACCTCACCACAATGCTGTCCCTATAGTATCCGCTACAAATAAAAATTATAAAGTATCTTCTTTAGGAAGTACTAATAAAGAAACTTCTCAACAACCTAACATTAATTTAGGAGCAGGAGTTATAGAACGAGGAAACATACATCCATTATGGCCATTTCCTGGTGATCTTATTTTAGAAGGAAGATGGAGTAACTCAATTCGTTTAGGAAATACATTTAAATCACCATTAAATTCTTGGTCTAATGTTGGAGAAAATGGCAGTCCAATTACTATAATTAGTAATGGTCAACCTGAAGACTCATCAAAAGAAGGATACATTCCTATTTCTGAAGATATAAATAAAGATTTATCTTCTATTTATCTTACTAGTAATCAAAAAATTCCAATCGTTCCGGCTCAGTTTTTAACTAAAAGTTATAAAACTGGCGCTCCAGATAAACTAAATCAATACATTGGAAGTCAAGTAATATTAAATGCTAATCGTATATTAATTAATTCAAATAAAGATCATATATTATTAAATTCTTTTTTAACAATAGGATTTAACTCAGTTAAGGGATTTAATTTTGATACTGAATCTAATTTTATAGTTAGTGCTGAAAAAATTCAATTAGGAAGTAAAACAGCTAGTCAACCCGCACTACGAGGAATACAAACATTAGATGCTTTAGACAGAATATTAACACAAACAATAAAAATAGCTAAAGCTTTATCATCATTAATTGAAATACTTCCTGCTGCTCCATACGCGGCGGTAAATGCTGCTGCAGCTAATGCCGAGATGGAATTAACAGCATTAAAAGCTGAGATTAAAAATAATGGTAATTTAACATCAAAAACTGTTTTTTTAGATTAATATGGGTTTACCGCAACTTGCAATATCTGTTATAAAATTAATAGTATCTAATAAATCTTTGATAATAAATCAAATATTAGATTTACTTAAAAAATTTGAAAGAGGATGTCCTATACCATCTGAATTAGAAAGAATAATAAAAATTAGAAATGAAATAGTAGAACTACTAACTCAAATGAGAGATGAAATAAACAAAGTAAATACAGTAATAAAACCTTTAAATGAAACTTTACCTATTTTAGATACTACTATTAGTATTTTAAAATTAATTCCTATTCCTACAGCTATTGGTGGAGTAGGTGTTCCTATGAGTGTTCCTATTGTGTATGGTGATGTATTAGCAATATCAAAAGAAACAGTAACTTTTCTTTCTTCTAATGTAAGTGCTTTTTCCGCTATTAAAGATTTTATAGTAGAAGTTATAGATGAAATATTAGTATTATTAAGTCAATTAGATGCTAAAATAGAAGATTGCGCTGCAGAATTTATAAATGAAGCAAACACAACTGATTTAAATGATTTAAACAATGTCCCTGATAATCCTCAAAACGGTGCTCTTAATAATTTAAATATTAAAGCTAATACTTTAATAAGTGATACTGGTGTACCTATAGATAGATTTACATTTACTAATTTAACAAATATACAAAATTCTCCATTAATTAATGCTTTACAAAATGAAAAACCAACTCCTATAAATTCATATAAAGGATTTAAATTTGAAATATTAACAGATAATACAAATAAAACTCGCTTTCCAAAACAATACGCTGTTGCTAAAACTCCAGCAGGTGTAATAGTATTACAAAGTGAATCTTCATTTACCGCGTCTCCTCAAGTATTAATAAAAGAACTTATATATGTAATTGATAGAGATGATTTAAAACTATAAAAATATAATATTTATAACAGATGAAAACCGACATTTTAAAAAATTTAATTAAAGAAGCTGTAAAGGAAGCAATCCAAGAAGAATTAAAAGAAGTTTTATTAGAAGCAATTCGCGGAAACAAACAGTCTATTACTGAATCCGATAATAAGACGTTAAATTTTAATACTAATATGATTCCTCACCAATCCCAATCACCAGTTAAATCAAATATAGATACTAAAAAAGCATATATGGATATACTAGGTGAAATATCACAAGGACCTAAATCGGGTTTTGATGGTAATTTTAAAGTAACAGGCCCAGTAGATCCAGTTAATGGTTCTTTACCTGAAGGACAATTAGGATTAGATCAAATAATGAATTTAATTAAAAAATAATGGCTTTTAATGAAAGAAAAATATTTCCTTTAGATACTAAACCTAGTACAGCTATTGGAATTAATATTCCCTTTAATGGCAGTGCGGTATTTAACTCTACATATTTAACTAAAGATGCTATAAAAGCTAATTTAATTAATTATTTTTTAACTAATAAAAATGAAAGATATTTAAATAATGATTTTGGAGCTAACATAAAAGCATTTATATTTGAACAAATAAATAATGATTCTTTAGCATTTTTAAAAGATGATATTCAAACAAAAATTAATCAATACTTTCCTAACATAGAAGTAAATAATTTAGAAGTAACCCAATTTCAAGATACTAATATTGTAAATATATCTTTAAATTATAGCATACCCTATACTAATATATCTGATAAACTAGAAATTACACTATAAATGGCTGATAAAAAAGACATAAAATACTTAAATAGAGACTTTAATTCATTTAAAACAAGTTTAATAGACTATACTAAAACGTATTTTCCTACTACTTATAATGATTTTAGTCCTGCTTCACCAGGCATGATGGTTATGGAAATGTCAGCATACGTTGGTGATATTTTATCGTTTTATTTAGATAATCAAGTACAAGAAACCTATTTACAATATGCTCGACAATCAAATAATATATTTGAATTAGCTTACATGTTTAATTATACTCCAAAAGTAACAGGAGTAGCTTCTTCAATGTTATCAGTTTATCAATTATTACCATCAAAATTAAGTGGTAGTACATATATTCCTGATTTTGATTATTCTTTAAAAATAAATAGAAATGCATCTGTATCTTCTACTTTTGTAGGAGGTGCTCCGTTTATAACTCAAGATGAAGTAGATTTTTCAATTTCTAGTTCTACTGATCCTACTGAAGTAACAGTGTATCAAATATCATCTGGTAACCCAACGCTTTATTTATTAAAAAAAGAAGTAAAAGCAATATCTGCAGCTATTAATACTACTACATTTTCATTTGGTAATCCATTAAAATTTTCAACTGTTAATATTAATAATTCAAAAATCATAGATGTATTAGATATAATAGACAGTGAAGGTAATGAATGGTATCAAGTAGATCATTTAGCACAAGATGTTATTTATGATTCTTTAAAAAATACAAATCCTAATGATCCTAATAATTATCAAAATGTTGGTGACGCTCCATATTTATTAAAATTAAAAAAAGTACAAAGACGATTTGTAACTAGATTTATAAATACTGGTTCACTTCAATTACAATTTGGAGCTGGAACAACTAACGATGTTGATGAAAATATAATTCCTAATTCTGATAATGTAGGATTAGGACTTCCGTTTGGACAAAGTAAATTAACTAGTGCTTATAGTCCTACTAATTTTATTTTTACAAACACATACGGTATTGCTCCTTCAAATACTACTTTAACAGTAAGATATCTAACAGGAGGAGGAGCTACATCTAATGCCCCTTCAAATACTTTAACTCAAATTACTGGAACTATTAAATTTTTAAACAGCAATTTAAATTCTGTAACTGCACAAACCATTCGTAATTCATTAGCAGTGAATAATTTAGAAGCAGCTGATGGAGGAGGAGATGGAGATACATTAGAAGAAATAAGACAAAATACTATTTCTAATTATAGTACGCAATTAAGAACTGTTACTCAAGATGACTACATGATTAGAGCTTTAAGCATGCCTTCTAGATTTGGAGTAATTACTAAAATACATGTTGAATCTGCTAAACTTACAAATATAGGTATAGGAGAAATTCCGTCTATACTTGATTTATATGTCTTAACATATAATATAAATAAAAACCTAAACAACGCCTCAGTAACATTAAAACAAAATTTATCAACTTATTTATCTCAATATAGAGTAATAGGAGATACTATTAAAATTAAAGATGCTTTTATTATTAATATAGGTGTTAACTTTGATATAATAGTATTACCTGATTATAATAATAATGATGTTCTTAATAATTGTATTGTTGCTTTACAAAGTTATTTTTCTATAGATAAATGGCAAATAAATCAACCTATTATTTTAAGAGATATATACGTTTTATTAGATAAAGTAGAAGGTGTTCAAACCGTTCAAGTAGTAGAAATTGTTAATAAAGCTGGAGAAAGTTTAGGATATTCTCAATATGGATATGATATTAAAGGAGCTACTTATAATAATGTAGTTTATCCTTCATTAGATCCTTCTATATTTGAAGTAAAAAATTTAAATCAAGATATTAACGGACGTGTAGTATCATTATAAAAATATACAATGGCTATTTATAAACTATTTCCAAATAAAGATACAACATTATATTCTTTATATCCTGACAAAAATTCAGGATTAGATTCTATACTTGAGATTTACAACAAAACATACTACTCAGACCCAATTTTTATATCAACCGCAGAAATAGCTAGAACATTAATATCTTTTGATTCTACTGAAATATCAGATGTATTAAATGATTTAGTAAGTAGCTCTCAGTGGCAATCTAATCTTAGATTATTTAATGCTAAAACTACAGGAGTAATTAATAATTCAACTTTATTTATTCATCCTTTAGCTCAAGATTGGGAAAACGGAACTGGAAAATCAGATAACATACCTGAAACCCAAAATGGAACAAGCTGGACTTGGACTACATTTAGTGGGGGAAATAAATGGGCTACATCTTCATTTGGTGCTTATGTAACAGCTTCATTTAAAACTTCAAATCCTGGAGGAGGAGTTTGGTACACAGGCTCTTCAACTGGATTAAAATATAATGTAACCCAATCTTTTAATATTAGAAGCATTAAAGATGTTAATACTGATATTACTGATATAGTTAAATCTTGGTATTCATCAAGTATTAATAATTATGGAGTTATCTTAAAATGGAGTTCAAGTTTAGAATACAACCAAAGCGGATCAGTTGAACCTAACATGAGTTTATTTTCAGTAGATACTCATACTATTTATCCTCCACAATTAGAATTTAGATGGAATGATTATATTTTTAATACAGGTTCTAGTACAAATACATTTATTACTTCTTCACAAATAGTTATTACATTGCCTAATAATGAAGGATTTTTTAATCAAAATAGTATAAAAAAATTTAAATTAAATGTGCGTCCTCAATATCCTGTTCGTACATTCCAAACAAGTTCATTTTATATTTCTAATTATTACTTGCCTACATCTTCTTACTATGCTGTAAAAGATTTAGATACTAATGAGTTTATAATTGATTTTGACACAGTTTATACTAAAATAAGTGCAGATAGTGAAGGCAATTATATTAAAATATACATGAATGGTCTTGAACCTGAAAGATATTATAAGATATTAGTTAAAACTTTAATTAATGGAGAAACATTAATATTAGATGATGATTATTATTTTAAAGTAATAAATGGATAAAATAAATTTAAATAAAACTGTATACGAAAAAAGACAGTATACAAAAATAATTGATACTTCTTTTAAAGAATTAGTAGCTCCTATAATAATCCCACCTGAAGTTCCTGTTGTAGATCAGGTTTCTGAATTTTTTGCTCAATACCAAAAGTTATTTTTTGATATTCCAAAATTTGGAGATATTAATTCTCATGCTTATCTTATAAAAACAAGTAGTGAATTTGCTGATTACAAATTTATTGATGATGGAGCTAAAGCTCTTTTAGATGAAGTTACTGTTTTAAGAAATGAAAACTTACAATTACAATTACAATTAGTAAATACTATTAAATCTACAATACCTAAAGTTCCAACATAATGGATAATATAATTAATATACAATCTGTTGACGCAGACACTTTAGAATTTCAAAACTATCAAACTAATGATAGTACATTAATATCTTCATTTAATATAAGTGACATTATATTCAACCCCGATATTAATAAAATTGAATATCATGTTTTAGATTACAATAAAAATATTGTTTTTTCTAATTATGATTTTAAAGAATATACTACTTTAAATAATGATGTAGTTTTAGATTTTAAAGCAGATTTAGAAAAATATAATTTTAATGAAGGTCAATATTATGTTTTATATCATTTTTTTGAACCTATTCTTAATTCTTCAATTGATAATACTTATTACATATCACTTATAAGTTCAGATAGAACTGAATTAAGAATATCTTCTAATGTATTAAATCCTTCTTTTATTATAAGTGGATATAATGATTTTGTAAATAAATATAATAATACAAATTATTTTCCTGATTTTTATTTAAACTTTGGAGAAAACGATCTAATTATAGCTAACAATATATTATTAGATGGAACAGATTTATTAATTAAATTATATGAACCTTTACCTCAACAGTTTGACATAAATTCTGAATTTTGGAGTGGGATAAAATTAGCTGATTCTATAGCTAACTTTATAGAACTAATATCTGTATTTGAAAATAATTTAAATATTACTCAAATTAAAGGTCCTAACTTTAATATTTTTACAAAAGATAAAATTAATAATTCTACTTTATATACTAATTATAACACACTCCAAAGTACAAAATCTTCTTCTTTATCTAATCAGTTAAATAATATATTAAATAATAAATCAATTAGATTAAATATAGATTATACAGATTATAATAACTTTATTCATTTTTCCTCAGCTGAAACTAGATTAGAAAACTTTTATTATAAGTTATCTTTACTTGAACAATATAATAGACAATATATAAGTTCTTCAAATGGTTCTTCTAATTATTATTTATCTTCTAGTCAAAATGTATTTTTAAATAAAATTAAAGAAATAGAAGAGGGATTAGATGGATACGAATACCATTTATATTACAATTCAGGTAGTACTTCTTGGCCTAAATCTAACACATTACAACCATATATTAATTATGCTACTACCTCTTCATTAGGCAATGCGTTTTTAATAACTCAATTAGTTTCAGCTTCTTTATACGATTCAGAAAATAAAGATGCGTTAATAAATAACATTCCTTTATATTTAAGAGAAGATCCAAATAACGCTCAATACGAATTATTTATTGAAATGTTAGGTCAACATTTTGATACTTTATATCTATATTATGGTGAAGTAACTAACAAATACAATTCAGATAATAGAATAAATTATAACACATCAAAAGATGTAATATCTGATATTTTAAGAGATTTTGGAATTAAGATTTATCAAAATAATTTTTCTACAACAGACTTATATTCTTCATTTTTAGGTATTACTTCTAATTTAGGATTACTTCCTCCTACAGGAAGTGAATTAATTACAAACTATGTTACTGCTTCTAATAGTATTATTCCATTAGATGATGTTAACACAGAACTTTATAAACGCATTTATCATAATTTACCTTTATTATATAAGAAAAAAGGCACAATAGAAGGTTTAAGATTATTGATTAATATTTATGGCATTCCTGATACTATTCTTAGAATAAGTGAATTTGGAGGTAAAAATAAAATTAATACTAATGATTGGGATCAATTTCAAAATCAATTTAATTATGAATTTTTTACAACTAGTTCAGGTTATTTAATAAAAAGTATACCATTAGGTATAAATAGTTCTTCATTAAGTTCAATTGAATTTAGATTTAAATCAACAGGCATTCCTGTTACTTCTAGTTTTAGTCAATCTTTAGCTTCATTTTCTGGTTCATTTTTTAACGTAGTTTTAGAATATAGCGGAAGTGGATATACTAGTGGTTCATATGATAGTTCTATTCCTGATACAAATAACCAGTATGGTACTTTAAAATTAATAGACAAAAATAATGTCTCAGCTAGTATTTATTTACCTTTTTTTAATAAAGATTGGTGGTCAGTATTAGTTACTACTAATAATAATACTAGTAGTTTATACACTAAAAATAAAATATATTCTGGATATGATGGAAACAAAATAGGTTTTCAAGCATCAAGTAGTGTATTAGGAGGAGGATATTGGATTGACTCAGCATTAGCAAGTAATTTTTATTTATCATATCCTACTAATAAAACCATAGTAGGAAAAACATATACTCCATTTTCAGGATCATTTCAAGAATTAAGATTTTATAGTACTCAAATAAGTCAAAGCGTATTTGATGATTATGTAATGAATCCTTATTCAATTGAATCAAATCAATTAAGTGGTTCTCAATCATCTTATAATTCATTAATATTTAGAGCTCCATTAGGTAGTTTATTAGATATTAGTGGTTCAACTAGAAACTCAATTCATCCTAAAGCCCCAGCAACAACATTAGGAACTAATGCTTATACATTAAGTGGTTCTTATTCATTTTTACCTAATACAGAAATAATATACTTAGATCAATTTCCTGCAGGTATTAAAAATATTGTTTCTAATAAAGTAAAAATAAAAAATAATACATTACCAACAGGAAACGTTTTATCTACTAATAGATCATTACAACAAAACTATATAGTAAGTGAAAGCTATACTCGTGATACTAATTATGTAGAAGTAGCTTTTTCTCCACAAAATGAAATAAATAATGATATTTCAACTCAATTAGGTTATTTTAATATTGGTGATTATATTGGTGATCCTAGACAATTAGTTAACAAAAATACTACTTTTTATCCTGATTTTAATAAGATTAGAGATGATTATTTTTTAAAATATTCTAGTAGTTATAATACGCTTGATTATGTTCGTTTAATTAAATATTTTGATAATTCATTATTTAAATTAATTAAAGATTTTACTCCAGCTAGAACTAATTTAGCATCTGGGGTTGTAATAAAACAACATTTATTAGAAAGAAATAGATATTCACCTGCTCAAATAGAACATGAGCTTCAAACTCAAAACTATACAAGCTCTTTTAAATCGTTTCCTAGTAACTACTCAGGATCAATATTATATGAGTTTTCTGGAGGTCCAGGAGGAATGTTTCCTTATTTAGATGGACGTTCTGGTAGTTATATTACAACAAATTCATATCCAGGGGCAGTAAATGTAGCTCAAAGATGGACAGAACTAAATAATGGTCCTTTAGGATTAAGTACATTTTTCCATACAGATCTAGTAGAACTCTTTACCGGTGAATTTAAAGGATCTATTTTAACAGTATCTACTCAAAGTTTAACAGCTGCTAATCCTTTTGATCATGAGTTGCCTAAATCTTTTGATTATGATTTAAAATTTTATTATGACATTCCGTTATTTGATTACAGAACATATTTTGTCACAGCCACTGACTTAGGTAAAATGATTTTTACTTTAGACATTACATCAACTACAAACGAGTACAGCAAAATATTAATTAGTAAACAAGATAAAAACGGAGTAAATAATACACTTAGTTTAAGATATTTACAAACATTAAAGGTTTTTTATACAAACGCTCAAGTAATAACATATGATGTAATTTATAAAAACGAATTTATAAATTATTTTGTACTTACAATTAAAAAAAATCTAACAAACTATAGTCTAGATAATAATATTTTAGACTATAACTTATCAGCATCTGGAAATATTAAAGGTACAAATTTTACTCCTTTTACTGGTGGTACAGGTACTACTGTTGGAGACTCAGCACCTATTATATTTACACTTAGTAGTTCTGCGGCTCAAGTTGACCCAAGAGGATATTATACTGGATCTTTTGATAATCCTAATAACCCAGCTATTAATGTCACAGCTAGTATATATACAATAAAAGACTATATAAACATACCTATAGCTATTACAGCAAGCGGTTTGCTTACCACTAATAATATAAGCAGTCCTAATAAATGGACTGGGACAGTTTCTATATGGAAATATAATTATGTCACTGCTGGTAAAAGTGCTCTTTCATTTGATGTTATAACAGGAGGAGGCGGCAACGGTTTACAAAATCAGCCTAATGCTGAATTAGTAAGTACAATTCAAGAGTTTGCACCTCTCGCATTTGATTATCAAACTGGTAGTTTTAATGTTAAAGTTATTGATACTAATCCAAAATATGGAGACAGTTATTTTGTTTTAATAGGCTGCCCTAACGCTAATGTAGTACCTATTTCAGCATCACTAGCTGTTTTAACTATTAATCCTTTAAGCGCCTCACAAGCTCCTAATTCTAATTCAATACTTTTATCACCATTTCTTCCTCAACCTTTTGAAGGTACAAACTATGATGTTTTATACGGCAGCATAGATAAAATGGAAGCAAGTAAAAACTATCAAAAAGTAGAATATAATAGTTACAACACAATTAATAGTGAATATTTTAAACAGCTTCTTTCAGGATCAGCTAAAAAAGCTGATGTTAAAGATTTTTATTATCAAGCGAAAAGACATATTTATCCAAGGTACAATGGAAGTAGAAACTCATCTGACAATTTTAATACTTCATCAATAGTACAAGTAAATAAATTACAAACAAAAACTAGTGGAGGACTTTATTTATATCCTTCAAAAAATCAAAGTGTAGCAGATAATTATGATACTTTAATTTATGAATTTAGTTCAATAAATACTCCATATGAATTACCTTTTCTTAGTAAAATTAATGTTAATCAAATAATTAATACTGATACTACATCTAGTGCTGTGACTATAGCATCGTCAAATCCTGTTTTTACTTTTATTAAAGAAAAAATTAAAAATAATGATTTATTAAAAGCGTCATACTATAATGCTTCTTTTAATAATTTACCTTTTACTTTAAAAGCTAAAGGTTTTGCATCTCCAACTAGTTATAATGTGTGGTCTCCAACTATTCCATTTAACAACGGAGATAAATCTGTGTCACCTCTTATTATAGAGTCAGGTTCAAATGTGATTAAAGTATCTACAATAGGTAGTGTAGCTAATATAACTACTCAAAATAATTCATATATATTAGGTACTATAAGCCCAACTATTCAGTTTGCAACAGATATAAGTGAATCTATATTAAGTGGGGAATCATGGTATTTAACTTTATACACTGGTTCTTTTACATACCCAATATCAATATCTCCATCTACTACTCTAACAACAATAATAAATAGTCAAATTATTTCTGCTTCTACTACTGTTAATTCTGTAACTGGAAATCGTTCAGTTTTTAAAATTATAAGTTCTAGTATACAATCTAATAATTTAAGTTTATACTGTGTTGTCCCTACAGCTAATGGTAAATTTGATTCAACAGTGTATATTGGTTCTGATCAATATCCTCTTATATCAGCTTTATTATGGAAAGATAATAAAAATGGAGGAGGTGTACTTATAGATAAAATTCCTCAAAATATAAACTCACAAGGTAATTTCACAACCCCAACAGTTTTACCATTTATTCAAAATAACTTAGATTATATAACTCAAAACTTTGGAAATAGACCTAAAACTTAATATATTTATAATAAAAATTAACATAAAATGGGATACTTAAATAACTCTGTCATAACTATTGACGCAATATTAACAAAAAAAGGTCGTGAATTATTAGCTAAAGGCGACGGTTCATTTAAAATTACTCAATTTGCTTTAGCAGATGATGAAATTGATTACACAATGTATAATCCAAATCATCCATCTGGCTCAGCTTATTATGGTCAAGCAATTGATAATATGCCTTTACTAGAAGCTTTCCCAGATGAAAATCAAGTAATGAAGTATAAATTAGCTACATTACCTCGTGGAACATCAAAGCTACCTATTTTAGATTTAGGTTATGCAGCGATTACTTTAAAGCAAGGAGCTTCATTAGCTATAACTCCTCAAACTTTAAATTATTTAGGTAACAACACAACAAATGAAGCCTCAGGATACACTGCAACAGTTTCAGATATTAGATTATTAAGTAATTTTTCTGCAACAGGAGTTAATACAACTTCCGCTCAATCATTAAATAATCAAACTACTACACTTGGAACTAATGTTTCTAAAACAGTAGTAGGTACTACAATTAACTTAACAGCAACTTCAATTAATACTTTATTTGGAAACGGAGCTGGAGTAGGTGCTAAAATATTTGCTTCTTTAATAGTAGTAGGAAGAGACAGTGGTGCTAGATTAGTAATACCTATCACTGTTACAAAAGTTTAAAATTAAAAACTAAAATATAAAAAATGTCATTTAAAAGATTAGACCCCGAAGATTTATTACTATCATCAGATAGTATTACTTCTACATTATGGACTGGATACATTCCAACCTTAACTACATTTTATACATCTGCAATACAAGAACAAACAGAAGCAGGAGCGTATTATTTAAATGTATATAATACTGAATCACTTCTTTCAAACGCTGAAATACAGTTTGACATAGCTTATGGAGATAAAGCAGGAAGCGGAAGTTATTTTTATGATAGTGCAGTGTCTGGCTCTTCCCCATCTAGAACAATATATGGTCAATATAGAAGTTTAACTTTAGGAGACGAAAATGCTAATTTTGTATTTGGTAATGTTACTCAGTCAAATTTTCATGTTATTAGTTTAGAAAGAAATAGATATAAAGAAAGTTTATTTCCAGGTTCACTAAGATTAAGATTAACATCTGGATCTAATTCAATATTATTAATTGATGATTCTCAATATACTTCTACTAATGTATTCACAGATTCAGGTAGAGTATATAACTTAATAAGTGGTTCAGCTGGAGGTATAAAATACTCAGCATTAAATGCTAACGGTTTTAGTTTTAATTCAGGTTCATACGGATATTTTTTACCAGATATTAGTACATTAATATTAAATTCATCTGCTTTAGCAACAACAGTAGCAGGTGGAGGCATAGTTTTATCTGTAAGTCAAAGTTTTAACTCTCCAGGATTAAATAATAGAAAGTTACTTACTGCTATTCAAAGTGGAGCTTCTTTTTCTTTAAATTCTCAAGAAACTTTAACATCAGATTTTGTTTTTATTCGTGCTCGTAACTCAGAATTTAATTATTCAGAAAATCCAAGTTTTATATCTGGAAGTAATGGATCTGTATTATACGACAGTTTTATAAATAATCCTCAAACATTTATTACTACTGTAGGATTATATAACGATAATAATGAATTATTAGCTGTAGCTAAATTGTCAAAACCACTTAAAAAAGATTTTACTAAAGAAATGCTTTTAAGAGTTAAATTAGATTTCTAAGTTAATAATGAATGAGTGTATTCAAACAATTTTTATCATCTGACTTAATTGTCACACCCTTTGGAGTAAATAAAAATTTTACTTTTAGTGGTAGTGAATTTACAACTTCATATGCTGGTATTGATAGATTTACAGGTACAAACATTACTGGACTATTTAGTTTAGTAACTGATCCGACAACTGGATTTATAAATAGTGGTTCATATCAAAGACTAATATATAACTCAATTAAAGAATTATATTATTCTAATTATTTATCTTCTAGTTTAGGTAGTGAAGCAACATTAACAATAGATGTTAATGGAATTTTAATTCAAGCAAATAATCAACAACCAAGTTATGAAAATTATTTACAATCAACCTTAACTTCATCAAGATATATTCCTACAGGTTCAAATAATCAAATAGGAGTAATATCTATTCCTACAACACTGTTTGGAGAACAAATTCGTCCTTTAAGTTTTAATATGACCTCATTAAGCGGCAGTATTTCAGATGATGGAGAAGGTAATATAATATACACATCTAGTTCAATTAACATTAATGTAGGAGATATTATTTATTCTCATGGGGTTATAGTTTTAACTAATTCTACTTATAGTAGTTCTCTTATAAATGGATTCATAAATCAATCTACAGTTACTATGTCTTTTGCTAGTACATATACTATATATGAAACTCAATATAAATGTAACATACGTGAAAATGAATTTAATTTAAGTTATAATTTATCATTACTATCAGGCAGTACAGTATATGATTATACTACTGGATCATTTTTTGCACCATATGTTACAACAGTAGGTTTATATAATGATAATCAAGAGTTATTAGCTGTAGCTAAATTAGCTAAGCCACTACTTTCATCACACACTACAGATATGAATATTATAATTAATTTAGATAGATAATGATAAAACTGATTAACATATTAAGTGAGGCTCTTAAAGAAAAGAATATCCCTACAGAAAAAGCACTTGAAGAGTTTGCAGAAACTCGAGGTAAAGGTGCTGAAAAAATAGCTGATACCACTCAAAAAGCAGGCGGTTTATCTTTATTAACTTATAAACACTATAAAGTTAAATTACCATATTATAAAAAAGCAGCAGCTGGTAAATTAAATCTAGATGATGCTAAAAAAGAATTTGATAAAACTTTAAAAAGCATATCATTAAATATGACTCAAAATGAATTTCAAACTGAAATGGGTAGATTAGAAGTGTTAGGTGAGTTGTTAATTAAAAATAAATAAATAAAATGTGGTTATACGAAAATAAAGTTATAGAAAAAACAGAAGATTTCCCTGAAGGCACATTTGGATATGTTTATCGAATTACTAATTTAGTAAATGGTAAATCATATATAGGTAAAAAACAACTTTTATCAAAAATTAATAAAAAACTAGGTAAAAAAGAAATTGCTGCTTTACCAACACAACGTGGTAGAACACCATCTACAAAATTAATTATATCTGAATCAAATTGGTTAACATATTGGGGTAGTTGTAAACCTCTTTTAAACGATGTTAAATCATTAGGTGAAGATAAATTTAAAAGAGAAATCTTAACAATCTGCAAAACAAAAAAACAATTAACATATTATGAGGTAATGCATCAAGTTAAAGAAGATGTATTGTTCATTGACAGTTATAACGATAATATTCTAGCAAAATTTCATAGAAGAGATTTTTAATTAGGCTTATTTAAAATTTTTATTTATATTAATTATATGGATGTTTTAACTAAAATATATTTTTTAGAAAAAGATAATATTCCGTTTTATATAGGAAAAACATCATGTTCTTTAAGACAAAGATTATCTAATCATCATAAATTTCAAAACGGAGTAAATATAGTTTTATTAGATATAGTTTTAACTAAAGATTGGAAATTTTGGGAAAAACATTATATAAGTTTATTTAAAAGTTGGAATTTTAAATTAGAAAATAAAAATAGTGGGGGTGGGGGTGTTACACATCACAGTATTAAAACTAAAAAATTAATAAGTAAAACACATACAGGTTTATCTAAACCGATGAAAGAAAATACTAAAAAATTAATTTCTGAAATCCATAAAAGTGAAAGAATATTAACTAAAAATTGGAAAACAAACATAAGTAAATCATTAATAGGAAGAAAAATTTCTGAAAATTGGAAAAGAAAAATTTCTGAGAATACTAAAAATACTAAAGGTAAACCTGTTTTACAATATGATTTACAAGAAAATTTTATAAAAGAATGGATTACTGCTTCTGAAGCTGAAGAGAATACCAGAACGGATAAAAAAAGAACTAGTAGAAACATAGCAGATTGTTGCTTAAAAAAACAAAAAACAGCTTATGGTTATAAATGGAAACACAAATAGTGCTCTAATTTATTTATTAGAATCGGTATTAGGAAAATCTAAATCTACTTCTAAAGGTAACAGAGCATTTTTTTGTCCTAAAGGATGTCATCCTACTAAACTAAAATTAGAAATTAATTTAGATGAGATTTCTTCTAACTTTCAATCATACCATTGTTGGGTTTGTGATCAATTTAGAGGTAAAAAACTAACTACATTATTTAAAAAAATAGAGGCTGATTCAGATAAAGTAAATGAATTAAGATTTTTAATTAAATCATCACCTAAAGATAATCGCCAAGAAACAACACTTAAAAGAGTATCTTTACCTATAGAATTTATATCTTTATTAAATCCACCAAGTAATCTTACCGCTAAACAAGCCATACATTATTTAAATAAACGAGGTATTAATAAAATCGATATACTTAAATATAATATAGGATACTGTGAATTTGGCGTTTATTCTAATATGATTATATTACCATCATATGATTCAAACGGTAATTTAAATTACTTTACATCACGCAGTTTTAATAAAAATTCTAAAATAAAATATAAAAATCCAGATGTGTCAAGAGACATAATTGGATTAGAATTATTTATAAATTGGAATGTACCTCTTGTTTTATGTGAAGGTATATTTGATGCTATAGCTATTAAACGTAATGCTATTCCTTTATTAGGTAAAAACATTCAACCTGAATTAATGAAAAAAATCATTAACTCATCAGTTGAAAAAATATACATAGCTTTAGACAAGGATGCTATTAAACAAGCTTTAAACTTTTGTGAAACACTAATGAATGAGGGTAAAGAAGTTTATTTAGTAGACATAAATGAAAAAGATCCTTCTGATATGGGATTTGAAAAATTTACTAATCTTATTCAAAAAACATTACCACTAACCTTCTCAAACTTAATTGAGAATAAATTAAAAACAATATGATAGAAAAAGGAAACTCGATACATAGTAAAGGTATCAAACGATTACTTGAAGTAGATAGTAAAAGTAATCAAATTAATTTTTTAGATAATAGATTTTATAAACATGGAGATTTGTATTATCCCTCAGTAACAAGTATTTTACAGTACTTTCCTAAAGGTAAATTTTTTGAAAATTGGTTAAAAGATGTAGGACACAATGCTGAATTCATAGCTAAAAAATCAGCAGATGATGGTACTCAAACTCATAGTTTAATTGAAAGATACTTAACAGGTGAAAAACTTGATTGGTTAGATGATAAAGGTAATGCTCTTTATTCATTACATGTTTGGCAAATGTTGCTTAAATTTGTTGAATTTTGGGAAACAGAAAAACCAGAACTTATTGAAAGTGAAATTCATTTGTTTTCACATGAACACAAAATAGCTGGCACTTGTGACTTAGTTGTTAAATTAAAAGATGAATTATGGATATTAGACATTAAAACATCAAACAGTTTACACACATCATATGATTTACAGTTAGCAGCTTACACTACCTGTTGGAATGAAAATCATGAATCTAAAATAAAAAATACTGGTGTAATATGGTTAAAATCATCTAAACGTGGACCAGATAAAAAAGGTACTAACATTCAAGGTAAAGGATGGGAAATATCAACTTCCCCACGTCCACTTGAAGAAAACTGGAGTTTATTTACTAAAATATATGATATATATAAATTAGAAAATACTCATAATGAACCATCGTTTAATAAATTTCCTACAACAGTTAAACTAAAATCATAAATTTTCGTATACTTTTAATATTTATAAGGGACTTAGACTATCTAAGTCTTTTATCAATTAAACATGAAAAATTTAATAAATATCTTAACAGAAGAATTACTTAAAGATAAAATGATATCTTCATTAAAATATATTAACGAAATCAAAGTATTTAAACCTTCACCACTTCCTCAACTCTTATCTCTTCAATCTAGAATATTAGCATCTCGAGATGCTAAAGAAAAACTATCTTTAGCAATTCAATGTGCTGAAATAGTTTTACATATTTTTGAAGAAAAATATCCAAACGATAATCGTCCTCGTAAAGCAATAGAGGCTGCTAAAGCGTGTTTAGCTGACCTAACAAAAGAAAATATAAATGCCGCTTTTTATGCCGCTAAAACGTTTATTATAAATGCCGCTGGCAATATTGCTTATGGTTATGCTGCTGATGCTGCTTATGCTGCTGCTGATGCTGCTTATGCTGCTGCTGCTGGTGCTTATGCTGCTGAATATGCTATTAAAGCAGTTAAACTATACTACAACATTAATGAACCAATTAATGAAATGAAATCAAATATTCCTATTAATTTAAAAGAAGCAATAAAATCATTAACTAAGTATATGATTAATAAAGGTATGGACATTAAACCTTTACCTAAATTAAAATTAATAAACAACGATTCTAAAAACGCATCTAATATTTTAGGTAAAACAGCACATTATGATCCAAATGATTGTTCAATTACATTATATACAATGAATCGTCTCCCAAAAGATATATTACGCTCATATGCTCATGAAATGATTCATCGTATACAAGATAATGAAGGTAGATTACAAAATATTCATACTACTAATACTAATGAAGGAGATGAATTAGAAGAACTAGAAAAAGAAGCATATTTAAAAGGTAATATATGTCTTAGAAATTGGGAAGATAAAATTAAAAATAATATAAATGAAAATGAAGAACCTACATTTAGTAATACTAGTACAGAAAACGAGTGGGAACTTGAAATTTTAACTGATAATATTAACGCTGAAGAGTTAAAAAGTAAATTAATGGATCCAAAATATTTTGTTGGTGCGTTTACTAATAAAAGTGAAAATTATAAAAACTTTGAAAAAACAATATTTGGCGAACCTACAGTTTCAAACGCTACTAATATTAAAACATATCAAGAAAATGGTCGTGAACTATATAAAAAGTTAGCTAGTTTTGGAAGAGAAAAAGGAGTAACTCTTAGTCCACTTGATTTTGATGAAACACGTGATGATAAAAATAAAATAATATTTATATTTTTAAAAAAGACTACTAAAAATTATAATTTAGTAAAAGATTTTTATGCTACTCAAAATAAAGAAACTGGATCAAGACCAGAACTACATCCAGATATAATTAATTCTACTACAATTAGATTTCCATTATCTGATACCGCTAATTTAAATAAAATATTAAGTAATCTTAAAAAAGAAGAAATTTTAACTAATGAAGATTATACATTAAAAAAACAACCTAAGTTATAATGAAAGAATCAGTTTTAAAAAAAGATTTTAAACAACACGATATACAACGCCTTCGCAATTTAGTTCAAGGTAAACATGGTGATAAAACTATCACTAGTATAGGTTATGATAAACAAAAACAATTTCATGAAGAAGGAGATGTATGGGAAGAAGATGATCGTACATGGACTATTAAAAATGGTATTAAACAAAATTTAACTAAATTAGATAAAGCAAAACGTTCAATAGTATTACCATTATTTTGTCCTTGTTGTTCTAATTTAATGAAAAATAAATTTGACAAGCAATTTTACATTCAATATAATAGATGTTTTAATTGTCAAATTGATTTTGAAACAGATTTACGTAAACTGGGGTTGTGGGAAGAATATGAAAAAAATATTATAAATTCAGATATAGATAATACTATTAAAGACTATAGTATATGGATGGATGAAGTTATAAATAGTTCTAATGATTCATTTATTACTGAAGCTGGTGATATAGAACGTTGGGTTGGTTTAACTAAAAATAAGTTATTAGAAAATAAAGAAGAAACAATCAAATACTTACAAAATTTAAAAAAATGATTTACTCTATAATTTCAATAAATGCTTCATTAATAACTGTAGTGACAGCTTTAATAACAGCTTTAATATCTCCTATAATAGTAGAATTTATTAAAGTTAAAGTTATAAATAAAAAACATACCTGTGCGTTAGGAGAATCAATTAAAATTGATGAAAAAGTAGATATGCAACTTGAATTACTTATGAAAGAATTAGAATGTGATAGAATATGTATTTCTCAATTTCATAATGGTGGTAATTTTTATCCAACAGGTAAATCTATTAAAAAGTTTAGTATATTTTATGAACAAACAACAAGTGATGCTCCATCAGTAAAAGATATGTTTCAAAATATTCCTGTATCATTATTTCCTAAAGTATTTTCAACATTATATAATACTGGTGAAATTGCTATATCTAATTGTAAAAATAATACTGTAGATTGTGGATTATTTCCTGTTCATAATAAAGAATATAAAACTAAATCTTTTTATATGTTATCTATACAAGATTTAAATAATGACTTTATTGCATCTTTAACCTTGTCTTATTATAAAAAGGAACATATATTATCATTAGATGAATGGATTTTATTAAGACAAAAAACTGGCGCGATAGGTACAATATTAACTGATTATTTACATGATAGAAAATAAAAACACAATATTTATAATAAAACTACAATGAATAATCAATTTGAAAATATGCAAAAGTTGGCGTTTGGTAAAGTACTTATCAAAGAGTCAATAGGAGATAAAATGACTAAATCTCAAATGAAAGAAAAAATTAGAGAAATAATTTTAAATGAATATAATTCACCTCAAATCGATGAACTTGATTTAGATGAAGCTAAAAAGAAAAAAGCTAAAGACGTGATGCCTCAAGATCCAGAAGCGGAAATACCTGAAGTACCAACTAAACCAGACGAAACTTCTCCACCAGCAGATACATCATTAGATATACCTCAAAATCCTACTACAAGTGACACAATGGCTTCACCCCAAAGTATTACCCCAGAACAAAAAGATATTCATAGTCACTTAATGTCAGCATATGACTCAGCATTAAAATCTAATGATGAAAAATTAATAACTCAAATTCGTAACACGATTCAATTTTTAAATAAAATTATGTTAGGTGGTGGACAACAATCTAATGTTTAAAACAATATAAACCAATAAATAAATCAAATCTATGAACACACAAGAACTATTTACAAAAATTAGTGAGTTATTTGAAACTGCTAAAGTAAATCATGAAGACACACCTAAAGCTGCTAAAGGTAGAGCTCGTAAAGCATTAAGCGAAATGAAAAAAATAATCGCTGCTTACAACAAAGCCTCAGTAGCTGAAGCGAAAGTAAAGTAATATGAAAAAATCAATCCTTTTTGAAGACTTATCCACTAGAGAATTAGCAATAGCTAAAGATATTTTTGGTGGATATCTTCAAAAAGTTGATGATTTTGTAGATAAATACGGTCCCGATGCTGAAAAAGTAGCTTGGGGTAGAGCAATTAAATTAGCTAAAAGTAAATCTATGAAAAATGAACAACAGCGAATCAAAGAAGTAATTAAAAAAACATTATTTGCTCCTAAAATAGATTCAGCTAATTATGTTAAAACTCGTAAAACAGTAGGAGAAAATCCTATAGATATTGTTACAATGGATATTCCATTACTAATTCGTGTTATGGAGTTTGCAAGAGAAGATGCTAAAACAGATATGGATTTACACTCAGCTACTGAAAATATGATTAAATTAGCTCAAAACGGTAAAACATTAGATATGACAGATTATAATTCTATAATACCTCCAGAAAGTGAAAATCAAATTAATGAATTAGTTAAAAAAGTAATAAATAAATTAAAATCATAATGACTAAAAGTGAATTTAAAAATAGAATTAAAACACTAGTTAAACAAGTATATTCTAAAATTAATACTAAATCAGATGAAATAGATTTAGATAATCCATCTGCTGTATCTTTAGACAATACTCGATTCCCAGTGTTAAATAAATTCCCTACATTATATGATGCTTTAGTTAAATTACTAACAACCCAATTTGATTTATTTTTAAAAGATATTGAGTGGGTAGCACCACGTCCTACAACATTTCGTATTATATTAGGTAATGATCAAGTATTTTACTTAATTTATACTGATAGAACATGGATTAGTAAAGTAGAAGGTAAAAGATATTATTTATTAAATTTAAGTGAAGAACAAAACTGTATTGAAGCTATAGCTAGAATTTTATCTTATGGTGCTAAAGAAGTAGTTAAAGAAGAAGTACCAACAGATTCTACTTCAGAAGTTGCGCCTGCACCTGAAGCAGAAGCACCAGCACCTGAATCATCCGCTCCAGAAACACCTCCAACTAAAGAAACACCAGCTTAATGGACATAATAAATAGGTTTTTAAAAACATTTTCTAAAAAAGAAAAAAAATCTTTAAATTTAGAATTAAAAGAAAAACTTAAACTAAAAAACTTAAGTGAAAGTTTAAGTAAATTAATAGTAATTATAGCTATGCATTCTGATCAAGATGTTAAATTATCTAAATATTTAGATGATCCTAAGTTAACACTTGATGATTTAAAAGTTAATACTAATTTAGTAGAACTTATTAAACAAACTGGATTTGATGAAGAATTTATTAATAATATAATAGGTATAGTGCCTAGTGAAAGCGGCAACGGTATTGGTAAATCTGAAATGGCATTAATATTATTCTTTAAAAATGCTGCAAAGTCAAAAAAATATAAAGGTGATATAAACATTAATGGAAATATTATAGAAATTAAAGGATCATATGCTAGATTTCCAGGTAAGGGTATAGGTCGAGGAGGCAATATTCAAAAACTATTTTCTTATTTAGATAAAACATATGAAGTACCTCGTGTATCACATCTGCCAGAATATATTAAAAAAATATATAACTCAACACTAGACAAAGAATTATTTTTAAAAGATATAAATTTTAAACTAAATAACATATATCCTAATTCAAACATAAATGTTACACCTGACAATCTAAATAATCTTAAAAACATATTAATATTAAAATATGTGTCAAGTTACATTAATATAAAACAAAGCGATTATTACTTATTAATATCTTCAAATACTAATAACTATAACATATATAATGGAGATGAATTAAAAGCAAAAGCAATAAAAGGCAACATAAATTTTACAGCTATTACGCCTTCTAGTTCATATCCTCAACTTAAACTATAATTAATAATATTTATTATTATGGAGCGCATTAATAAACTTATAAGAGAATTACTCTCTACCCCACCTAAAAAAGAATCATGTAATTGTGGTTGTCATTCATGTGAAAATGTAGGTAACAAAGGTCCAGTATTAAATGAAAGTCTAAGAGCTAAAATAACTATGACTGAAAACATGCAGCATCATGTTAAAAATAAGTTATCAATTACAGAAAATACATTTCGTTATGGTTCAGAATCGTTTTTAGATTTATGGGCTGAAGCACGTTATTTATATTCTCGTAATGCTATTCATGTAAATAATGATGATAAACATATTATTTTAGAAACAAATTTAGGTGAATATGGAATGTATGATGGTAAAAAAGTGCCATTAGATATGATAATGGAAGAAAAAGATGAAGAAATAACAGATGAAAGAGGTACTAAAGACGATGTAGAGTATGCTAAAGATATTAGATTTCAACCATTAAGTAATTTACTTGGGATAGTAATGAATAAATATTTTGATACTAATGAGAATAAAACTTATCTTAATTTATATAATGAACTACAAGAACTGTTTACACAAGATCCAAAAAATAAAGTAAACTATTATGAAGTATTAATAGTATTAAAAAAATACTTAACAAATCAAGAAGTTAATATATTATTAACCGCTGCAAAAGCAGGACTTAGTGAAATTAAAGTATTTAAACCTTCACAACTTCCTATACTTCAATCTCTTAAATCTAGAATAAAAGCAACTAAAGATGCTAAAGAAAAACAATCTCTAGCTATCCAATGCGCTGAGAGGGTTTTATATATTTGGGAAGAAAAATATCCTGATAATAAAAGTCCTCGTAAAGCAATAGAGGCTACTAAAACATATCTAGCAAATCCAACAGAAGAAAAGAAACAAACAGCAGACCATGCTAGTTTTGATATTGAAACTATAGTTCAGTCTCTTGAATATGACATGGACCCAGAAGGTTTTGATGAAGATTTTGAAAGATATGAAGCGGCTTTTTTAGCTCTTAAAGCTATTGAAGTATCTATTAGCTCCTTGGAGCTATATTCAAATGAATATAACTCTTATGATTTGGCAGTTGATTATGCTATTAAAGCAATTGAAAAATTCAAAAATCTTAAAGAAATTAAAGTATTCAAACCTAACTCATCTACATCTTTTAAATCTTTTTTAACTTTACCTTTTGCTAAAGAAATTTATGATATTTTTAAAAATGATAAAGATATATTTAAAGATTCTGATATACCCATGATGATACAAAATCACACTTCAGAAATTATAAATAATATATGGGAGCGGTATACTGATGTATATATGGAACTAGACATAGAAAATAATCAAGATTATCCTGACTACTTATACCACGCTTATCCTAATTCTAAAGAAGAATTATTTGACATACAAACTGGAGGAGTAGAAGATAGTTGTTATATTATAATATATAGATTTATTCTTCCATTTATAGCTACTCATTTAAAACAAAATGGATGGACATATGTAGATGATTGTGACTTTAAAAAAGATGGTCGTGACATAGATATATATGATTACATAGAAGTAAGTGCTGATACTAGTATTAAAGAACTGGTGTATGACATGTTTAGTAATTATTTTCAAGAATTTTACAATCTTAATGAATCTAAAGATAAAAAAGCTCCACCTTTAAATAAACCTAAACGTGGCGGATCTAAGAAATTTTATGTATATGTACGTAATCCTAAAACTAAAAAAATTAAAAAAGTTAGTTTTGGTATGGCTGGAGGCGGTTTACATGCTAAATTAAACAATCCAAAAGCTCGTAAAGCATTTGCATCCCGCCATGATTGTAAAAATAAAAAAGACAGAACAAAAGCATCATATTGGAGTTGTAATTTACCAAGATATGCTAAATTGTTAGGTATTAAATCAAATTTTAGTGGATATTGGTAAAACATGAAAAAATCAGAATTAATAAATATAATTAAAAAAGAGATACTTAATGAAATTAAAGTATTTAAACCTTCACAACTTCCTATACTTCAATCTCTTAAATCTAGAATAGAAGCATCTAAAGATGATAAAGAAAAACTGTCTTTAGCAATTCAATGCGCTGAGAGGGTTTTACATATTTTTGAAAAATACCACCCAGGAACACATAGTGAAACTCCTCATAACGCAATAGAAACTGCTAAAGCATATTTAGCTAATCCAACAGATTCTGCCACTATCACTAATCTTTTAAGATATAAAGATTATGGACGTAGTGATTATGATGATGATGATTATGATCCTGATCATCTAGGATGGGGCTTTTCATCTGCTGAGGCGGCGGCAGGTAATGCTGCTAAACAAGCATTTTGGGCAGCGGTAGCACACTATAAAAGAATTCCAATGCCTTTATATTGGGGAGATAAGAGTGTAAAATTTGATCAAATAATTAATTATTGTGTTAAGTATGCTATTGAAGCAGTTAAAAAATCTGAAAATATTAACGATGATGAAGATAACGATGATGAAGATATCGATGAATCTAAAATATTAATTAAAGAATACGCTGAAAAAGTAATTAATGATACTATAACACGTTGGAAAAATGAACATCCAGAATGGGCAACAGAATTTCCAACAGAGGCAACTCAGAAAAAACATGATGAATATCTTAAAAAACAAATTGCTGATTTTGAAAAAGCTAAAGCTTCATTAACTCAAAAATTAAACATAGTAGTTTTATCTGATACTTTAAGACAAGGACAAAATTATCTTAATATATATAAATACTCATTTGATGATATGATTAAGTTAATTAAATCATTACCTGAAAATACAGAAAACATAAAAAAAGAAGCAGTTAAAAAATTTGTTGAAAAAGAACAAATAGGTAAAGATCTAGCTCAATCATATGTTGCTCGTTTTATATCTAATAGAAATAATTTAAAAGGTGCTCTTATAGATGGTACTGATGATGAATTATATACTAAAGAAGATGTAGAAAAACTTATTCCTAAAAATTTATTAAGAAATAATTTATATTTAGATCCACGCAATTGGGAATTTCATCCTTTAGAACAAATGTTAGACGCTTTATTTCCTTCTAAAAAAGAAATTTCTGGAGAGATAAATAATGTGTCTACAGATGCTGATAAAATATATGATAAAGACGGAATAGAAATATATAAAGGAGATGATATGCATAAATGTATTTCATATAATCCTAAAGTAGCTTCTACTAGTCGGCAAAAATATGCATGGTGTGTAACTCAAGCTGGAGGAGGTAACATGTATGATAGTTATAGATTTAGAGAAGTTGCGCCTACATTTTATTTTATATTTGATAGAAATAGACCCTCTACCCCAGACCATAAACCCTTTAAAGATGTATGGCATGCTTTTGTAATAAGAATAGAATCAGATGGTAAAACATATCAAATAACCAATGCTGATAACCCTTCAGATGTTACAGCTAAAAGTTGGGAAGACATATCTAATAAAATACCAGCAGATATATGGGGAAAAATTAAAAATTTAAAAGATTATTTTAAACCAATAGAATTATCAAAATCTGAACGCCTTAGAAAATTAGCATCAGGTAAAAATTTAAGTTTAACTGAATTTAAAGAATTAACTAATGATGAAAAAGTAGATTATGTTAAAGGTAAATCTCAAAAACAAGGTTTAACTAATGATATATTAGAAATTTTACCTAAATATAAAACAGTAGATGAATATGGTAAACCAACAACTTTAGCTAATGAAGCTATAAATAATGGTCAAACTTTTCCTTACTTTATTTTAAAACAATATGAATCTTTAGCAAAACGATATGCTATAGTTAATTTTAGACAGGGTGGTAATGCTGAAAATAATGCTGAGAATAATACTGATAAATTACTTCCTTTACCTTATATTAAATATTTAGATGAAAACGCAAAACAAATAATTTTATCAAAATATCAAGAGTTTTTAACCTTTGAATACATTGAAAAATATTTTGGAAAAGAAACAACTAAAAAGTATGTAAATGATCAAATACAAAATTTAGACTATTTGCCAGAAAAAGGACCTGAAAAATACATTGATAATCCTAAATTAAAACAATTATTTGATATATATTCAAAATTATATGGTCCATGGCAGCTTACTTCATCAACTAATATGAGTGATGAAGAATTAGAATTAAAATCTATTATGCCAACACAAGGTGTTTATCCTAGAGCTATAGATCAAAAATATTGGAGCGATTTATCAACATTAGAAAGACGTTCAATTATTGAATTAGTTGAAAGATATAATCAAAATTTAAAATATGAAAATTTATTATATGCTTTACCTTTTGTTATTAAAGATGGAAGTCAAAAATATGTATTTTTACCTCAATCAAATGACAACTATGATGTTTGGGTGTTAATGGATGAACAAGGTAAAGTTATAAAAGATAAATATAATTTACCCCAATTAAAAAAAGACAATAAGCTTGCTTCAATTGATTTTGCTAATAGTGGAGATAAGTATAATAGAGTATATGATATTAAAGATATACAATCATCAAATAAACCAAATGATACACTTTCAGAATTTGTTAAAGAATCATTAAAAGAATGGTTTAAATTAAAAAAATAATGGAAAAATTAAAAAAAATAATTAGAGAAGAATTACGTAAAATACTGCGTGAAGACTCAGCTGAAAAACTTTATAAAATAGAAGGCTTATTAGTTACTGACTTTGCTAAAAAAACACAAACACAAGTGTTTTCTGATATTCGTTCAATAACTGGTGTTACAACTATGGACACAGAAGAATATATTCCTAATTTACCTAAACAAGGATATAGTTATAATAGAGTTACTATTAAAGTAGATCCATATCCATATTTAAAAAATGGTCATTTTACTATTGAAACTATTAAAATGATCATTGATAATATTAATCGTATTAAAGGAGTAGTTACATTTAAAGCTGAACCTACATTAAATAACATAGGAATATAATGAATCTTGCTTATATATTTAAACAAATTCTTCTTGAAGAAAAGAAAAAAGCAGATCGCTGTAAACGAATTGCCGATCGTAAGTGAGGACCAATTAAATAATAAACATACTAAAATAAAAATAAAACAGCAAATTATGAAAATTAACAAATTAAAACAGATTATTAAAGAAGAGTTACGCGCTATATTAGCTGAAAAGTCTCCTGAAGTAGCTCCAGCTCCTACTAAGCCTAAAACAAAAGAAGAAGAAAAGAAAAAAAATCCTCTTCACCCTAACCCAAACACTAATCCAAACACAAGACCTAAGGCAAAATCTACTGAAGTAGCACCAGCTCCTACTAAACCTAAAACAAAAGAAGAAGAAAAGAAAAAAAATCCTCTTCATCCTAATCCAAATACTAACCCAAAAACAAGACCCAAAGCAAAAGCAAATGAAGCTGTATCTAAAGGAATAGCAGACATTGTAAAAAGATATAAATTATTAAAAAAGAAATAATGAACGAAATACAATATAAGGATATATTTAAAAATCCTGAAACTATTCAAAATTTAAAAGGTAAAAACGTTTCATCAAGAGAACGTATGCTTGGTAATGAACGTTTAACACAAATCCTTCAACGTTCTGCTGTGTTAGTTAAGCAGTTAGCTAAAGATGAAGCACCATATAAAGCTGAATTAGAAAAATTAGCTGTAGATATGGTTAAAAGAATGTATCCTGTTATTGATGAATTTGATATTGAAATAGAAGCTACATTAGGAGAAGACCAGTTATCTTCTGAACCTGAAGAACCTGAAGAATCTGAAGAAGAAGAAGAAGAACCTATAGATATAATGAATGATGATGTAGCTAAAAGAAGACTTATAAATGCTATTACTCAAGGCGCTTCAATTCGTGGTGCTTTAGATAAACCATTTATGGATTTTTTAGATGAAGTTCCTGAAAATTTATTAGATAGTTATAGTGAAACATTAGGTGGAATTGAAAATAGTGTAGACAAATATGGTGAAACTTTAAAAAAAGTATTTGGTATATTTTATGATGAAGAAGCATTAGCTATGTTTTTAGCTATGCTAGCAGGTGGTAATGCTGGTGGGGGAGAAAGCAAAGGTGGAGAGTCAGAAGCTAAATTTGATGAAGAAGAAGGTAAATTAAAGATTAGAGCAACAGGTATAATATTTCCATTTTTAATTCATGAAATTATTAAAGGTTTATATGAAATTACATCATTACAAGGATTTACTAAAAGTAAAAAAATTAATCAAGCAATAGCTAATACTGCTGATAAATTAGAACATGAACCTGAAGATTTTGGTTTTGGTACTCATATTCAAGAAGTATTATTAAAACTGTATAATGATGCAAATATTCGTAATAAAGTAGCATTTGAGTTATTTTTAGCTAATTTATATAGAGAAAGTAATGCTAGGGAATTTATTGAATTTATTGAAGACTTAATAAATAATAAATTAACATCATCACAAAAAAGTTGGGTTTTAAACTATATGGAACCAACACCTGATAAAGAAGATGATGAAGATATAAGTTTATCTGATTTAGGTTTAGAAGAAAATAAAAAACCATATAAAGATATTAAAGTAACAGATAAATATATTATTCGTGAATTTAATAAAAATATAGATCCAATTGAATTAATGTGGCATCGTGATAATGAAAAACGCATTATTGAAGCTGTAGATAAAACAGATTGGAAAATACAATTAGATAATCAATTGCCTAAATCATTAAATGAACAAATATCAATACCTAAACATAAATGGCATCGTGTTATTAAAGGTACAGGTACATTAAAATTAAAAATATATAAGAAATAATAAAAATCACATATTTATAATAAATCAAAATCATGAACAATCAAAACTTAATACAATTAATCAGAGAATCAATCCAAAACTATATTAGTGAAATTGATCACGCTGGTGAAAATGCAGCTTGTGAAGCTAAAATTAACGCGATAGGTGATGCTATTACCACACGTGAGAGAAAAATGAATATGGAAGGTATCGATGAAGCATATCATGACATGATTGATAAAAGTAAAATGAAAGAACTTGCTTCTGAAATTAAAGTATTGAAAAAAAGTTTAACTAAATATCAAAAACAATTAGAAAAACTTAAATCAAAAGATGGTAAAAGTGAAAAAGTAAAAGATACTGAAAAAGAAGAAATTATTGATGAAACATCATTAAATGAAAATAGCCCAATTGGTAAAACCTATTTTATTGATCAAGAAGATGTAAATGATGCTTGGAGAGAAATTGAAGATGAAGTTATGGAAGATTTAGGATATAATGATGAAGATTTAAAGGACTCTAATGCTGATAATAAATTATATAAGATAACATCAGATAGATTTTTAACTAAATACGGAAAAACATTTAGTGACTTTGCTCAAAATTTACCCTCAAAATTAAAGTATGAAGATGAAGAAGATAAAAAAGCAGAATTTGATTTTGGACCAGACAATACAGACCCAGCAGGTGGATATGGACCTAGAAGTCATATGGAAGAAGATATGAATATATATGAAGTACTTCATATGCAAAAATTAGCTGGTATTATTACTGAAGAGCAGTACAATGAAGCTACACAAAATCCTACTCCAAAAAAGTCTAATTCTTCAACTGTAGGAGGTGTAACTGTTTCTGAAAAAGATTTAAATGTAGATGCAATAATGGCTATGATTAAAACTAAAGCATCAAATATAAAAAATATAGACACTGTGCCTGAATTAGTAAAATTATTTGATGCTTTATTAACATATATAGAAGAAATTACTAACAATGAAGCTTCAAAAGCAGAAATGATAACTTCTTTAGATGCATTAATTAGAAAACATAAAACTAAAACTTTTGATTTTTAAGTAATGATTAAACTTACCAATTTACTAAAAGAAATAGTAATTACTGATTATCAACTTACTCCAAAACAATTTGATTTTATTAAAGCTAAAGGAGCTATTAAAACCAATAAAGAGGACACAGTAGTACTATACTTACCAGCTTCTATTGTTGATGATTTAAATAAGAATGTAACAAATTCTAAATTTAAACAAGAGTTTGTAGACATAGAAACTGGAAAAGAAAATATGGCGAGAGCAATTTTGTCAGCTATAAAAAAATCTATAAATTTAGGATCTGGAGTTACTATTAATAGTAAAAAATATTTTCCATTAAAAGGTCATTTAAGTAAAAATGATAATTTTACATTTCCTAATCCATATCGGGTAGCATCAGGAACTTATGAGTCAAAAACTTTAGGAGAAGAAAAACGTAAACCTATTATTAATCTTCAATATTATAAACAGCTTTTACATGATGATTATTCTAAAAAAGTAATTGCTGACATTGAAAAAAATAAAAATACAGCTACAGACAGACAATTAATGTTTTTAAAAAATAAAGCTAGTGGGAATACTAATTATTCAACAAAAAATTAATTATGATTAAACTAATCAACATATTAAAAGAAATTAAGGTGTTTAAACATTTAAGACCAATATCTAACATGTATGAAGATATAAAACCTATAATGGCTGTATATATGAATATATGTGAAGTAGTAGGTAATATAGAGATAGATAATAATGGTGATCACCCGGTTTATTATTATGATTTTACAGGTGAATTTGAAGATGGAGACTTAAGCAATAACTTAGCTTATGATTTAGCTGAGTACGATGGATTTACCGGAGATTATACTGATTTTACTAATAATGAAAATGTAATGATTTATTATAATGTGTTAGCAAATGCTTTTTTACTTAAATATGCATTAGAAATTGGAGTATTAAAATTTCCATTTCATGCTGGATTTGAAGAAGAAGAATTAAGTAGTACATACAATGGTGGTGACATACTTAACAATCTACATCTTAAAGAATTAGAAAAATATAGAGGTCAATTTTAAAAATGATTAAACTAATCAACATATTAAAAGAAATTAAGGTGTTTAAGCCTTTTAAATCACTATCTAACATGTATAATGATGTTAAGCCTATAATAGCTGACTATGTAAATGATTATGATATAGGAATTCAAAAAAACAAATCGTCCTTTTATGGATATCAGACAAATAGATTAAGTAACGATATATTTATTGAGAGTAAATTTTTAAATAATCTAGATAGTGATCTTACAAATAATCTAGCTTTTGATTTAGCTGAATATGATGGCCATACAGAAGAATTAGGTGATTTAGTAGATAAAGAGCCTACTAATGATTACTACAATAGAGTAGCAAATACTTTTTTACTTAAATTTGGATTAGAAAATGGATTAGTAAAATTTCCTTTTCCTGATGATGATCCTGATGATTTTAAATTTTATAATTATTTATACAATAATGGTGATATGTTTAATAGTTCATGGATTACAAAAATGGAAGAATATAGAGGTCAATTTTAACTTATAGAACATATTCATTACATGTTCGTTTAAACAAATTAATGGAGTAGTGGCCCAATTAAAAGATTGGGCTTTCTTTATTTGGCTTACAAAAAAACAGTTTTTATATTTAAAGTATGAATATATTTTATATTAATGAAAATCCTACTATTGCTGCACAACAACTAGCAGACGATCATATTCGTAAAATGCAAATAGAATCTGCACAAATGTGTTGTACAGCCCATTGGGAAACAGGTGGAGAAGCTCCATATAAACGAGCTCATAAAAACCATCCATCAACCATTTGGGTAAGACAATCCATACATCATTATAGATGGTTAGTTAAACATGGTTTAGAAATTTGTAATGAATTTGAAAAACGTTACGGTAAATCACATGCTACTAAAACTGTATTACAATGGTTAGAACAAAATGAGCCTATTTTACCTGATAATGGATTTATAGAACCTCCACAATGTATGCCCGAAGAATTTAAAAAAGAAAATACTATAGAAGCATATAAGAATTTTTATATTAATGATAAAATAAAAATTAAAAAATTAGATTGGAAAAAATTAAATAATAAACCTGAGTGGGTTATGTAATATGTATAATATATAACTAATACATAATGAAAAAACAATTATTATCTGAAGAATTTAAACGCATGCAGAAATTGGCGGGTTTGATTAATGAAAATCAAGAATTTGATTATCAAGAAGATAAAATCATAATGAATAATAGTACTAAAGATGCTATATTAGATAACCCTGAATTACAAGATTTTATTACACCTAAAAATTTTGTAATGAATAAAAAAAGGAGAAATAGTATTATGGGTTGATTGGATGGATTATGATCAATTTGATAAACTAGCTAAGTTTTTAGGAATTAAATATTAATTAAAAATGCAGACCGATTCATAGCCGGTCGCTCAAAAGAGATAAAATATGACAGCTGTGGCGTCCTAAAAAGGATGCCACTTTTATTTTGGCTTCTTAGATAAAAGATTATATATTTAAAATATGAATAAAAAAATTGTAATTATTGGAGCAGGAGTAGCAGGTATTAACGCTGCTACTAAATTAGTAGATAATGGATATCCTGGAGATCTAATCACAATCATAGATAAAGGACAAGATCCATATAACCGCAAACCTGAAGAGGTAATGGAAGGTATGTTAGGTGCTGGTGGTTGGAGTGATGGTAAATTAACTTACCATACTGAAATTGGAGGTCAATTAGCAAAATATTGTGGTGAAGATAAAGCAATGGAATTAATGAAACAAGTAGTAGATAACTTTACTCGTTTTCATCCTAAACCAGAAGAAATATTCTGTTCTGATCCACAAAAAGAACCTGAATTTATTAAACCATATTTTGGTTTACGTTTATTCCCAGTATGGCACATTGGCTCAAACTATTTACATGAGATTGCTAAGGCTTGGTATTCATATTTAATTGATAAAGGAGTTAACTTCATTTGGAATACGGAAGTTACTGATATTGATTTTGAAACTGGTGAGATAATATTAAAAGACTAATATTTATATCAAAACATAAACATGAAAAAATCTGAATTACAACAAATTATTAAAGAGGAAATTAATAAAGTATTAAGTGAAAATAAATTTACCCACCCAAGCCATATAAATAACTATAGTATTTATTTAAGTACTGAACCTATTTATACTTCTTTACCTATTGATAGATTAAAATCAGTATTATACTCATTAGAAAATGAATTAGGAGAAGATTTAGATGATTATATCATTATGAAGAATTCAACAGGAGATACAAAATCTGCAGGTGAATTAGGGTGGGATTTATCTAAAGTAAAACCTTTTGATAATTTAGAAAGTTTAAAATCAAAAATAGAGGCACTTTCTTAGATTTTTTCTTAGATCTGTAATATTTATAATCGATGGGACGTATCAAAAAATACCAAACAGAAGATGAACGTATTCTTAAACAACGAGAATATAGTAAGAAATATTACTGGTCTAATAAAGAAAAAATCGATGAAAAACTTAAACAAAAATATCACGAGAAAAAAACAAAACAATAATTTTATAGTTTATATTCATATACGACCTGATATAAATGAACCATTTTATGTTGGAAAAGGAATACCTAAACGAGATAAATCAAAATATGGTAGAAACCAATACTGGCATAATATTGTAAATAAAAATAATGGTGTATTTGAATCTAAAATATTATTTGAAGGATTAAGTGAAGAAGAGGCATTATTAAAAGAAAGAGAAATAGAATTGGATTTAAGAAATAAAGGTTATATATTAGCTAATATAGCAGAATGTGGTGTTAAAGCTGGTACTACAGGAATGAAACACTCTGAAGAATCTAAAAGAAAAATATCTGAAGGGTTAAAAGGCCATATATCACCTAATAAAGGTAAAAAGATGAGTAAGGAGAGTTGTGAAAAGAAAAGTAAATCTATGATGGGGGTTATGAATAAATCTATTCTTCAATATGATTTACAAGATAATTTTATTAAAGAATGGTCTTCTATTTCAGAAGCTTACTTATCTTTAAATAAGAAAATTACAAATGGTTGTATAAATTTAGCTTGTAAAGGTAAAATAAAAACAGCATTTGGTTATAAATGGAAATATAAAAACAAGTAATATGAGAAAAATAAAATTTGATAAATGTATTGTAGGTACAGGAAAAGCTGGAATTGATTTCTCAGCTAAATTAGCTCAAAAATATGATTTACCTACTGAAAGCAAGAGTGTGCAATTGGGGGTCCGTTTTGAAGCACCACAAAAATATTTCCAGAAATTAATTGATGTAAGTTACGATTTTAAATTATATAAGAAATTTGATAAAGTATCATTACGTTCATTTTGTACAAATAATAACGCAGCATATGTAGCTGTTGAAGAAACATATGGTGATGTTACTTACAATGGTCATGCTAAAAAAGGTGAACAATTTAGAAATGATATGACTAATTTTGGTATTTTAATGGAAATCAAAGGTATTGAAGATCCATTTAAATGGAGTAGAGAAGTAGTTAAAAAATTACAAATTGATGGTACTGGCACTTATTATTCACCTAATCGTACTCGTAAACCAGCTTTAACATCTGAAGGCAATACAGTATCAGCAATTCAAGTAGATACAATGGATTCTTTATTTGAAGCATTAGGTGAAGAATATGCTCAATATATTGAAGATTTTATTACAGAAATGCAAATTGTATTTCCTGAAATGGGAGATGATTGGGGCGTATATATGCCCGAGGTCAAGTATTTAAGTCCTGAACCACTAGTAAATTATAATAATTTATCATTAAATGACTATCCAAATGTACATTTTGTAGGAGATGCTTTAAGTGCTCGTGGTATTACTGTTAGTGGAGCACATGGAATTTATGTAGCAGAGTCTTTACTTTTATAATATTTATATATAAACATAATGTATGGAAAATAAATTTATTCAAAAAATTCTTGCTGAAGCTAAACAAGGTCGTTTTGGTGATAATATAATTATTACTGATAAAGAAAAAGCTAAACGTCTTAAAACATTACATGCTAATACACCTGAAATAGTAGAAATGATTAATGCTTTAGAAAAAGCAGGAGATAAAGGATTAGATTCTATTCAAATTGCTGATGCTTTAATTCAAAATATTAGTAAACTTCAAAATAAAAACGCGCAATCTTATGTCACCGTTCTTAGACCTAAAATTAACAGTTTAATAAAATCTGGAATTATTGCTAAAGGAGGAAGAGGAGAAAATAATGCTTTTACACCTTTTTCTAAACAAAGAGTATCAAAAAATAATTTTTTTGATAGTCTAAAGGATTTAGAAGATGATATTTTTAAATAGATTAACATAAAAGATTTATAGAATTAATTAGGCTTCCAAGGAAGTCTTTTTTATTTTTATATTAAATTAAAAAAAAGTTATGCAAGATACATATAATGACCTATCAAAAATAGGAAAACAATTAATGTTAAGTGAACCATTTTATGGTGTATTTTTATCAACATTAAATAAAAAAATTGGAAATGATGTACCCACAGCTGGAGTATGTAAAAACGGAATTAATTATCAATTGATAGTTAATGAAGAATTTTGGAGCGGTTTAGATACTGATAAGAAAAAAATTGGTTTACTTAAACATGAATTACTCCATATATGTTTTCATCATTTAAACGAAAGAGATAACTACTCAGATCATGAATTACATAATATAGCAGCGGATGTAGAAATAAATCAATATTTAACTCCTGATTATTATCCAACACCTGATATTTTACTACCAAGTACTTTTCCAGAACTTAAATTACCTTTAAAAGCTGGTACTAAAAAATATTATGAATTGCTGCAACAAGCAAAACAAAATAATACAAGTCCAACTTTAAATGCTTTATTAGCTAGTTTAGAATGTGATGGAGGAGGTAGTGGAGATAAAAATGGTTTACATCCAACATGGAAAGAGTTTGACAGTTTATCTGAAGCTGATAAAAAATTAATTAAAGCACAAGTTGATCATCAAATTAAATCAATTATTGAATCTCAAAATAAAGATAGAGGATTTGTGCCATCGGAGTTACAAAGTTATATTGATACTTTATTTGAAATAAAAGAACCATCATATGATTGGAAATCATATTTTAGAAGATTTTTTGGTTCATCAAATAAAATTTACACTAAAAAAACAAGACGTAAATTAAACAAACGTTTTTCAGAAAATCCTGCTCTTAAAATTAAAACAAAAAAGAGAGTATTAGTAGGAATAGACACATCTGGTTCAGTTAGTAATAAAGATTTAATAGAATTTTTTGGAGAAATATATCATATGTGGAAAACAGGTATTTCAATAACTATAGCTGAAGGAGATGCTGCTATTAATAATGTTTATGAATACAGTGGTGAAATGCCTGAAAAAGTTACAGGTAGAGGAGGCACAGATATGAATCCATTTATTGAATATTTTAACAAAAATAAACAATACAATAGTTTAATTATATTAACAGATGGATTTATTGGACAAAAAGAAATAAATACACTTAAACCAATGTTATTAGTTTTATGTTCTAAGGGTGAAAGTATAGATAAAGTTAAAGAAAATGGTTGGGGTAATACTATTAAAATAGTAGATTAGGCCTCCTTTATCTTATAACGTATATTTAATTTATAAATTTAAAAACAAATAAAAGTTATGTCTAAAAAAACAACAAATCAAGTCTCATTAAACATTAATGAAGCAAAAGAATTCTTATCACACATCGTAAGTAATAATCGTTATTTACAAGAAGGAGGTAAGTTGCCTGTATCAACAGAAATTATTGGTGATTCAGGTATAGGTAAAACATCAATGGTTATTCAAGTAGCTAAAGAATTAGGTTTAAGTTTTGTTAAACTAAATTTAGCCCAAATTGAAGAATTAGGTGATTTAGTAGGTTTTCCAATTCGTCAATTTGAAATGAAAAATGATACAACTACATCATGGATTGATGAACATGCAGTAGAAGATTTTCATAAGAAAGGTTGGGTAACAACAAGTCAAAATCGTATGAGTTATTGTCCACCTGAATGGATTGCTGGTAAAGAAAAAGGAGGAATATTATTATTAGATGATTGGAATAGAGCTGATATTAGGTTTATACAAGCTGTAATGGAATTAATTGATAGACAACAGTATATTAGTTGGTCACTGCCTAAAGATTGGCATATAATGTTAACTGCTAATCCAGATAATGGAGAATATTTAGTTAATAGTATAGATAACGCTCAAAAAACACGATTTATATCTGTTAATTTAAAATATGATATTAAATGTTGGTCAACATGGGCTGAAAATAATCAAGTAGATGGTAGATGTATTAATTTCTTACTAAAACATCCAGAATTAGTTTCTACAGATATTAACTCAAGAAGTATTACAACATTTTTTAATTCAATATCATCATTAAAATCGTTTGAATCTAGTTTATCATTAATACAAATGATAGGAGAAGGTAGTGTTGGTTCTGAGTTTACTACTATGTTTACTATGTTTATTAATAATAAATTAGACAAAATGATATCACCAGAAGATATGTTAACTCATAAAAGTGAAGAATATGTTTTAAATTCTTTAAAAGGAATTATTGGTAAAGATAAAAATTATAGAGCAGATTTAGCATCAATTTTATCAACTCGTTTAATTAATTATAGCTTATTTTATAGTAAAAATAATAAAATAGAAAAAGAATTAATTGATAGATTAGCATTATTAATGAATGAAGAAATGTTTGCTGTAGATTTAAAATACAATATGGTTAAATCAATTTACAACGGTAATCAATCTGCTTTTAAATTATTAATGTTAAATAAAACTCTTATTAACTTTTTAACAAAATAATTATGGAAGAAAATAAATATCAAATGCTGTGGGTTGATAACAGCGCAAATAAATTTACTAGGGGATATAGTAGTAATATTGTAGATATAATATCTAAAGATTATGAAGAAAAAATATGTAATATTATTGAAAAATCTAAAAATAATAAATTAAAAGATAATTCAAATGTTTATTTAACATCACTATCTACACTACCATCATATAAATTAAAAAACTATATTAGTGAAAATAAATTAAATATAACACTTACTAGAAAATCTAATATAGTTGATACATTAATAATTAATGAAGAATTTATAAAAAATTATTATTTTCATACAGATTCTAATTATAAAAAAGCTGAGATATGGTATATTATACCTTATGATTTATTAGTAAATAATTATAAATCTTTTATACATCCTAAAGGTAGTGGATATAGCATATTAGAAGATAATAGATATGGTACTTCAAAAGATGATTATGTACCACCTACAAAGGGTTTTATAATTAAACATAAGGACATACATCATAATTCTAAATTAAAAGATTTACTTAATTGTCCAAGTATAGAAGGTTATACTATTGATAAATCTCATGGTAATAAAAAAGCATTTGATTCAATTGATTTATTTTTAGATTTACTAAATTTAGTAGAAGTAAAAAAATTAGATCTAATATTAGATAATACATTAAACAAAGAAATAAATAAAGAATTAACAATTGACTTAGATACATTTAAAACTTTATATAATATGTTATCTAGTACAGATGATAGTAATTATTCAATAGCTATAGAATTAATAGCTAATTGTGAATTTGAAATATCTAAACCATATATTTTATTTTTAGCTAATCAATTTAGTGAAGTGCGTAATAAATCAAATAATAAAAATTATCATATGACTCACTCCCAACTAAAAAAGTACAAAAAATATTATGATAATTATGAAAATTACACGGATTTTATAAAAGATACAGTTATTGCTTATCCTGAATATAAACAGATTTTATGTGATTGTTTAACAGTTCACTTAAATAATTTATTTAAATCGGATTTAATTAAAACTATTCATTCTATATAATATTTATAATAAACATTATATATGGCAAAAATTGTACTTTTAAGTTGTACTAAATCTAAATTAGATAAACCGTCACAGGCTCAAGATTTATACTCAGCATCACCTATGTTTAGAAAAACATTAGAGTACGGTAAATCATTACAACCAGATAAAATGTTTATATTATCTGCTAAACATCATTTAATACCATTAACTAAAGTATTAGAACCATATGATAAAACTCTTAAAGAAATGTCATCTGAAGAAAAAAAAATGTGGGCTGATGAAGTAATTAAACAAATGAAAAATCAAGATCTTAATTTAGAAAAAGATCAATTCATATTTTTAACAGGTAGTGAGTATATGAAACCACTTATAAGTTATATTACTAATACTGAATCACCTATGGATGGTAAAAGAATGGGTGAACGCCTCCAGTGGTTAAATAGTCAAATAAATAAATTAAACGAAATATTTAAACATATTAAAAAAATTATATATGAACGATTCATCAAATAAATTAAATAAATATATTACTTTATATCTTAATGATTTAGAAGATTATTATGGAGGAGAAGTAGATTTAGTTTTAGCTGAGTCTACTTTAAATTCTCTTAAACAACTTATAGTTGAATCTAAAAGAGATATGTCTATGATTCTTAAAGAAGCTATATTAAACGCGTCACCTAAAAAACAAGAAATTATAAAAGATTTTATGATTTACATACAAGAATTATAAGTTACTTGGCTTATACGAAATTTATTCGTATATTAAATTATATTAAGTTATGAAAATAGGATTTTGTGGAACAGTAAGCGTAGGAAAAACTACACTTGTAAATAAATTAAAAGAATTACCTGAATTTAAAGATTATACTTTTGCTACTGAACGTAGTAAGTATTTACGTGATTTAGGTATTCCTTTAAATACAGATAGTACACTAAAAGGTCAAACTATATTCTTAGCTGAACGTGCTAGTGAATTAATTAATGATAATATTATTACAGATCGTACAGTTATAGATGTAATAGCATTTACTAATAACGCTCAATCTATTAATGAAAGTGATAAATTAAAATTTGAATACTTTGCTAATAATTTTATACAAGAATACGATTGGATATTTTATGTTAGTCCAGCTGGGGTACCAATAGAAGATAATAAAGTACGCACTACTGATGAATATTATCGCAATCAAATTGATTATACTATTAAATCTCTTACATCAGAACATTTATGTAAAATTAAGAATTTTGGAATTATATCCGGTTCTACGGAGGATAGATTAAGACAGTTAAAATTTTATTTAAATTTATAATATTTATAACAAAAATCTAATTAATGAAACGTACAGATTTACATAAATATATTCGTGAGCAAATCATAAATGAATTAACTCCAGCTGAAATAAATGCTAAAACTATAAAAACAAATAATGCTAATAGAAATATAACGGCTTTAAGTTCTAAATTACCAACTGTTAAAGATCCTAATGATAAGAAAGAAGTTGAAGCAGATTTAGTTGTTGCTAGAGAAAAATTAGCAATGGCTAATTCTATTAAAGAAATGGCTCGCCCATCTGATCTTTATAAAAAAAACAATGAAGCTAAATTTAAAGAAGCGTTAGATTTGTATAGTTCTGATACTGTTGAACATGTAATGTTATCATTAATTGAAAAAGCAGGAGAAGATGGAATATCTAAAATTAATATAGAGAATAAACTTAAAGAAACTGGTGTAAAAAATACTGATGTAGCTATGGTTAGTAATATTCTTACAGATTTTTTTAATAATGATGTTTTAAATAAACCTAACGCTAAAACTTATGCTCCTGAAGAACCAGAAGAAGCAGATTATAGTTTTCTTGATGGTGATGATGATGAAGAATCTAAAAAATCTGAACCTGAATTAGAACCTGAATTAGAACCAGAAAAAAGTCCAGAAGAAATTGAAAAAGAAATGGATGCGGCAGCAATATCTGCTGCTAACGCTGGAGCAGATAAAGATATGATGCCTAGTAATACTAGTAAAGATGTAGAAGCTCTTAATAAAATTAAAGATATTTTAACAAAGAAAAAGAATAAAATTGAAAAAGCTGATGAAGATGGAGATGATGCAACATATGAAAAAGAAATGACTGCTTTAAAACAATTTTTTAATAATAATAAAAAGATTATTAATAAAAATGAAGATATAAAAAGTATTATTTCTAGTATAATTGATATTAAATAGTGGCTAAAATTAAAATATTAGCGCCATACATTTTAATATTAATACTATTTATTATTATTATATTTCAATATCCTAAATCAGATTTAGAAAATAGTTTAAATAAACTACATAAACAAAATGATTCTTTACTTTTAAATATTAAATTAAAACAAAATGAAATAACAAAATTAGATTCAGTAACTAATATTTATAAAGATAAAGTAGAAAAAAACAAAATAGAATTAACAGCATTAAAAATAAAAGCAGATAATTTTAAAATTAAATACAATGAAGAACACAATCGCATTAATACTCTTTCTAATAGGAACGTTGTTAATGAATTCACAAACGCTTTTGAATGATAGTATTTGTTGTGTTCCATGTATCACACTTAAAAAAGCACTTTTATTAAAAAACGATTATACTTATTTAAAAAATCAAATAGTAATTACTCGTGATTCTGTTTCTGTTTTAATGCTTATTGCTTTAAATCAAGATACTATTATAAAAACACAGCATAAACAAATTATTTTATTTAAACAAAATGAAATAGATTATAAAAATCTTGTAATTAATAAAGATGAAGAAATTATTTTATTTAAAAAAGAAGTAAAAAAACAAAAAAGAAGTAAAATAATATCTTACATAGTTAGTGGAGCTTGTATAATATTAAGTTTTATTGTTGCAATATGAGTCAAGATTTAAAAGAAATAATAAGAGAAGAATACATTAAGTGTGCTCAAGATCCAGCTCACTTTATGCGTAAATATTGTAATATTCAACATCCTCAAAGAGGACGAGTTATATTTAATTTATATCCATTTCAAACTAAAGTATTAAATTTATGGAAAGAAAATCCATATTCATTAATATTAAAATCTAGACAATTAGGCATATCAACATTAGCAGCAGGTTATTCATTGTGGTTAATGCTATTTTATAAAGATAAAAATATTCTTTGTATAGCTACTAAACAAGAAACAGCAAAAAACATGGTTACTAAAACCAAGTTTATGTTTGATAATTTACCATCATGGCTTAAAATACCAGCAGATGAAAATAATAAATTAGCATTAAAATTAAATAACGGTTCACAAATAAAAGCAACATCAGCTGCGAGTGATGCAGGTAGATCAGAAGCTGTTTCATTATTAATTATTGATGAGGCTGCTTTTATTGAAGGAATTGAACCAATTTGGGCTTCAGCTCAACAAACTTTAGCTACCGGTGGTGGAGCTATAGTTTTATCTACTCCGTTTGGCACAGGTAATTGGTTTCATAAAACTTGGGTTAAGGCAGAAGCTCAAGAAAATCCTTTTTTACCTATTAAATTACCTTGGTATGTTCATCCTGAACGTGATCAAGCATGGAGAGATAAACAAGATACTCAACTAGGAGATCCTAGACTAGCAGCCCAAGAATGTGACTGTAATTTTACAACATCTGGCGATATAGTTTACTATCCAGAACATCTTGAATATATGACTTCTACTCATATAGTAGAACCAATGGAAAGACGTGGTGTAGATAAAAACTTATGGATTTGGGAATCACCAGATTATACAAGAAATTATTTAGTAGTAGCTGACGTAGCTAGAGGAGATGGAAAAGACTTTTCAGCATTTCATGTGTTTGATTTAGAAACAAATGCTCAAGTAGCTGAATTTAAAAGTCAATTATCTCCAAAAGAATTTGGTTATATGTTAGTTGGTATAGCTACTGAATACAATGAAGCATTATTAGTAGTAGAAAATGCTAGTATTGGATGGGCAACATTAGATGCTATTCAAGAACGAAACTATAGAAATTTATATTATTCACCTAAAAGTGATATAGCCGCTTCTGATTCGTATTTTAGTAAATATGAAGATACATCAAAAATGATTCCTGGTTTTACTATGTCATTAAAATCTCGTCCTTTAGTAATTAATAAGGGAAGAGAATACTTAGGAGACCATAGTGTGATTATTAGATCAAAACGTTTAATAGAAGAAATGAAAATTTTTATTTGGAAAAACGGTAGAGCTGAAGCACAATCAGGATATAATGACGATTTAGTTATGTGTTATAATACAGCAATGTATGTTAGAGATACAGCATTAAAACAAAAACAATACGGAATTGAAATGACAAAAGCAACATTAAATAATATACAAAGACCTTCTCAATATCAAGGAGCATATTTTGCTTCAGGCAATGATAATCCATATACTATGGACATTAATGGAGAAACAGAAGATTTAAAATGGTTATTTTAAAATAATAAAACATGGCAGATACAAATTTATTTTCTAGATTAAAACGATTATTTTCAACTGACGTAATTATACGTAATGAAGGTGGAAATACTCTTAAAGTAATAGACACTGATTCTATTCAAAGAAGTGGTAAATATGAAACAAATTCATTACTTAATAGATATCAAGGAATCTATTCTAGTAATACTACATCACTTTATGGATCTCAATTAAATGTTAATTATCAATATTTAAGAACCCAACTGTATTCAGATTATGATGTAATGGACACTGATGCTATTGTAGCTTCAGCTTTAGATATTATTTCAGATGAGTGTTCATTAAAAAATGAATTAGGTGAAGTGTTACAAATTAGAAGTTCAGATGATGATGTTCAAAAAATACTTTATAATTTATTTTATGATATATTAAATATTGAATTTAATTTATGGTCTTGGACTCGCCAAATGTGTAAATATGGAGATTTTTTCTTAAAATTAGAAATATCAGAAAAATTTGGTGTGTATAATGTTATACCTTATACAGCGTATCATATTGAACGTCAAGAAGGATATGATAAAGAAAATCCAATGTCTGTTAGATTTAAATTTAATCCAACAGGATATGCAGGTAGTAGTGGAGGATTATATAATACACCTAATACTTCTGATAAAGAAGAAAGTGGAATATTTTTTGATAACTATGAAATTGCTCATTTTCGTTTATTAACAGATGTTAATTATTTACCTTATGGTCGTTCATATATTGAACCAGCCCGTAAACTGTTTAAACAATACACACTAATGGAAGATGCTATGTTGATACATAGAATTTCTCGAGCGCCTGAAAAACGAATTTTTTATATTAATGTTGGTTCTATTCCTCCAAATGAAGTGGAAAATTTCATGAAGAAGACTATTACTACAATGAAAAAAACACCATATATTGATCCTCAATCTGGTGAGTATAATTTAAAATATAACATGCAAAACATGTTAGAAGATTTTTACATTCCAGTTCGTGGTAATGATAGTACAACTAAAATTGATACTGCTAAAGGTTTAGAATACGATGGTATTAAAGATGTAGAATATTTAAGAGATAAATTATTTGCTGCTTTAAAAGTTCCTAAAGCATTTATGGGTTATGAAAAAGATTTAACAGGTAAAGCAACCTTAGCTGCGGAGGATATTCGTTTTGCACGCACAATTGATAGATTACAACGTATACTATTATCTGAATTGTACAGAATAGCTTTAGTTCATTTATATGCTCAAGGATATAAAGGTGAAACATTAACTAATTTTGAATTATCATTAACTACTCCGTCAATCATTTATGATCAAGAACGTATAGCATTAATGAAAGAAAAAGTAGATTTAGCTAAAAATATTATGGATGCTCAATTATTACCTACAGATTGGATTTATCATAATGTATTTCATTTTAGTGAAGATCAATTTGATGAATATAGAGATCTAATTTTACAAGATGCTAAACGTAAATTCCGTTTAGGTCAAATAACAGAAGAAGGTAATGATCCATTAGAAACAGGTAAATCATACGGTACACCACATGACTTAGCATCACTATATGGTAAAAGTCGCGCAATATCAGATCCAGGTAATGTACCTGCAGGTTATCAAGTTGATAGTGTTTTAGGTCGCCCTAAAGAAAAAGTATCCAATATTAATACTCAGCAAAACGCTTTTGGTAGAGATAGATTAGGTAAAAAAGATATGAAAATTGATGATCAACCTGATTATAATAGTAAATCGTTAAATGAAAATGTTCATTTAAAAAATAAACAGTTTATAACAGAAATTGAAAAAAAACTAGTATTCCAAATAGATAAATCAAAAGAATCGCTACTTGATGAAAGTCAGTTGCGAGATTAATAATTAGTTATATATTTATAAATAAAACTACTACTTAAATGTTAATAAAACATTCAAAATTTAAAAACACTGGTATTCTTTTTGAACTTCTAGTTAGACAAATAACAACTGATACATTATCAGGTAAAAATTCTGAAGCTTTGAATATTTTAAAAAAATATTTTAGTAAAACTGAATTAGGACGTGAGTATAAATTATATGAAAGTTTAATTAAACGTACTAATTTAACTGAAGGTAAAGCTAATATGGTTATTAATACAGTATTAGAAAATTCCAAACAGTTAAATAAAACTGCTTTAAAAAAACAAAAGTATAATTTAATTAAAGAAATTAAAAACTATTATAATTTAGAAGAATTTTTTAAAACAAAACTTCCTAATTATAAAACACAAGCTGCTATTTATACTTTAATTGAATCTCAAAATATTAATACTGAAAATATAATTGAAAATAAATTAGTTATATTAGAACATTTAACTTTATCTAATACTAAAAAAGAAACTAATACTAATACTACAATAGAGGAATTAGCAAACGAAGATAAAGATACTCGTATTTTAACTTATAAAATATTACTTGAAAAATTTAATAGTAAATATGTAGATTTTAGTAGCAATAAAAAAAATATTCTTAAAGAATTTATTAATATAGTTGATAATTCAACTAAATTAAAAGAATTTTACAATATTAAAATTAATGAAATGAAATTAGAACTTATTTCATTAAATAAAAAAACAAAAAACGAAGTAACTAAAATTAAATTAAATGAAACACTTAATTTTTTAGTTACATTAGGTAAAAATGATAAAATAAATAATGATAATATTGTTAATTTGTTACAATATTGTGACTTAATTGAAGAGTTAAAACAAGCAAATGAAAAATAAAAGTTCACTTAAAGATTTAGTCTATAAAAGATTAAAAGAAATGAGTGCTACTGGAGGTGGTGCTAGTGCAGCTACTTTTACCCTAGGTGAAGATGCTAATTATGCTCCACCATTTGCCTATAATCCAAATAAAAAAGCTAAAGGAACAGCTCATAATTACTACTATAAATTAGGAGGATTTAAACCAGTAAATACTAAAGAGCTTCATAAAAAAGCTAAAGGTATTGAACATAAAGATTTATGGAAAGAAAATAAAGAAGAAACATCTACATATCTTAATCAATTAAATTTACCAGATGATGGTAGAAAAGAATTTATAACAAGTAAAGTAGAGGATTTTAATACTATAGAAGACAAATTAAATACTTTACTTCCTTTATTAAAAAACGCAAAAAAAGAAACAATGGGCGCTTACAAAAAAGATCCAGACTTTAAAATAATGTATGGTACTCAATTTGCTAACACTTATTTAGACAAACTAATAACTTTATTTACAAACAAACAACAATAACATGACATTACAAGAACAATTTAACGCCATAAACCGAGGCACAGGAAATAAAGAGCAATTTTTAAAACATGCTAGAAATTTATTTCCTCAATATTTAACTAAACATTTAGATTATAATACATCAATTAATGTATTAAAAACAAAACAAATTATTAGTGAACAAACAAACGTTGTCACTAAAGGATTTGATATCTGGAATTGGAAAAATATTTTAGCTGAAGAAACTAAAGCTGAAGAAAAAGAAACATCTAAAGAAGTTAAAGGTAAGCAAGATGCATATGATGCTACTGACGTTAAAAACGCAGACAACATTAATGGAAACGAGATCTGGAAAGGATACTATACTGAGATGAAAGACCCAGCAAACGCAAATAAAACGGGAGATGAATTAAAGAAGATAGTAGTAAAAAACTTATCTAAAGATCCTTTGTACTATACTAAAAATGGTGAATTTGGAGTTAAAGGTTTAGGATACACTGATGAAGCGCCAGGTTTAGGTAAAAATACTCAACCAACATCTAAAAACGCATCTATATTAGGCGGACGTGATGAAGTAAATTCTGATAGTGATGTTGTTAAAAATAGTTTAATTGGTTTAATTAAAAAGAATGTTAAAGATACTTTAAGCAGTAGTGAAGCTAAAATTTCAATGCCTAAAAAAGTAAAAGAAATGTCTGTAACTCCTCAAAATTCTAAAGGTGTTAAGAAAATGGACATGCCTGGTGCTGAAAAGACAATGAAATTACAAGAAATAGTAACAGGTGAAAATCCATATTTTGATACTGATCCTTCAGATGGTGATGCTGATGAGGAGAATAATATGAGATATGGTGCTGAAAATTATTACGATAAAGGTAAAAAAGCATTTGAAGAAGGTGATTTAGAGAAAGCAAAAGAATATTATGAACAAGCTTTAGAATTTGGTAGTTACTTAGGTTGGACTGAAAGAGAACTTCCTCCATACAAATCAGAATCACTTAATGAAAACGAAGCAGTTTATGATCAAATAGCTGACTTAGAACATGATTTAATGTTAGCTGAAGAACTTGATGAAGCGGATGTTGTTAGAACAGGAAAAGGTGGAGTTCCTTTAATAAGTAAAGGAGATTTTGATCCAAAAAAACAAGATAAAAAAAGTAAAATTCCATTTTATGCATTTTTACCTAAAGAAGTTATTACTAAAATAAACAATAGATTTCCTGGTAGTATACAAATTATATCAAAAGATAATAATCTAGCAATGTTTATATCTCAAATGTTTTATATAGCTTTAGCTGGGATTACTAGAGGTAGATACTCACAAGACATAGAACGTAAAAAAACAGAATTAACAAGTTACATATCTGAAATTATTCCTTCTTTTGTTAGAGGTTTAATTAAAAAGAATGTGTCTACTGCTCCAACAAAAATAAAAGAAACTCCAATGCATTATGTTGATTCTAAATTAATTCCTACTGAATCTAAAACTAAGCAAATTTCTGGAGAAGGAAATGATAACATTAGTATAGATAATGCTAAAAGTAAAGCTATGCTTGATTTAACTGAAAAAGCAAAAGGTGGTGAAATAAAAATACTTGACACTAGAAAACAAAAAAGTAAAAGTACAGGTAATTTTAGATGTATAATAATGGCTGAAGTACAAACTCAAGATGGATATCTTATTCCTTTATTAGGAGATGATACAAGTTCACAGTTATTTCAAAGTCCGTGGGAACCTATGGCAAAAAATAGGTTCACAATGATTTATATTGTAAGAAATCTTAAAACAGGTCAAGACTTTGAATTTAAAACTCCAGAAAAAGCAATTGAATATATTGGAAAAAAAGGAGAAACTCCAACAGGTACACCAATACCACTTAAAGCTATATATAAAGTGAGAGATAATAGTCAAGGTATAACTAAAGAAAAAGATAAAGAATTTGATAATTTTGAAGAAGCTGACAAGTATTTTAATGATAAAACAGAAGAAAATTCATTAAATGAAGAAATGAATAATTTTATTGACTATGAACATTCAGATCTAGAACTTATTCAGTGGGCTAAAGATGAAGGAATGGAAGAATTAATTGTATTAAATCCTGAAGGTAGATTAGAAAATCGTGATGACTTATTAAGTGCACTTACAGGAATAGAAAGTGTAGGTGAAAAAGATTATGAACCTTATGATTATCGCAAAACTGACTTTACAGATTTTGGAACAGGTAATGATTTATTAAAAGAATCAAAACTTCGCTCTGTAATAGCTAAACTTATTAAAGAAGAATTAAAAAGAAGCAATATTAGCGGATCTGAGTACATTGAAATAAACGGAAAAGTTGTTAAAACATATATTCAAAATGGAGATAAATCATATAGTGTTGAATATGATGATGGAACTAAAGACATAATAGCAGTAAGTAATGATGCTTGGGATGAAATTAACGGATTACATATGGCTTACTAATTCAAAATAAACATGAAATCACTACTAATAGAAACTCTTCCATTTAATGTGTCGCCAATAACTCTTACTGAAGGTAAGAGCACAAGTGGAAATCCATTAGTTGAAGGTATTTTAGCAACTGTTGAAATTAAAAACGGTAATGGAAGATATTACTCAAAAGAATTGTGGGATCGTGAATTAGATAAATATAATGTCCTTGTAAAAGAAAGAAGAGCATGTGGTGAATTAGATCATCCTGACTCTCAAGTAATTAACTTAAAAAATGTGTCACATAATATCACTAAACTTTGGTGGGATGGAGATAATGTAATGGGCGCAATTGAAATATTACCTACACCTTCAGGAAATATATTAAAAGCACTTATAGGTGCGAGTATTAAAGTAGGTGTATCATCACGTGGAATGGGTAGTTTAAAACAAGTTGGTGAAGTACTAGAAGTACAAGACGATTTTGAATTACTATGTTGGGATTTTGTTTCAACACCTTCTAATCCTGGTTCATATATGTCTCCATTACGTGAAGGATTAGAAAAATCTAATGTTAATCCATATAATAAAGTAAATTCAATTATAACAGAAATTTTATGCTCTAATGGAGCATGTCCAATATTTTAATCTTTTTTTGTATTTTTAATAAATTTATACATACGTATAACAGAATGTGCCCAATTCTATGAGGCATTGACTATAATAAATCTTATTACACTTCGAATTTATTCACATTAAGTGTATTTCCAAACAAATTAAATTAAGGAAAAAAATGGCAAACAACCGAAACTTGCTTAAAGAAGCAATCGCAGATGCTAAAGCTGTAAAAGAAACAGCAATTGCTAATGCAAAAGCAGCTCTTGAAGAATCATTTGGTCCATTTCTTAGAGAAAAACTATCTCAAAAAATTAGCGAGATGGAAGAAACTGATGAGAACATGGAATATGAAAATCAAGGGATGAAAGATAAAATGATGGATGAAGTTTCTTTAGATGAACTTTTAGCCGAATTAGAAGAAGGTGAAGTTGAAGAAGAACTTTACGAAGCTAAAAAAGAAGAAAAAGAAGAAAAGGAAGAAGAAGACGAAAATGTGTCTATTGAAGACATGTCTGAAGACGACCTTAAATCATTCATTGAAAGTGTTATTAAAGACATGGTAGGCGCAGGGGAACTTGAAGCTGGTCATGAAGGAATGGAAAATGAAGAAGGTGCTAAAGAAGGTACTGAAGAATTAGACGAACGTAATATGTATTCTAAAAAAAGAACAACTAAAATGGCAAATCATGGAGAAGAAATTGATCTTAACGAACTTTTAAATGAGTTAGAATTAGAAGAAGAAACTCTTAATGAAATGGCTTCTCGTTACAAACTTAAACCTGAGTTTGAAAACAATGAAAAGGTAAAAAAATTCATGTTAGATGCAGCTGAAATGGCTTCTTCTATCCCAATGAAACAAATTTTACAATCTTTAGGTAAAACTGGAGATGCAAATATGAAACAGTGGTCTGAAGAAGGAAATGAAGAACTTGGAATTAATCCTGGTAAAGATGGAGCAAGTTGGAATCAACCAGCTATTAGACAAGCGTTTGAAAAAAAGAATGAAAGAACTGGCGAAGAATTTCCAAAAGGTCCAGGTTTATTTTCTAAGTATGTAGATGCTATAAAAGCTACATCTGCTGGAGGCGGAGGTAAAGGTAAAGGTAAAGGAAAAGGAAATCAGTTTAGTGATCTTAAAGAACCAGATTTAGGCGGAGATAATTTACAATTGCCTCCAGGAATGGATACTGAAGATGCAGATTATGAAGAAATAGACGAAGCGTATGCTACTATTAGGACTCTTAAAAAAGAACTTAATGAGATTAACGTTTTAAACGCTAAACTTCTTTACACTAACAAAATTTTCCGTAACAAATCTTTAACAGAATCACAAAAAATTAAAGTTTTATCAGCGTTTGATAAAGCAACATCTAAAAGAGAAGTTGAATTAATTTATGAAACTTTACAAGGAGGACTAAAAGCACCTATTGCTACTAAATCTCCAATTAGAGAATCATTAAGTTCAGCATCTAAAGCTTTAGGTAGAGCTTCTGTTAAACCAATTATTGAAAATGATGCTTTCGCAAGAATGAGAGAATTAGCTTTTGGTAAAAAATAATTAACAATTAAAAACAATTAAAAACAATTAAAAACAAAAAAATGAGTTCAATTCAAAATTTACTTGAATCCGCTAACCCATGGAAATCACTTCAAAGTGATGCTGGAAAATTAGCAACCAAGTGGACCAAAACTGGTTTACTTGAAGGCTTGGCTGACGTGCATAAAAACAACATGTCTATTTTATTAGAAAACCAAGCAAAACAATTAGTAGTAGAATCTAGTGCAACTGGACAAGGTGGTACTTTTACTGTAGGACAATCTGAAAACTGGGCTGGTATAGCTTTGCCATTAGTACGTAAAGTATTTGGTCAAATCGCAGCTAAAGAATTCGTTTCTGTTCAACCAATGAATTTACCTTCAGGCCTAGTGTTTTTCTTAGACTTCCAATATGGAACTAATGTAAATCCTTTTGCTAGTGGTGATTCTTTATATGGTACTCGTAATCCTAATGGTACTTATCCATTCCAAACTACTGGTACAACTGGTGGTTTATATGGTGCAGGTCGTTTTGCATTTAGTACTAACCAAACATCATCAGCTGCCGTTGCTGCAACTTTAGCTACTGCTTCTTTTGCTGATGTTAATTATGATACATCATTATCTGCTTCTATTGTTGCAACTAGTATTAAAAAAGTAACAATTGCTTTATCAACTATTCCTTCTTATGATCTTGAAGGTGTTAGAGCTTTTGTATTAACATCAGGTTCAGCTTTTACTGTAGCTAAATCGTTACCAGCTTTCACACAAATTGTTGGAAGTAATCTTACCTTTTTCTTCACTGCTTCAACAGCTGAAACTACTGGTACAGCTGCTGGTATAGTTACTGTATTCTACAACAAAGCTACTGTTGATAATAATCGTGGTGATTTTGAAGATGGATCTACATTTGCAGTTCCAAACGCACAAAGTGCAACTACAATTGCTATTCCTGAAATTAATATCAAAATGCAATCTCAAGCTATTACTGCTAAGACTAAAAAGTTAAAAGCTGTATGGACTCCTGAATTTGCACAAGATTTAAATGCTTACCAAAATATCGATGCTGAAGCTGAATTAACTAACATTATGAGCGAATACATTTCAATGGAAATTGATTTGGAAATCTTAGATATGTTAATTGATGATGCAGCTGCTGCAACTGAATATTGGACAGTGTTAAACAATGGTGTTTATAATGCTAGTAATACTAATGGATTTGATTTTCCAACTTCAACTAGTCAAACTGGTTTTTACAATACACAAGGTACTTGGTTTGCAACTTTAGGAACTAAAATGCAAAAAGTAAGCAACAAAATTCACCAATTAACATTGCGTGGTGGTGCTAATTTCTTAGTATGTTCTCCAACTGTTGCTACAGTTTTAGAATCTATTCCAGGATTTGCAGCTAACACAAATGGTGATGCCGCTAATATGGAATTTGCAATGGGTGTTGTTAAAGCAGGATCTATTAATAATCGTTACACAGTTTATAAGAATCCTTATATGACTGAAAACGTTATTTTAATGGGTTTCCGTGGTAAACAATTCCTTGAATCAGGTGCTGTATTTGCTCCATATATTCCGTTGATTATGACTCCATTAGTTTACGATCCAGCTACTTTTACTCCACGTAAAGGTTTAATGACTCGTTACGCTAAGAAGATGTTGCGTCCTGAATTCTATGGTAAAATTATTGTTAGTGGTTTAACTAGCTTATAATTATAAATTAACATAAAATAAAGTAGCCGAACCTGTAAGTTCGGCTATTTTTTTCATATTTATTACAAACAACAGTCTATGGATAATCAAGAAGAAGTTTTTCAAAACAAAAAAAAGCCTAAAAATCCTATAAAGTTTAAATTAGAACTTAATGCAGAACAAAAAGAGGCAAAACAAACTATTTTAGATAATCCTGTAACTTTAATTAAAGGAATGGCTGGTAGTGGTAAAACATTATTAGCATGTCAAATAGCGTTAGATTTAGTATTTAAAAGAGAATTAGATAAAATAGTAATTACTCGTCCTACAGTGTCTAAAGAAGATATAGGATTTTTACCTGGTGATTTAAAAGAAAAAATGGATCCATGGTTAGCACCTATTTATTCTAATTTATATCTATTATATGATAAAGAAAAAATAGATAAAATGGTAACTGAAAATCAAATTGAAATTGTACCATTTGCATTTATGCGTGGACGTACTTTTCCAAACTGTTTTGTTATTGTAGATGAATGTCAAAATATTACTCATTCACAAACTGAAATGATGTTAGGTCGTTTAGGTAAAGGAGGTAAAATAGTATTTTGTGGTGATTTATCTCAAGTAGATTTAAAAAGCAAAAAAGATTCAGGCATTGGTTTTTTCCCACGACTTGAAGAACGAATTAAAGGAGTTAAAATTATTACTTTAAAGAAAAATCATCGTCATGAAATAGTAGAAGAAGTACTTAAAGTATATGAAGAATTTAGAGATACTAACTAACATCAATTTTAAAGAGCCGTTTATTTAAACGGCTTTTTTTGTTTTATTTCATATTTATAATAGACTAATTATAACATTATGGCAGCTGGAAGATATTCTTTTACAATAGAACAAGGGGCAACCTTAAGTTTTGAATTACAATATAAAGATGGGGATGGAAATCCAATAAATTTATCTGGATACAGCGGAAAAATGCAAATTCGTACAAGTATAGATGCTGTAACTGCTTCTTTAACTTTAAGCAGTTCATTACAACCTGATGGAACAGGCTTAAATTTTAGTGGATCAGGTGGAAGTAAAGATCCTAAATCTGGTTCTATTGGAATATATATAGCATCTTGTACTAGTTCAATGCTTAATTTTAATAGTACAGCATATTATGATCTAGAAATTTATTCAGGAAGTAATTGTCCTTATACAGTACGTTTATTAGAAGGTCAAATACAGTTATCTAAAGAAATTACTAGATAAAATGGCAGGACCAAATCCTATTAATATTACACCTAATAATAATGCGGTAAACATTTCTAATACAAATAACCGTATTGAAGTTACTAACTTTAGTGATAATAAGTTAGTTCAAGTAACTCAACCTATTACTAATGTTGTAGAAATTTTAACAGGCCCAATAGGTCCTCCTGGCCCTCCAGGATCAGGCAGTGTAGTAGATATTTCTTATATAATGACAGGAAGTATTAGAGCTAGTGTAGATATAGGATCTAATATATTTTTAATTAAATCCGGTAGTCAAGTGCCTTTTTTAATTAGTAGTCAAGGAGCATTAACTATTTCAAGTAGTGCAGATAGTATTTTTTTAATAAAAAATTCAATTAATTTACCTATATTTACGGTTAGTCAAAGCGGAATGATAATTTTAGCAACACAGTCTGCGCAACTATCAAATCCTACACCCAACGGTGCTATTTATTTCACATCATCTTCATTTTTTGTTGGGCTTGACTAAAAGCAACATATTTATAATCAACATCTTAATATAATATAACATATGGCAACTTGGAAAAAAGTAATAGTATCAGGCAGTAGTGCAGAATTAGCAGCTGTAACTTCTAGTTTAGGAGTATTAGTAGGTACTAACCAATCAATAACAACCTCACCTTCAACTACACGTTTAAGTGGTTCATTTAGTGGATCATTTTTTGGAGACGGTAGTGGTATAAGTGGTGTAGCTGCAAGTTTTCCTATAACTTCAAAATCCGATTTAGCTAATACAGATAAATTCTTTATTAGTGATGGTGCTAGTAAGTACGTTACTTATGGTGATTTACTAACAGATTTAGCTGGTACTAATTTAATAGTTGAAGGTACTGATAGTTTAACTTTAGCTTCTCAAATAGTAGTTACTGGAGTTACTGCTTCATTTACTGGATCTTTAGTAGGTGCTTTAACTGGTACTGCTTCATTTGCTAATAATGCTACTTCAGCTTCATTTGCTTTAACCGCATCTTATGCTTCTAATGTTCCTGTAACTGCTTCATTTGCTTTAACAGCATCAAATATATTCCCTGCAATTACAAATAATGTAGATAATTATATTTTAACTGCTACAGGTAATGGTATTATAAACGGTGAAAGTAATTTATCATTTAATGGTACTTTATTAACAGTAACAGGTAACGCAACCGTTACTGGTGACTTAACTGTAGCAGGTACTGCTTCATTTACTAATGTAGACAATTTAAGCATTAGAGATAAATTTATTTTAATTAACAGTGGCTCTACTGCACTAGCAGATTCGGGTTGGGTAACTCAATATAATGCAGCCGGTTCAGGTTCAGCTTTTTACTTAGAAGCTAATTCAACAGGTACATACGGTCGTTTTGCAGTAGCATATGATGTTATAGGTACTTCAACTTCATTAAATGCTGATGAGTATGTAGTGACAGCTAAAACGGCAGCTGGTGCTCCACCATCTGTTCCAACGTGGGGTGGAAGTACAACAGGTTATGGTAATACTTTTATAAATAGTGATAACGGAGACATATATATTTATTCGTAATATTTTTAAAAAATTAGTTATGGCTTTTAATGCAAGGAATTTTACAGTACCTGAAAAGGTAACAGTAAATGATCAAGATAGCTTGACTCTTGAAGAAATTCAACTTATATTAGCATCATTACGTAATTCAACTTTTAAAGGAGAACACATAGAGTTGCTTTACAACACAGTAATTAAATTACAAAATCAATACATTAAACAACAGAAATAACAGTTATGAATATTTTTTCAATTGATTTAACACAAAATGAAATAACGTTCCTTAGACAAGCTTTAGACTTAGTAACTATTAAAGGAACTGATGCTAAATTTTTAGCTAGTCTTCAAATTAAGTTAGAAGATGAATTAATTCAAATTACAAAAATACTACGTCAAGAAGAAGAAGTAAAACAGCAAAGTTTACAAGATATGATTTCTAGAGAAGAAAAAAAATCTAAAAAATAACAGTATTTTTAATATATTTATTGTAGAATATGTTGTTGGCCTGAAAAGGAAGTAGGCATATACACGGCATAAAGTGTATGTATCTAACCACAATTAAATTTATAGTATAATATGCCATCATGGAAACGCGTGATAGTATCTGGTTCAGATGCTTCACTAAATACACTTACAGTAACAAATGGAATCACCGGATCACTATTCGGTACTGCATCCTATGCAACTCAAGCATTATCTGCTTCATTTGCACCTTCAACACCTGCTTTCCCATTTACAGGAAGTGCAATTATAACAGGTTCATTAAATGTAATTGGAAATACAACAATGACTGGTTCATTAATTGTATCTGGATCAACTAGTACTAATTTATTAGTTGGAACTAATGCTTTATATGTATCAAGTAGTGGAAGAGTAGGATTAGGTGTTACATCATCTTTAGCTGCTACATTACACGTTAAAGGAGGAACTTTCCCAGCACAATTAATAGGTACAACTACTGACGCTAGTTGGGATATAGCTCCATTAAATGTAGTGGCTAAATCAGCAGCTGAAGGTTATAATTACGGATACTCACCGGCAATAAACATAAGACGAAACGGCAATAATTCATACCCCTCTATAAACTTTGTACAAAACAGTCCTACATCATTTGGAGCTATAGTTTGGCAAGATGCATCATATCCATCTTATACAGCTGCAACAACTGGAACACACGCACTAATACAAGCATACAACTCATCTACAGTAGGTATATTTAGTATTGCTACTAACAGTGCGATAGGGACTACAGGAGTAGCAACAATGCTTCATATTATTGGAAATAAAATGGCAATAGGAACTGTAACCCCAACTTCTTTATTGCATCTATCTGCAGGAACAGCTGCTGCAAACACAGCACCACTTAAACTAACATCAGGAACAAACTTAACTACACCAGAAGCTGGAGCAGTAGAGTTTGATGGTAGTAATTTATTTTTTACAACAGGTTCAACTAGACAGATAGCGGTAGCAGCAACTAGTGCCTTAACTTCAAGTAGAATTCCATACGCCACTACTAATGGAAGATTAATTGACAGTGCTAATTTAACTTATGGAGCTACTGCTAATACACTCCATGTAGAAGGAGGTTCAACAAATACTTTATTTGAATTAACTAGAGCTGGTGAAATTACTTATAAATATAATATTAATAGTAGTAATGCATTAAACATAACAACGACAACCAATGATACAGAATATTATTTTCTTCGTGGAAATAAGTTTGGTATAGGAGTAAGTGCAACTGCTAGACTTCACATAGTAGGAGGAACATCAACCGCAAACACTGCGCCTATTAAACTAACAGCAGGAACTAATCTAACAACTCCCGAAGCTGGAACAATAGAGTTTGATGGTAATAGCTTATTTTTTACAACCGGTTCAACAAGAAGTACAATATTAACAAACACAAATCCTGCAGGTATAACTGGAAATTTAGTAGTAACAGGTTCATTATTAGTAAGTGGAAGTGTTAGATTAAATGGAAATGCTGGTGTAAACATAACTGGTAATACTCAAATAACAGGTTCACTACTATTAAGTGGAAGCTCTTTAGTAGCAGGTATTACACCAATACCATTAGCTGGAACAATTAAAGATGGAGTAACATCAGTATTAGGTAGTCTAAATGATTGGAATAGTAATTATTATCAAGGAGATGTATTATATTCAGAAATAGCAGGAGGAACAATTACATTTGGTCAACTATGTTATAGAACACAAAACGAAACTTGGGAATTAGCTGATGCAACAGCTGCAAACTCTGCAGCAGCATTTAATATGTTAGGCATTTGTGTTAAATCTTCAACTTCAACTAATCCAACTTCCATACTAATTAATGGGTTTGTTGAAACAGCTACATATGCAACTATTGTAAAATCTGGAGAACCTTTATATATGGCTACAACTGCTGGTAGTATGACTAAAATTGCACCAACAACAGTTGGAAATGCAGTTAGAATAATAGGAAATACTTTTTGGGACTCTAATACAAATTCAAAAATAATAATACGCTTTAATCCTGAAAATTCTTGGATAGAATTATAACACATAGTTTATGAAAATTAAAGGAGTAGTTACTACATCTATTACTAAAATTAATGGAGTCTCTATAGCATCTATAGTAAAAATAGCTGGAGTAACAATACCTGCAGCAGCTTCCTTTACTTCAGCAACTGGAGGAACAGTAACAACTTCTGGTGATTATAAAATACACACATTTACAACAGCAGGTAGTACTAACTTTATAGTTAGTAGTGTAGGTACTGCTCCAAATAACACTTTCCAAGTATTAATGGTAGCAGGTGGTGGTGGTGGAGGTGGAGAGTATGTAGGAGCTGGTGGAGGTGGTGGAGGAGTTATAGAAAACACAAGTTACTCTTTATCAAGTGGTGCAACAACATATGCTGTAGTAGTTGGTGGAGGAGGAGCTGGAAGTAGTGGTTATCAAACCGCTGGTACTAATGGTACAAACACAACCTTCGATTCAAATACAGCAGTTGGTGGAGGTGGAGGAGCAAGTCATGGTGCTAATGCTGGTACTGGAGGTTCAGGTGGAGGTGGAGCTGGTATAACAGTAGGTGACCCTAGCTATGAGTTAGGAGCAGCAGGAACAGCAGGTCAAGGTAACGCAGGTGGTAACGGTTCTGCTGCAGGTCCATACTATGGAGCAGGTGGTGGTGGTGGAGCAAGTGCAGTCGGTGGAACAGGGACTGGAACAAAAGGTGGAAATGGCGGAGATGGTGTCTTGTCAGCGATAGATAGTAATTACTATGGTGGAGGAGGAGGTGGCTCTGTTTACACTACTTCTGGTACAGCAGGTACGGGAGGAGTTGGAGGTGGTGGAGCAGGAGGACAAGGTGGAGCAGGAACAAGCGGAACTGCTAATACAGGTGGTGGAGGTGGAGGTGCTGAAAGGGATTCTCCAGCAGGAGGTAATGGAGGTTCGGGAATAGTAATAATAAAATACAAATATCAATAATGGCAAACTTTGCATTAATAAAACAAAACCTTGTGATAGCTGTAATCGTAATTGATAATGAAATACTAATTTCTAATGGAGTTGAAGTAGAACAATTAGGTATTAATTTTATAAATTCATTAAGCATTCCTTATAATTATGACACAGTAAGACAAACTTCATACAACTCAAACACCAGAAACAAGTATGCTGGAATAGGAGACACTTGGGATGAAATCAATAATGTTTTTATTTCTCCAAGACCTTTTAGTGATTGGACTTTAAATGAAAACTTTAAATGGGAAGCACCTATACCATATCCAAATGATAATAAATCATATGTATGGATAAATAGTGAATGGACAGAATTTACTTTTAACAATTAAAACAATAAAACATGGACAAATATATTTTAAGAGAAGGTGAACTACTAGGATACGGTACAGAATCAGTTATAGATGCTGATGAATATAGTATTGATATTACACTACCTTTAGTAACAAACGATGAGTTAGCTTTTCAATTTAGCAAAACCATATCAGTAGTAAGTCAAAATAGCCAAACAGGCTATGAAGTAGATGCAGCAAGAGCAACAGCTGTTGCAAACTATTTAATAGAAATAAATAAATAATAAAATATCTTACTTTTATTTTTGATATATTTATAATAAATATATTTCATGAATATTTCTATCTATCCGGGTTCTAGTTCATTTTTTCCGGGAAATACTCCATTTGGATTTTATGATAATGATTATCAATTTCAAACCGATGCTGATAAAGTAGTTACTTTTTGTGCTAGAAGATTAGGATATCCTATTATGGAAGTTGAATTGCAAGATTTAAACTTTTACACAGCATTTGAAGAAGCAGTTACAACATATGGAAATGAATTATATGCTTACCAAGTAAGAGATAATTTATTAAGTATAGAAGGAATTCCAACTTCTTCAAATTTAAATCATGCTGCAATTACTCCATCATTAAATAATATAATTAGATTATCTCAACAGTATGCTGTAGAAGCAGGAACAGGAGGAAATGTAAATTATTATAGTGGATCTCTTACAACTATTGCTAATATTCAAGATTATAACTTAACAGAATGGGCAATTAGTCAAAGTATTACAGGAGGAATTGAAATTAAAAGAATTTTTTGGCAACCGCCTCCAGCCGTAAATCAAGTGTATAACTTAAGTGTGTTCTCAGGTTTAGGAGGAGTACCGGCTGTTGGAAGTTATGGTTTATTTGGTTCAACTGGATTTTTAATGTATCCAACAAGTTTACTATTTCAATCTGCTCAAGCAGTTGAAATGCAAAATCAAATTTCATTAGCTGATTATACCTTTGAATTAATAAATAATAAATTAAGAATATTTCCAATACCATCAGATGATGGAGGTAAAATTTGGTTTCAATATTTAAGTTTAAAAGAAAGAATAGATAGTGTTGTAGGATCTGCTCCAACATCTGTTACAAATGTTTCAAATGCTGGATACAGTAATCCTACTTATTCACAAATTAATTCAATTGGTAGACAATGGATATTTGAATATACTTTAGCACTATCAAAAGAAATGTTAGGATATGTTCGTGGAAAATACAGTACTGTTCCTATTCCTGGAGCTGAAGTTACATTAAATCAAAATGAATTAGTAACAGCAGGAAAAGAAGAAAAAACAGCTTTAATTACAAATTTAAGACTATATTTTGATGATACTTCACGTCAAAAACTACTTGAAAGAAGACAAGCTGAATCAGTAGCTCGTCAATTTGAAATTAGTCAAGTTCCTATGACAATTTTTATCGGATAAAAACATGGCATTATTTGGATCAAGTAGAGATGTATCAATGATACGAAAAGTTAATAGGGAACTATTAGGAAATGTTATGTCTCAACAGTGTGTTCTTTATAAAGTAAATTTAGAAAAAACAGTGTCTAACATTTATGGAGAATCAACAAATAAAAGATATTACACTGAACCTACTATATTATATACTAGAATTATTAGAACCGATCCAAGTTTTGAATCAACAGATATAGGTCCTAATTATGTTAGAGTTGTCATTTTTGACTTTTTAAGAGATGATTTAGTAGAAGCAAATGCTTTTCCTGAATTAGGAGACATTATTATGTATTATGAAGATTATTTTGAAATAGAGCAATCATTTAATAATCAATTATTTACAGGTAAAGATCCAGATTATAATTACCAACAAAACCCATTAAATCCAGGATTAGAAAATTTTGGCTATAATGTATCAGTAAATTGTGTTGCTCACTATGTTCCTGCAGATAAAGTAAATTTAACACGTGAAAGAGAATAAATATGGCTAATAAAAAACCAACACCTAAAACACAAAGAGAAATAAGTATTTCTCAACAAGAGCCTTATCAACAGGGAGGACCAGGTTTTCAACCTGTAGGAAATCCTAATACTTCTGAACCAAATAGAGGAAGTAAATTAAGTTTTAAAGGAGATAGTACTAAACCGTTTTCACTAGGTATTCAAGATATTGATGAAACCATATTTTATTATTTTAATGAAGTAATTAAACCTTCAATAATTCAAAATGGAATAAGAATACCTGTTCCTGTAATTTATGGAAATCCTGAAAAATGGAAATCTATTCAAAAAGATGGATATTATAGAGACAAAAGTGGAGCTATTATGTCTCCATTATTAGTATTTAAAAGAGATGATTTAACTAAAAATAGAAGTATAGGAAATAAATTAGATGCTAATCAACCTCATTTATATAATACTTTAGTTAAAAATTATTCTAAAAGAGATTTTTATACTCCTTTTGATGTACTAAATAACATTAAACCAGAAAGAGAACAATACGCAGTAGTAATACCTGATTATGTAACTATAAAATATAGTTGTGTAATTTACACTTACTATATAGAACAGATGAATAAAATTATTGAAATGATTAATTATGCATCAGATTCATATTGGGGAGATCCAGCAAGATTTAAATTTAATGCTAGAATTGATTCATTTAATACGGTAATAGAAGTAGCAGATGGAAAAGATAGATCAGTTAAAAGTACATTTGACATAAAATTAAATGGATATATAATTCCAGACATTATTCAAAAAGATGTATTAGCTATTAAAAAAATTCCTGTTGTTACTAAAACAGTATTTGGATTTGAAATAGTTAGTGATATTAATCGTATTCCTCCTAAAAATTAAACTTGGATATTTAAAAAATTTTATTATTTTAATAAATTAAAACAACACAAACATGGAAAAAGTTATAAACGTAAAACAATTAACTGAAGAAGAATTTTCAGTTTTAAAAACATTAAATTCTTCTACTCAAGATTTAATTATTAAGTTTGGACAAGTTGAATATCAAAATCAACTGTTAATTAATCAAAAACAAGAAATTATTAAAGAGTTAGAATCACTAAGAATTCAAGAGATTAAATACGGTCAAGATGTTCAAAATAAATACGGACAAGTAAGTATTAATATCGAGACAGGAGAAATTACAACGACTGATTAGTTTTTGATAATTTTTTAGATATTTATAATCAACAAAAGTAAACAAAATATCTAAAAATGGCAGAAATTTTATTATCCCCGGGAATATCAGTTAGAGAACAAGATAAATCCCAAGTATCCGGTCAACCAGTACAAGCTGGAGCTGCGATAATAGGTCCTACTGTAAAAGGCCCTGTAGAATTACCAACATTGGTAGGTTCTTATAGTCAATATGTAAATAAATTTGGCGATGTATTTACAAGCGGAAGTGATGTATTTTCATATTTTACTTCAATAGCAGCTTATAACTATTTTAATAATGGTGGAGACACGTTATTAGTAGCTCGTGTAGTTTCTGGTTCTTATACCTCAGCTACAAGTACAGTTATTAGTTCTAGTTTAGCAACTTCAGCATTTACATTAAAAACAATTTCTAAAGGAATTGTAATGAATAATACAGGAGCAATGGATTCAGCTGGTGCTTTAACAAGCGGTTCAGCCGATAACATTCGTTGGGAAATTATAAGTCCAAACACAGCTTCTGGAACTTTTGGTTTAATAATTAGACAAGGTAATGATATAACTAATAGTAAAACAGTATTAGAATCATTTACTAATTTATCATTAGATCCTAAATCAAATAATTTTGTTTCTAGAGTAATTGGTGATTATGTTTATTCTTATAATCCTTCAACTATTCAAGTTGACTTAACAGGAAGTTACACAAATAATTCATCTTTTGTTTATGTAAGCTCAGTTGATTTATTAACTCCAGACTATTTAGATAATAGTGGTGTAGCAAAAAATCAATATACAGCTTCAATTCCTTTAGCTGCTAGTGGTGCATTTTTTGGTGCTACAGGTAATATAAAAGGTAACGCTCAATTTTACAACAACATTAACAATACAGATACTCAAGGTTTAGTAGCTTCAAACTACACTAATATGATTAATTTATTATCAAATAAAGATGATTATAGATTTAATTTATTAATAGCTCCAGGTTTAATTGATGCGTTTGCTAGTCACACAAGTGCTATAAGTAATATTGTTTTAAACACTCAACAACGTGGAGATAACATATTTGTATTAGATCCAGTAGGATATGGTGCAACAGCAACAGCTACAATTACTCAAGCTTCTTCTCGTGATACTTCATATGCTGCTTCATATTGGCCATGGTGTCAAATTTTAGATCCATCAAGTGGTAAAAACGTATGGGTTCCAACCTCAGTAATGATTGCAGGCGTTTACGCTTACAATGATAGAGTATCAGAACCTTGGTTTGCACCTGCCGGTATTAATCGTGGTGGATTAGGAACAGTAATTCGTGTTGAACAAAAATTAAATCAGTCAACTAGAGATGCTCTTTACACAGGTAAAGTAAATCCAATTGCTTCATTTCCTGGTCAAGGAATTGTAGTATATGGTCAAAAAACATTACAAACAAAAGCATCAGCTTTAGATCGTGTAAATGTAAGACGTTTATTAATAGAATTAAAATCTTATATTTCTCAAGTTGCTAACACATTGTTGTTTGAACAAAATTCAACATCAACAAGAAATACTTTTTTAGGTCAAGTTAATCCATATTTATCTTCAGTTCAACAACGTCAAGGTTTATATGCTTTTAAAGTAGTAATGGATGAAACAAATAATACAGCTGATGTAATTGATAGAAACCAAATGGTAGGAGCAATTTATGTTCAACCAACAAAAACAGCTGAATTTATTTATTTAGATTTTATTATTACTCCAACTGGAGCAACTTTCCCAGCATAATATTTTAAATAATCTTCCTCTTGAAAAATAGGGGAAGATTTTTAAAAATTAAATATGTATAATAAACAAAAATAAACAACTAAACAAAAAAATAAAATGGCAATATTATCACCAAACGAAATATTTTTTACAGCATTTGAACCTAAAGTAGCAAACCGGTTTATTATGTATGTAGATGGAATTCCTTCATACATGATCAAAAAGATAGCTCCAGTATCAGTAGATATGGGAGAAATTACATTAAATCATATCAATGTTTATCGTAAAATTAAAGGTAAAGCAAAATGGGCTGATATGTCTATGACTTTGTTTGATCCTATTACTCCATCTGGTGCTCAAGCAGTAATGGAATGGGTACGTTTACATCATGAATCAGTTACTGGTCGTGATGGTTATTCCGATTTTTACAAAAAAGATTTAACTGTTAACGTATTAGGTCCAGTAGGTGATATTGTGTCAGAATGGATTATTAAAGGTGCTTTTATTAAAACAGCAAACTTTGGTGAATACAATTGGGACACTGAAGCATCAGCAATTAACATTGAAGTTACTTTAGGTATGGATTATTGTATATTAAACTACTAATTCAATAAAATTAAATTTAAGCCTGCTTATTGCAGGCTTTTTTTATCCTTTAATATTTATAATAAATAAAAACAATGGCGGTTCCATCTCCAAATCCAGTACCAATTAATACTCCTATAGGATTAAAAAATTCATTTGGTAAAACCAATTTAGATTTAGAAAATCCATTAGTATTAGGCGGCCCAAATAATGACTACAACACAGAATATCCAGAATCATCTACTGGTACTCCAACAGGATTATCAAATCCAGGCCAACCACATAAATTTATTCATAAGTATACTCCAAAAAATACATATTTAAGTAAAATTATAGGTAGTTCTAATTTTGTTAGCATACCTGATCTTACAAAAGAAGTTCCATCTGCATATCCTTTAAAATTAGTTTCTTCATTAAATAAAACTAATTTAGATGTAGAAAATCCTGGTGTTTTAGGAGGTCCAAATAAAGATATATCTACTGTATATCCTAGTACTACTACTGGTGTTCCAACTATTTATGATTATCCTAGTGGTCCTACTACAAAATTTTCTCAACCTTATACTCCTAATAAAACATATTTAAGTATAATAAATGATAAAAGTATAAATTTTAGTCCACTATCAGGAGATGTTGAATTTCCTGATGTATTAAATATATCACATTTAGATAATTCACAAGAGATAAATCAAAAATATTCATCTGTGACTAATGATCCAACAGTATATAATGGAAGTACACAAAAAACTTCTCCAACTTTTACAGGTTGGTCAACAATTTATGGAAAACCTGCTCAAAAGTTAGAAATTAATTATGGACCATCAAGAAATTATTTAGAATATATTAGTCCTTTTTTAACAAATAATCCAAAAGAAACAAATACAAAAAGTAATCCTATAGACCTTAATTCTATAGTAGCAAATTTAACAGCAAAGGCTAATACAGCTATAGCAAAAATTTAAAATTTAAGCTTGTCTTATTGTAAAATTTTTATATCTTACAATATATATAATAAACACAAAGTTATACTAAATAAGAATTATGGATCAACCGACTAACACTACCACTCAAGAAACACCTAAATTTAACTTTCCAACAGAAATAATTGATCTTCCTTCAAAAGGATTATTATATCCAAAAGAAAATTTATTATCATCTGGAAAAATTGAAATAAGATACATGACTGCAGCTCATGAAGATATATTAACAAACCAATCATATATTCAAAAAGGAACAGTATTAGATAAATTAATGCAAGCATTAATAGTATCACCTATTAATTATGATGACATAATTGTTGGAGATAAAAATGCTGTTATGATTGCTTGTAGAATCTTAGGATATGGTAAAAATTATTCATTTACATATAACAATCAAGAAGAAACAATTGATTTAAGTACTTTAGAATCTAAAGAATTAGATTTAAGTTTAATAACTCCGGGTGTAAATGAATTTACTTTTAATTTACCTAACACTAATAATATTGTAACTTTTAAAATTTTATCTCATGCTGATGAGAAAAAAATTGACACAGAATTAGAAGGTTTAAAGAAAATTAAAAAAGATTCATCTCCTCAATTGTCAACTAGATTAAAATATATTATAACATCTATAAATGAAGATCGAACGCCTAAAGCAATTCGAGACTTTGTTGATAATCATTTGCTCGCTATGGATTCTCGAGCATTACGAGAATATATCAAAAAAGTTCAACCAGACATTGACTTGACTTTTTTTCCCGACGGGAGTGACAAAGCCGTTAACATTCCCATTGGACTTAACTTTTTTTGGCCTGACAGCAACTAGCGCTGGTCAAACTCGATTAGCTTTATTTAATCAAATTCATCAAATTGTATTTCACGGTAAAGGTGGATATGATTGGAACACAGTCTATAATATGCCTATTTGGTTAAGAAAATATACTTTTAATCAAATTAAAGAATATTACGATGAAGAAAATAAATCACATGAAGACGCTTCTAATAATAAATCTAACGTAGCTATTGGCTCAGACGGTATGGTTAAAGATCGCAGTATGTTCCAAAATCAACCCGCACCTCAAACATCTAAACCAGGCGTTATGCCTAAAAGACCTGCTACTTACAAATAGTTTTTAATTTTTAATATTTATAATAAAATATTTAACAATGGCTTTATCAGCAGATGAATTAGCAAGATTAGAAAAAAAGCTTTTAGAGATAGAAAAATTATCTACTAAACTTGGTGAAAACTTTAATACTTTAAATTTACGTCCTTTAGAACAAAATATTACAGCTATTGATGCTATTTTTAATGATTTTACAAGACGAGTACATGAAGCTGAAGATGGAACAGATTATTTAGTAAGTAATTTTAAAAAATTAGTAGGTGAAATTGGAAGATCAAATGAAGGAATTAAAGCTACTCAATCTGGTTTTAAAAGTTTAGGCAGTTTAGCTGAACAATTGTCTAATCATCAAAAAGGATACAACAATTTATCTTCTGAAGATGTAAAACAAATTGGAAAAAAGATTATTCTTGAAGTAGATAGATTAAATAATGCTCAAAAAATATTAATTGAAGAAGAAAGAGATCTTCAACTTCAAAAACATATAGCGAGAGTAAGAGGCGAATCAGAAATAGCTATTCAAAAGCTTTTAGATAAAAATTTAAACGCCCAACAACACATAAAAGATTTAATAGACGGCCAAAATACAGATCTAATAGAACTGCGTAATACTTTAGGAAAATCCGCTGTACTAGCTGAAACGTTTGCTAAAACTATGGGTTTAACTGGAGCAGCAGCTGGAGCATTAAAAGGAACATTAAATACATTAGGTTTAGGAAAATTAGGAGAAGCATTAGGTTTAGATAAAGCTTTTGAAGCTGCTTCTGACAAAGCTAAAGAATTAGCTATGACTCGTATCCAGTCTTTAAAAGAAGAAGAAAAATTAAAAGAAAAAAATGTTATTTTAGAAAAACAAATAAATGATTTATTAAATTTAAAAAATATAACATTAGTTAATATAAATCAATTAGAAGGTTTTACAAATGCCCAAATAGCAATTAGAAATGATTTAGAATTTCGAGGAATAGGCGCTCAAATTGAAAAAGAAAAACTTTTACAAGACGAAATAAATACTCAAAAAGGATTATTATCTATAAATCAAGTAAGATCAGGATTTGGAGGAATAGTTTTAAAATTAAAACAAGCTGAACTTGATGCTTTAGAAAAAACAAATATAATTGAAAAAGATATTTTAAAAGACATTCGAAATAAATTAAGTACAAATTTAATGCTTGTTCAATCTGAAAAAGATAAACTTAATGTTATTAATAAACAAATAGGTCCAAATCTAATGCTTCTTCAATCTGAAAAAGATAGATTAGCCTTACTTCAAAAAAGCAACGCTCAATATTCATTATTTGGTGACAAAATAAAAGTAATGAATACTTACTTTAGTCAAGCCGCTAAAGGATTAACAAAAATGTTTTCTGATCCTTTATTTTATATTAAATTAATTTTAGATGCTTTTAAAGATTTAGATAAAGGTATAAGTCAGTTTGCTAAAGACATGAACTTAAGCTACCAAGATGCAGCTAAAATGAATGATAAATTTAATGATATAGCTAATTCATCAAATGATCTTTTTGTTACTACTAAAGGTATTAGAGAAACAATGGCTGCTATAGGTCAATCTTTAGGCACTAATGCTATTTTAAATGCTAAAGATGCCGTTATATTTACTAAATTAAGAGAACAAGCTGGACTTACTAATGAAGAAATATCAAAAATGCAACAGCTTACATTAGCTACAGGAGGTAATTTAGAAGATAATACTAAAAAACTATTAGGAGCAGCTAGTATAACAGCTATGAATAATGGTGTTTTATTAAATGAAAAAGAAATAATGAAAGATGTAGCTAAATCATCAGACGCTACAAAATTATCTTTAGGTGGCAGCACAGCTAATTTAGGAGCAGCAGTAGCACAAGCTAAAGCATTAGGTATGACTTTAGAACAAGTTGATAAAATTGCTGATTCATTACTTCAAATAGAATCCTCAATCTCAGCAGAATTAGAAGCAGAATTATTAACTGGAAAAAATTTAAATTTAGAAGGAGCTCGTTTAGCTGCTTTAAATAATGATATGGTTGGTTTATCTAAAGAATTAGCTAAAAACTATGGCACAGCAGCTGAATTTAGTAAAATGAATAGACTTCAACAAGAAGCAGCAGCTAAAGCGGTAGGTATGAGTCGTGAAGAATTAGCTGGTACTTTAGTTAGAGCTGAAGCTTTAAAATCTATGAGTGGTGAGCAAGCTGAAAAAGCAAAAGAAGCATTTGATGCTAGAGTTAAAGAAGTAGGTTTAGAAAAAGCTCAAAAAGAACTTGCAAATGGAAAATTAAAAGATATGATGTCTCAACAGTCTATTCAAGATCGTTTTAATCAATCTATTGAAAAATTAAAAGAAATATTTGTTTCATTAGTAGCACCATTAATGCCAGTAGTTGATGCATTTGCAGGAATACTTAAAGTTGTAGGACCAATAGCTAGTATATTAGGTATGATAGTTAAAGGAGCTATAACTCCTTTTGCAGAAGGTATTAAATATATATATGATAGTGTATCTGGACTAATTGGTTTATTTACCGGGGCTAACAAACAATTAACAGAAATGCAAACTATAGTAGGAACTATAGCTAGCATATATTTAGCTATAAAAGGTTATCAATTAGCCCTTAATGTAATTCAAGGTGTAAGATTAGGTTTAAAAGCTCGAGAAAGTCTTTTAGACCAAAAAGCATTATTTACAGCTAACCAAGGTATAGTAAAATCAGTAGGTATGGCTATATTTAATGCTATATCTTCTTTTTCTAAAATTCCATTTGGTGTTGGAGTAGCTTTAGGTATAGCTGCTGCTGCAGGAATAGCATCTATGGCTGCTAAATACATGAATGGTAATGACGTTGTCTCCCCAGGCTATGGTAAACGTACATTAATGGGTCCTGAAGGAACAATAGCTTTAAATGATAAAGATACAGTAATAGCCGGTACTAATTTATTTGGTAATGATGTTAAATCAGAACCTAATTCACCAACTGAAAAATTTGAAGAAGGAAAAATTAAAGTAGGAAAAGAAAAAATTAATCCTTCATCTTCAAAGCTAGTTATAGACTATAACGCATTAGCAAATGCTATAGCATCAGCAATGTCTAATACTCCTCAAAAACCAATACAAGTTACTAGTAACGTTGTTATGGATGGAAAAGTATTAGCATCTACTATAGGTAAAAATGCAACTGAAACTGGAGATGCACTAAGAGTAGGTACTTCTAAAGTTTAATAATATTTATAATCAACAATTTAAACAACAAACAACATGGGCTTACTAACAAAATTACAACTTGCTGGTTCAATATTATCTGTAGCAAACGGAGGACCAATAGCTATTAATCCTTTAGCAACACAAGCATCAAAAATGCATGCTGCTGGTAACTTACCAGGATATTCATTAAACGGAAATGGAGTAGGTACAGTTAACTCTCAATATCAACAATATAACGATGGAGCAGTTAATGTGTTACCTCAACCCTCATTATTAGATTTAAATGGTGCTACACCAACTGAATATCTTAATAACTTGCCAACTTAATGAATGGCTTTAATAGATCTACTTAACAGTACTAATCTTAAAAATCTAAAATTTGGTCATGATAGAGCAGAAGGAGGATCAAGTAATCAACCATACATTGAGACTCCTATTAACATTAAATTACCTAATTTAGGATTTTTAAGTACTGATTTTTTAATAAGAGGCGGAATACCTGGAGCACCATTAGCAGCAGTTAATGATGTAATCAGGTTAGGGAAATACTTTACAGACACAAAATCACCAAACGGTCTTTTATTTATTGCTAAACAACTAGTATTATCTAGAATAGCAGTACAAACACAAGCTAGTGGATTGTTACTTAATGGGGGTATTTACACTCCATTGTCTACTTTAGGTCAAGCAGGTCTTGGATTTCTTGGAACTCATTTAAACAAACAAGGTTTAAATCCAATTCCTAACTCATTTCTTTCATTACCTACTTATCAAGATGCTTTACATCCTAATATACTTAAAAAGATTAATCCTGGTACATCTTACGCTAACATAATTAATATATCTTTAAATAAACCTAATACTGACAATAGATTAATACGAATATATGATGAAAAGTATAAAAAAGAACTAGGAGTATTTGGAGGAAGAGAAAATGTTTATAAATATGGAGGAGGCCCAGGATCTGTTTTAGGTATAGGCTTTACTCGCATTAGATTTGCTACAGATAGAGCAACTGGAGATGTTTTACGAACAGGTGTTAATGGTACTTTTTTTAAATATAATACAAATTCTACAAATTTTTATACTAGTAATTACAATAATTCTACAATAGATTCTCGTTATAAAGATAATTCAACAAATTCTTCATTAAAGCAATATCCTCATCCTCCTATAGGAGTATCAAATATATTAAATGATTTAGATGCAATTGAGTTATTCCCACGTAATATATTATCAAATAATGCTAAATATGAAGAAAAACATATGACTGTTCATTATGATTATTCTAAAAAAAATGTAGGATTAATGACTGATTCTGGTGTAGGATTTAGAAATAAACAATTATTAACACAAACATATAAATTACCATTTTCTGTAACATCTCCTATATCTTTAAAAGATTCTGTTGAAAATTTAAATACATATGGTTTAAAACCAGGTGCTAGTAATATGTACGAATATAATCACTTATCATATCCTAATGATTATTTAGCAATTCAATTTGTAACAGATGGAGTAGATAGAAAAAATGTAAATGATCCAAACTCAAATTATCAACCACGCAAAATGGATGAAATAGAAGTAGGAACATTAAGTGATGTAGATGAACCACGTAATACTTTTACATACCGACAAACAGATATTGATAAAATAAAATTAGAGGAGTTATATAGATATAATCCTAATCTAATGATAGACTTTAGAGCTAATATACGATTTCGAGTAGAATTAGATAATAATATATCTAATCCTGAAGACTATACTCAATTATTAGGTATAAAGGAATTTAATAATATTATTCCATATTGTAATGATTATGAAATAAATAGAATAGAAAAAAGAATTGGAGTAGGAGATTCAGGCAATCCTTATGATAAACATCTTTATAAATTTACTAAAGGTAGAGTTAAACTTGACGGAAATACAGGAGCAGCTTCTTTTACATCATATGATAAAATAACAACACAAAAATTATATAGTAGTGAAGATAAAGATTTTTCAGATATATTAAAAAAACAAAATGATTTAGTAAATTTTAGAATTACTTCTATTAGTAATAATAATCCAAGTGAAGAAATATACATGCATTTTAGAGCATTTTTAGGATCAATTAGTGATAATTATAGCGCAAATTGGAATCCTCAAAAATATGTTGGAAGAGGCGAAAACTTTTACACTTACGATGGATTTGATAGAAAAATTTCATTATCGTTCACATTAGCTGCTCAATCAAGAGTAGAGTTAATACCTATGTATAAAAAATTAAATTATTTAATATCACAAATGGCTCCAGACTATAGTAGAGCAGGTTTAATGAGAGGTCCTTTAGTTACTTTAACTATTGGAGGATACATATGTGATCAACCTGGATTTATAACTGGTTTAACTGTTGAAATGGGTGAAGATACAACTTGGGAAATAGGAATTGATGAAGATGGAAAAATGACTAAAATGGCTGGATATGATGGTTATACAGATATAAATCCTCAACTAGCTCATGTAATAAAAGTAAGTGGATTTAGCTTTACTCCAATTCATAAATTTGCTGTTAAAAAAGCAGATTGGAAAAATTTAGGAGCTACACCTTATATATTAAATTGTGGAGAGCCTAAGACTGCTCCTACTCCACCTACTCCACCTACTCCACCTACTCCTAAACCTAAGCCTAAGCCTAATCCTACTCCTAAGCCTAAAACAGATTCTAAGCCTACATCTAAAAAAATAATATCTGATACTACTACTTCACAAGTAGCAGGAAAACAACAATTAATTGATGCTATAACACGTGATTTAGAAAGAAAAGGAGTTATCCCTAAACAGGAAAGAAATAAAGATCCTTTTACTGCTGATATAACTAAAGATGATCAAAGACAAAACAATAATTTAATATTTCGAAAATTTGGAAAATAATTTATAAATGAATCGCTATCAAAATATACCTACAATTAAAATAAATCAAAAACCGGTTTATAGAACAGTTAAATATCCTGAAATTCCTTTAGATGAAAATGATATGTATGTTACAACAGTTCAAGGAGATAGATTTGATGTTTTAGCAGGACAATACTATCAAGATGAAAGTATGTGGTGGGTTATATCTATTGCAAACGCTTCATTACCTCAAAATTCATTAATTATACCTGAAGGTATTCAACTTAGAATACCTGTTAATATAGAAAACATTAAAAGTAGTTTTAACAATTTAAATTCATAAGTTATGAGTAATATAGTAGGAGAACCATTTGATGAATATGTAAATAAACAAATAAAAGATAGACAAAAAACACACGGTCAAGGTTTAAATAGTAATAGAGATAAAAATACTTTATCTTATTTACATTCTAAAACTAGTTGGATTAAACTTACATCTGGAGTAACAATAGCAGGAGATAATAATACTGCTTTAGATAGATTAAGTACTATAGGTCTTAGTGACACTAGTCTTTTAGGCACAGGTTTAGCTAAACAGTTTATTTTATTTAATGGCACATCTGATACTTCTGGCCAACCATATTCTGGAATAAATTTAAGTAGTTATGGTATTTTAAGTAAAGTAACTTATGGTATTGGAGGACTAGAACAAGGTTTTAGACCTATGCCTGGTATAACTTCAACTGAAACAAAATTTAGAAATAGAGGTTCAATTCGTGAAGGAACTATTAACATAAAAGCTTTTAATAAAGCTCAATTAGAAATAATTGATATATTATATTTAAGATTAGGCTTTCCTATGTTGTTAGAATGGGGACATTCAATAATTGTAGGAGCAAATGGAGTAATAGATGTTAATCCTAATTATAGCATTTCTAATGATCTTTTACTTTCAAAATATACAAAAGACACTGAAGTTTTAACAGCATTAGAAGACAAAAGAAAATCGTCAGGAGGCAATTATGATGGAATGTGGAGTAAAGTAGTTAATTTTGATTGGACTTTAAACAAAGATAATTCATATAATATTACTTTAAAATTAATAAGTGTAGGTGCCATAGTTGAATCATTTAAAGTAAATTTACTCACTGATACTTCTATATCAGAAGATTTAGGAAAAGGAGAAAAACAAGACGAAGTAAAAGCAAATCAAGGAAAAAAATGGATTGATAGATATAAAAGTACTAATACAATAGGCAAAATATTTTTTGAAAAGTTTCCACTAACAACTTCTGGTCTTTTAGGTGAAGAGAACACCTTACAAGAAATAAAATCTTCTGAAGATAAAAATTATATTATTTTAGGATCAGAAGATGCTAATTTATATTGTGTACGATTTGGAGAATTTTTAAAAATATTAGAAAGTGTATTACCTTGTGATGCCAAAACAGGAGAACCATTAGTAAAAATGATAGAAATAGATGACACAACAAAAGAAGAAAAACCTCAATATATGTACACAGAAGTTTTTCAAATTTCTGGTGACGCAAGAATATGTTACATTGGTGGATTTTCTCTTCAAGGAGATAATGAATATTCACATATAAAAGCTGAGATATTAGCGGAAATTAATGAATATTCATTTAAAATTTCACCTCCAGGAAAAAGTGTAGTTTTAGGAAATATTAATAATATATATGTTAATGCTGAATTTATTTTAAGTAAATTAATTAGTTTACAAGATACTGAAACTAATGAAGTTCTTTTAATTGATTTACTTAAAGATATAGTTTCATCAATAAATGGAGCATTAGGAGGAATTAACCAACTAGAAGTTATAGTTGATGAAAATATTAATACAGTTAAAATAATAGATAGTACTCCTTTAGCAGATGATACTTTTGAAGAAACAGAAAAACTTTCTGAACCTTTTGTAGTTATAGGATATGATGGATCAAATGCTGGATTTGTTAAAGATGTATCAATAAAAACTGAACTTACTAATGCTTCTATGGCTATGATGACTATAGGAGCTACAGCTAATGGCGCTATGGTTGGTGAAGATGCTACTGCTTTTTCTAAATGGAATGAAGGATTAAAACCTATAATACATGAAACTCTTACTTACAAACCACTTAATACAGTTCCTGCACCCCCAATAAAAACAAATTCTAAATTAATTGCTGAAGCAATAGAACAAAGTAAAGAACTTGCTAGTTCATATGAAGAATATTTAACAGAAAGATACACAGATGAGAATGGTACTGAAATAGATATAGAGCCAGATCAATCTGATACTACAAAAGAAATAGTAACAAATTTTTTAAAACATGTAAAGTATCTTAAAACACTACAAAAAAAAATAAATAATGATATTACTCCTACTTCAACAAGTAGTAAAGGATTTCTTCCATTAAACTTATCAATGACACTAGATGGAATGTCTGGAATAAAAATTTATCAAAAACTACAAATCAATGCTAATTTCTTACCAGTTACATATCCTGGTATTTTAAAATTTATTATAAAAGGAGTAACAAATAAAATTGATAAAGATGGATGGACAACTACATTAGAAACAATTTCAACCCCAGTAATTGAAGATGGTGTTAATGGAGGACCTTTAGGAGGTGCAAACCAAAGTAGTGGTGGAGGTGGTGGAGGTGGTAGCCAAGGAACAAATCAATTTATAGATAAAATAATATTACACCACACTGTTACTGATAGAATAGGTCCACTTGATTCAGTACATTATGCTATAAATTATGATGGAACTATAAATAAAAATCCATGGTTTGCACAAAATGGTAGTGATTTAGCTAAATTTGAACTCCAAAATTTTCCAGCATCTAATGATTTAAATTATAGAAGTATAGCTATTGAAATAGCTACTGATGGGCGTTTAAATAAAAAAGGAGGAGGATGGAAACCTGGAGATCCTATACCTGAGTCTTGGTATAGAGAAAGTGATAATTATAGTACTAACAAATATGTAAATTCTTATGGTAGGGATGTAATAAGTTTTGATCATAAGTGGGAGGGAACATACGTATACTCAGATTTTTTACCAGCACAAATGACTGCTTTACAAACTTTAATAACAGGTATTTGTAATAGACATCCTAAAATTAAACCTGGATTTTTAGGAAAAGATGTTTACGCTATGGTATTTGGAGGAGCACCAATGGCTTCAACACACACTAAAGTAACAGGAGATCCTGGACCAGGAATATATGGTCACGGTAGAGCAAGAGAAGGAACTCATGTTGATACTTTTCCTTCTCCTAAATTAGTACAAATGCTTATTAATTTAGGAATGGCTGGCACACTTTTACCTGTCAGAAAATTAAATTAAAATGTATTATCCTAAATCTCAAATAACAACTAATTTATATACTAATGGAGGAGAACTAGCATATCTTAATAATAATTTAAATTATAAAGGTTTTTATTTTAAAACCTCTAAAGGTAAATATTTTACAGGAAAAGTACCTAATGATGGACCTAACAATGAATTAATAAAACCAAAAGTTAATCAAACTGATATAGGTAATGAACCTCAAACAGATACATCTAATAAACTTAATGTAAATGATTTTAAACCTCAACCAAGTTTATTTACACCACTAGATTACCCTAAATACAAATACACAGGATTTTTACTACCTAACTCATCTCAACCTCAACTTACAGATAATGATTATACTTTAGGAGAATTTACAAGATATTTTTGTAAAAAAACAAATGAAGTAATTTACACAGAAATAAATAAAGATATATACACTAAACTAGCAAATAAAAATCCAGATTATCTTTGGCAAATGTACATTCCTTTTAAATATCAGTGGACAATATCTGGTAATAAAGAACAAGTATATAAAACTAATAAAAATGTAACTAAGTACATGATGGATAATTTTAAATTTATTATGTTTGATAAGTTTCTTAGAGAAGATTATCTTAAATTTTATAAATAAAAGACATACGGATTAGGACCGTTATAGCTTCGGCTATTAAAAACACCCTTTGATTCGCTATCTGGGGTGTTTTTTCTTTTAAATTTGGATTACATAAAATTTTATTTTATATTTAATTATATAAATTAAGGTTATGTTTTACATTATTGAAAATAATGAACAACTAAATGAATTTTTTGAAATAGGTTATGATAAAGTATTTATTGAACCTATATATTTTAATGATTTTGTTCATCCATCACTAAACGATATATCTTTATTGTATATCAAACCATTAAACGGGGATAAAGGTTATATATTAAGTATTAGTCATAATGAGGCACTTTTATTGAATTCCGTTGTTATAAACGATTTACTCGCTTCTTATAGTGAAATTTATGTACGAGATAGAAAATCATTTATTAATCTATTCCCACTTAAAAATTTAATAGACATTTCATTTAACACCCCAGAATACTCAGAAATTACAACACCTGCTCACAGTTTTTTTTACAGAACACACAATGTAGAGGATATTAACACTGTTATACCATTAGTTAAACATTATGAAAGATGTGAAAATATATACCGTAAAATAAAAGAATATTGTGTTAAACCTAAAAACAATAAATTTAATAATCAAATAACTAGTATTTTTAATTATATTGAAAGTAATGGTATAAAAATAGATAAAAAAACATTAGATAAACATTTTGAACTAAATAATGAATTTTTATCTATTAAAAATGACATAATACACACTCAGTATAACTTATGTACTACAACAGGAAGACCATCAAATAGTTTTAACACTATTAATTTTGCTGCTTTGTCTAAAGACAATGGTTGTAGAAATGCATTTATACCTAAAAATGATTATTTTATTGAAATAGACATAAGTGCTTATCATCCAACATTAGCTGCTCAATTAATAGGATATGATTTTGGAAAGGACACACCATATGAATACTTTGCACGAGAAGCAGACATTGAAATAAGTGAAGCAAAAATATTAATGTTTAAACAATTGTACGGTGGAATTTATAAAGAATATCAATACATAGAATACTTTCAATTAATACAGGAACATGTTAATAAAATGTGGAAAAAATATACGGTTGATGGATTTATTGAATGTCCTATATCAGGTCATAAATTTTATAAAGGTATAAAAGATATTAATCCACAAAAGTTATTTAATTATACGCTCCAAAATTTGGAAACTGCAAACAATGTTTGTATAATGTGGGACGTTATTAAATTATTAAAAAGTAAAGAAACACAAATAGTACTGTATACTTATGATTCTATATTATTAGACTATAATAAGGACGATAATATATTAAAAGATATACAAAATCAATTCAATAAACATAATTTAAAAATTAAACTAACAAAAGGCAAAAATTATGGCGTAATGTCGCCATTACAATAATATATGAAAAAGTCATACTGTTATATATTTATAATAAAATGAAAAACTGTATTAAATGTAAAATAAAAAAAGATAAAATTGAATTTTCTAAAAATCAATCTCAAAAAGATGGATTAAATAATATATGTAGGTCTTGTAAAAAAGAATACAATAACAAAAACAAACAACATAATACTGAAATTAATAAACAGTGGCGCTTAGACAACTTAGAAAAGAAAAAAGAATATGATAAAAAATGGAGATGTGAGAATAAAGAAAAACATCTAGAATATTATCGAATTTATTTTAAAAACAAATATAATACTGATCCTTCTTTTAGAATTTCTATGATATTAAGATCAAGTATTAATAATTATTTAAAAAACAAAAATACGTCAATGAACTCTCAAAAACTTTTAGGATGCACCGCTAGTGAATGGAAAGTATATTTAGAAAATCAATTTCTCCCAGAAATGACTTGGGAAAATCAAAGTAAAATTTGGGAAATAGATCATATTCAACCACTATTTAGTTTTGATATGACTGATCATATGCAACAGATGCGTGCTTTTCACTATACTAATACTAGGCCTCTATTTATAAATACAAAAATTGCTGAATCCTTAGGTTACAAAGGATATATAGGTAATCAAAACCGCTCTAAATCAATATAAAATGAATTTAAATATTATTTCAACACCCGCTTTCAATATGTATGATTATAATACAACTGATACGGACAATATGAATAACAGGTTATTTGCTACTTTTACCCCGCAAGAGTCAATTGAAATACTAGTTGAAAATTTATCAACTACCTACAACATAATGTATAAAAAAATGTTTATACTTTTTGTTAAAAGTACAAATGAATACGTTATTACGTATAATGTAGAACAAGGTAACGTTGAAAACATTCCTGCAAATACTATATTAGTACATCGTAAAAAAGAATCAAACACTTTATATACAATCAATGCTTTAAATGATTTAATTAAAAAATTAAATGGGGGAGTAGTTGATCCATCTTATAGAATAGAATGGCCTCATTATCGTAACTGTATCTTACTTACCCAACATGGGGATATAAAACAGCTTAACACTAAAATTTACAAAATTATAGATCTTTAATATTTATAACCATGATTAAATTGGTTAATTTATTAAAAGAACTTTACAATAAAAATTTGATAGGAGATGAACATGGAGAAGGAAGTATACATATAGTATATAATTATGGTAAAGATAAAGTTATAAAATTTAATCAAAATCAAGGTGAACCTATATCTGATCATATAAAAATATTTGATAAATATCCTGAGATATTTCCAAAAGTTTATGATATAGGTGAAGATTATGTTATTCTAGAAAAATTAGACGATAATAAAGCTAATTCAGAAATGTGGGAATGTAAAAAATATTTGTTTTCACAATCATCAGAAATTCCACCTAAAAATCAACATATCGCTAAATTAGTTCAAAGATCTCGAATTAAAGGACCAAATTGGTATAATTCTGAGATGATTCAATTAATATATAATAATTTAGATGATAGTGAATTAAAATCTCAATTACAAAAAGAACTACCAAGTAATTTATATAATTCTTTAATTAAAAATTGGTATCCCTTACTTCAAAATGTAAAGAATATTTCATGGGATTCAAAAATAGAAAAAGATATAAATGATGAAAATTTTGGATATAATTCAAAAGGAGAATTAAAAATGTTAGATATTTAAATTACAATATATAAACTAGTATTACACTACAAATAAAAAGGCATTCAAGAGCTTTATAAGCTAAATTTGGCCTGCAGAAAAATAAGTAGTATATTTAAATAGTAACCAATAAAAACAAATAAAAAGATGGATTTAAAATCAATCAAAAACAAACTGAGTGCCTTACAGACATCCGGGCAGAAAAAAGAAAAAGTAGATTATTCAAAATATCTATGGAAACCAAAACAAGAAGGTAAGTATCAAATTAGAATTATTCCCTCTAAACTAGACAAAAGCAATCCATTTAAAGAAGTGTTTGTACACTATGGATTTTCAAAATTTCCTGTCTATGCTTTAACTAATTGGGGTGAAAAAGATCCAATTGTAGAATTCGTAAAACAACTTCGTACAACCAATGACAAAGAAAATTGGAAATTATCTAAAAAATTAGAACCAAAAATGAGAATTTTCGCTCCAGTAATTATTAGGGGTGAAGAAGATAAAGGTGTTCGCCTTTGGGAATTTGGTAAAGAAATTTACATGCAATTATTAGGAATTGCTGATGATGAAGATTATGGTGATTATACTGACATTAATGAAGGTCGTGATTTTACACTTGAAGCTGTAACAGGTGACATTGGTGGTCGTCAAGGTCTTAAATCATCAATTCGTATTAAACCTAAAACTTCTCAAGTAAGTCCAAATAAAGCAGAAGTAGAAAAATTCTTAAATGAACAACCAGACATTTTAGAAATTCAAACTTTATATAAAATGGATTTTGAAAAATTAAAAGAAGTATTACAAAACTTTTTAAATCCTGAAGCTGAAGAAGAAACTGATGAAGCTATAGAAGAACCAACAACACCAGGTAATGATTTACCTTGGAAAGATGAAGAAACTACTGTTACTCCAAAAGCATCTAATTACAAGTTAAAAGAAACAAAACCATCAAAAGCAGACAAGTTTGATGCATTATTTGAAGACGAAGACTAAAATCTAAAATTAATTTAAAATGGCTAAAACAAACGACAAAGATTCGTTAATGGAAGCAGTCTCTAAAGAACTTAAATCTAAATTTGATTTAAATAAATTTAAAGAGAAAAAGCTATTAAGTGGAAATGTTAAATTCAAAGAACAAAAATGGATTCCATTTTCAAAAGCAATGCAAGATGCTTTGTCAATCCCAGGAATAGCAATGGGACATATTAATATAGTACGTGGTGGAAGTAACACAGGTAAAACTACCACGTCTATTGAAACAGCTGTATCAGCTCAAAAGATGGGAATTTTACCAGTTCTTATTATTACTGAAATGAAACACAGTTGGGAACATTGGAAAACTATGGGATTTGAAATGGATGAAGTTAAAGATAATAAAGGAAATGTTATTGATTATGAAGGATTTTTTCTATATAGAGATAGAGGAAAACTTAATTCAATTGAAGATGTAGCTGAATTTATTTTAGATATGCTAAATGAACAAGATAAAGGAAACTTACCTTACGACTTATTATTTTTATGGGATTCGGTAGGTTCTATTGCTTGTAGAATGAGTATAGAACAAGGTAAAAACAATCCTATGTGGAATGCAGGAGCAATAGCAACTCAATTTGGTAATTTTATAAACCAAAGAATTATATTATCAAGAAAAGAAGAAAGTAAACACACAAATACCTTCTTGATTATTAATAAAACCGGAGTAGCACCTGCTGAAAACGTATTTTCACAACCTAGAATGACAAATAAAGGTGGAAATACATTTTACTATGATTCATCATTATGTTTAACTTTTGGTAATGTTACTAATAGTGGAACATCTAAAATTAAAGCACAAAAAGATGGTAAAGATGTAGAGTTTGCTTTAAGAACAAAAGTAGCCTGTGATAAAAATCATGTAAATGGTATAACTACTAAAAACACAGTTATTAGTACAGTACACGGTTTTATCTCAGATGATCCTAAAGACGTTACTAAATATAAAAAAGAACATTCACATGAGTGGGCTGCTATATTAGGAGAAGGTAACTATAAAACAATAGAGGATAATAGTGAATGGAATGAAAAAGCTGATATTTCTGATATTGTAGAATCTGAAGACTAAATATGAATAATAAAGATTTACTTAAACTTCTTGACAGTATTAAAGAAGATACAGTACCTAATCCTGAAGAAACAGGAGAAAGAATTTTAATAGTAGATGGTTTAAATTTATTTTTAAGAAACTTTGCAGTATTAAATTATATAAATGCTGAAGGTACTCACATAGGAGGTTTAGGTGGATTTTTACGTTCATTAGGATCTTTAGTTAAACAACTAAAACCAACATCAATTTATGTTGTATTTGATGGAGTAGGTTCTTCTGTAAACAGAAAGAACTTACTTCCAGAATACAAATCAGGAAGAAGTGTTAATCGAGTTAATAAAAATTCTTTTGATAGTGTTGAAAAAGAAAATGAATCTAAAACAGATCAAATTATTCATTTAATTCATTATTTACAATGTTTACCTATTAAACTTTTATCTATTGATGGAGTTGAAGCAGATGATATTATAGCTTTTTTAAGTAAAAATCTTACTCAAGATAAAAAAAATAAAGTATATTTAGTATCTGCTGATAATGATTTTCTTCAATTAGTAGATGAAAATATCTTAATGTATAGATCTGTAGAAAAAGAATTTGTTACACCTAAAGATGTAAAAATAAAATATGGTGTTCATCCACACAATTTTCTTATTTATAAAACATTAATGGGAGACAAATCAGATAAAGTAGGTGGTGTAAAAGGATTAGGTCAAAATAAATTTGAAAAATATTTTCCTGAAGTAATGAATGAAAAAAATATATCACTTGATGACATATATGATATTTGTGCTTTAAAATTTAAAGAACATATTATATACTGTAGGGCATTAGAAAATTTTGACAATTTAAGAAAGGCTTATAAGATTATGAATTTAAGTAATCCTATGTTGGATGATCAAGAAAAAGAATATATATTAGAACAAGTTAAAGAACCTCCATATGAATTAAATGTAGAAACGTTTTTAAAATTTTATCATAAAGATGGATTAGGTAATGTTTTAAAGAATGTAGATTATTGGATTAGAGAGAATTGGAATATAATTGATAGATATAATAAAGCAAAAAACAAATAATATTTTACGAATACAGTTCAATATTTATAATAAAATATGGATTACCAAAGAATATACAGTCAAATAATAGAACGTGCTAAAATTCGTCAAATACAAGGTTATAAAGAAAAACACCATGTCATACCTAAATGTTTAGGTGGATTAAACAATAAAAAAAATATAGTAGAACTAACAGCAAGAGAACATTTTTTATGTCATCGTTTATTAGTTGAAATACATCCTAAAGAAACAAAATTATGGTATGCACTTTGGTTAATGACTATAGGTAAACAAAAACATAAATTAAATATTTATAAAGTTAGTAGTAGAGATTATGAACGACTAAAACAAGGATTTATCATTAATGTTAAAGGCAAATTAAAACCTGGAACTTCTTTATTCCAAAAAGGAAAGAAAAAAACATATGTTACTGGTCCAAAAAAAGGTAGTAAAAAACATGATGGATTTGGACAGTTAATTAGTAAAGCTAAAAAAGGTAAAAAAAGAATTAATTTTATAGTTACTGAAAAAATATTAGCTTGTAGAAGAAAAAAACCAAGAAATACAAATCCAAGAAAAGTTGTAAAATTAAATCCAACTACTTTAGAAATTTTAAAAACATATGATAGTCTTAAAAAAGCAGAAATTGACAATAAAGGAGTAAAAAATGCTATACGAATTCATTTAAAATTATATAAGGATGGATATTGGGCATATGTAGATAAAAACGGAAATATAATTAATTATTAATTTAAAAATAAAAATTTTGACACTCAATCAGTTAGAAAGTTATGGAATTTCATTCCAAACAAAAGTAATATCAGCATTATTAACTGATAAACCATTCCTGCAAAACATTAATGATGTTTTAACAGAAGATTATTTTCCAAATGTTTCACACAAATGGATTATAAATGAGGTGTTAAAATACTATGGAAAGTATCATACTAATCCTACAATGGATGTACTTAAAGTAGAAATGAAAAAAGTTGAAAACGAAATACTTCAACTTTCAATTAAAGAACAATTAAAAGAAGCATATAGATCATCTGATGAAAGTGATTTAACTTACATTAAACAAGAATTTTCTAATTTTTGTAAAAATCAACAATTAAAAAAAGCATTATTAAACTCGGTAGATTTATTAAAAGCAGGAGATTATGATTCTATTAGATTATTAGTAGATAGCGCTTTACGATCAGGTCAAGATAAAAATATTGGACATGAATATAATAAAGATGTTGAATCTCGATATAGAATGGATGATCGCAATCCAATACCAACTCCATGGGAGAAGTTTAATGAATATCTTCAAGGTGGTTTAGGTGAAGGTGATTTTGGATTAATATTTGGAAATCCAGGTGGAGGCAAATCATGGAGTTTAGTTGCATTAGGCGCGTTTGCTGTACAATCTGGATACAATGTTATACATTATACATTAGAATTAGGTGAAGGATACGTTGGAAGACGATATGATTCATTTTTTACTAAAATACCTGTAAACATTATAGCACAAAATAAAGATAAAGTTGAAGCTGCTACATCTGATTTGCCTGGTAATTTAATTATTAAAGAATATCCGATGGGTAAAGCATCAATGCATACAATAGAATCGCATATTAAAAAATGTATTGATTTAGATTTTAAACCTGATTTAATTATTATTGATTACATTGATTTACTTTCATCAAGAAGAAAAAATAGTGAGCGTAAAGAAGAAATAGATGATATTTATACCAGTACTAAAGGATTAGCTCGAGAATTAAAATTACCAATATGGAGCGTGTCACAAGTAAATAGAGCAGGAGCAAAAGATAATATAATTGAAGGAGATAAAGCCGCAGGATCTTATGACAAAATTATGATCGCAGATTTTGCAATGTCTTTATCAAGACAAAAGAAAGATAAACTTAATGGAACAGGTAGATTCCATATTATGAAAAACAGATATGGTGTAGATGGTATGACATTTAATGTTAAAGTAGATACATCTACTGGCCACATTGATATTTTAGGTGAATTAGATGAAGATGATGAAGAACAACCACAAAACGTTAAATCAACATTTCCAAAATCTTCTACTAATTTAGATCAATTTGATAAAGACTATTTATCTAAACAATTTTTTGCATTAAATAAATAATAATTTATTTGGCTTACTTTAAAATTTTTAATATATTTAATAGAATTTATGATAACTGAACCTAGACATTTTTACAAACCTTTTGAATATCAAGAGGCATTTAATTTTTATAAAGATCAACACAGAGCTCATTGGTTAGCTGATGAAGTACCATTAGCATCTGACTTAAATGATTGGTTACAAAAACTTAATGAATCTGAAAAGAATTTAATTGGTAACATTTTAAAATCATTTGCACAAACAGAAGTACACGTTAATGATTATTGGTCAACAAAAGTATCAATTTGGTTTCCTAAACCTGAAATACAAGCAATGGCTCGTGTGTTTGCTGATTTTGAGTCAATCCATGCTGAAGCATATGCTCGTTTAAATGAAGAATTAGGATTAGATAATTTTGCTGCATTTATGGAAGATGAAGCGTCAAAAAATAAAATAGATCGTTTAATTGAAGTACCAGGTGACACAATAGAAGAAAAAGCAGTTTCATTAGCTATATTTTCAGCATTTACTGAAGGAGTAAATTTATTTTCTTCATTTGCTATATTGATGAGTTTTCAATTAAGAAACTTAATGAAAGGAACAGGTCAAATTGTAGAATGGAGTGTTAGAGATGAATCATTACATTCAAAAGCTGGATGTTGGTTGTTTAGAAAATTATTAGAAGAACAACCAGAATTAAATAATCTTGAGTTAAGAAATAAAATTACAGAAGCATGTGAATTATCAGTTAAATTAGAATATGATTTTATTGATAAAGCGTTTGAAATGGGTGATATAGAAGGTTTAAATAAAGAACAACTAAAAGCATTTATAAAAGCAAGAGCAAATGAAAAAGTAATTGAATTAGGATATCAAGCAATTTATAATGATATTGATCCTAATTTATTAAAACAAATGGAATGGTTTGGTCATTTAACAAGTGGTAAAACACACCAAGATTTTTTTGCAGGACGAGTTACAAATTATTCAAAATCAACATCTGACTGGTCAGATTTATAAAAAAAAAATGTTAAAACCCCAATCAATTAGAAAAGGTACTTCCATTAAATTAAATGGAAAAGATGCTGAAAAACAAGAAGTAATAGATTTAAGCTCAGATTGGACTGATGCTCAAGAAAATTTATTTAAAAAAATGCTTAAACAAGGTGGAGAAATAACCATTAAAAAAGTACACATTAAAATTGTTCCAAAAGAAAAAGTATTAACATCTAACGGAGAAAAAGATCCAGGAATATTAGTAGTAAAAGGACTAGACTAAAAATATGAGTATACAAACAGACACCAGTAAATGGATTAAAGGGAAAAACTACCCAGAGTGGTTAGACGAAATAGCCATCAGTATGATTTCAAAAGGATATTTATTACCGGATGAAGATGTATTTGATGCTTATAAACGAGTAAGTAAAGCAGCAGCAAGAAGATTAAAACGTAAAGAATTACAACCGTTTTTTTATGAAGCAATTGAAAAAAATTGGTTATGCTTAGCATCACCTGTTTTATCTAATATGGGAACAGAACGCGGAATGCCTATTTCATGTTTTGGAATTGATGTAGGTGATAGTATTGAAGGAATTGCAGATGCAAATTCAGAACTAATGCGTTTATCATCTCAAGGTGGAGGAGTAGGAATTGGTTTATCTCGCATTAGAAGTAGAGGAAAACAAATTAAAGATAATGGTACATCTGAAGGTATAGTACCTTGGGCTAAAATTTATGATTCAACTATATTAGCTACTAATCAAGGATCAGTTCGTAGAGGAGCAGCATCAGTTAATTTAAATATTAACCATTCAGACATTGAAGAATTTTTAATGATTCGTCGTCCTAAAGGAGATGTTAACCGTCAATGTTTAAATTTACATCAATGTGTTGTTATTGATGATGAATTTATGAATAAATTAGAAAATAAAGATCCTAAAGCAGTAAAGTTATGGGGTGAAATATTAAAAACACGTCTTGAAACAGGCGAACCTTACATCATGTTTGGAGACAATATAAATAATGCAAATCCTGAAGCGTACAAGAAAAATAATTTAAAAGTATCAATGACTAACATTTGTACTGAAATTGCTCTTTACACTGATGAATTACATTCTTTTATTTGTTGTTTGTCTTCATTAAATTTAGCTCGTTGGGATGAATGGAAAGATTATAAATTTGAAAACGGAATGACATTACCTGAATTATCAACTTGGTTTTTAGAAGGTGTGTTACAAGAATTTATTGATAGAGCTAAAAATATTAAATTCATGGAAAATACAGTTCGTTCTGCTACTAAAGGTAGAGCAATTGGTTTAGGAATTTTAGGATGGCATACGTTTTTACAATTAAAAGGATTACCATTTATAGGCATTCAAGCAAATGCTTACACAAGAATGATATTTGAATTTATTGAAAAAGAATCAATAAAAGCATCTCGAGCTCAAGTAGAAATGTATGGCGAACCAGAATGGTGTAAAGGTACAGGATTAAGACATACACATCTTTTAGCACCTGCTCCTACAGTATCTAATGCTCACATATCAGGAGGAGTTTCACCTTCAATTGAACCCATTCCTGCTAATGTTTATAATTTAAAAACAGCAAAAGGTGTTTTTATTAAACGTAATAAAATTTTAGAACAATTACTTGAGTCAAAAGGATATAATATTGACAGTGTTTGGGAACAAATTCTTAAAGATCAAGGTTCTGTTTTAGGTTTACCTGATTATATTTTAACTGATGAAGAAAAAGAAATATTTTTAACATTTAAAGAAATTAATCAATTAGAAATTGTTCGTCAAAATGCTATTAGACAAAAATATGTTGATCAAGCAATTTCATTAAATTTATGTTTTGATCCAAATGATACACCTAAGTGGATTTCTCAAGTACATAAAGAAGCACATAAATTAGGAATTAAAACACTATATTATTTACGCACTGAAAGTGTATTAAGAGGAGATAATTTACAACGTTTATCAGAATGTGTTAGTTGTGAAGGTTAAACAATTTAAATTATGAAAAAATACTTACTACCAATTTTAATAGCACTGTCTGCACTATCAATTAGTGCAGCAGCTGCTTTTTATAGTGTTACAGGTTTAGCAAAATTATTTGCAGGAGCTGAAACTGCTGTTATATGGATGGCTTCATCTCTTGAAGTAGCTAAATTAGTAGTAGCTTCTTTACTTTATCAATATTGGAAAAAAGTAAATTGGATGCTTAAATTGTATTTAACTTTAGCTTTAATTATATTAATGGCAATTACATCAGCTGGAATATATGGTTATCTGTCTTCAGGCTATCAAGATACAGCTAATAAAACGGGTGTTGTAGATAAAGAAATTGCTTTAATTGATAACAGAATAAAAACACAAGAATCAAGTAAAGAATTTACTTTACAACAATTAAAACAAACTCAACAAAGTATTGCTCAACTAAGAGGAGCATTAGGTAATAATACTCAAACTTATAAAGATAAAGAAGGAAACATTTTAACTACTACATCTTCATCAAATAGAAAATCATATGAAAAACAACTTGAATTTGCTTTAAAAGAAGAAAAAACTATAAATAGTAAAATAAATAATTTAGATTCTACTTTATTAATACTGTCTGAAGAAAAATTAACTAAAGAATCAAATGCTGAACTAGCTGGTGAATTAGGACCTTTAAAATATATTAATAAACTAACTGGAATATCTATGGATAGAATTATTAATTGGTTTTTATTAGTTATTATAATGGTGTTTGATCCCTTAGCTATTAGTTTAGTTATAGCGGCTAATTTTGCATTTAACCAACTAAAATCACCTGAATCTTTTACTATATACAATGAAAAACCTATAGAATCTCAAGAAGAACCTATATATAATGAACGACCAAATCCAACATTACCTCCAAATACTTTTCAATCTAAACAATTTGAAGAAAAATCACAACCATTTTCATTTATTCCTCCTATTTTTAAGAAAAAAAGAAATGATGATGATGATATAATTACTTATTAGGCTTTCTTAATTAAGTTTATTATATTTAAATATAGAAAAAGTTATGAATAAAATAAAAATCTCACATGAAGTGCCTCTATGTCTTTTAGAGGAAAGTTTAAAATTTAACAATTACGATTATTGTCTTCCTCATTTATTAGATCAATATGAAGAATATAAGAATTTCTTTATAAAATCTAAAGAGTTAGGTAGATATACAATTATGGATAATTCATTACATGAATTAGGTGTTGCTTATGATACAAAACGTTTATTATACTGGATAAATGAATTAAAACCAAATGAATTTATTGTTCCTGATGTTTGGGAAGATAAAACACAGTCTGTAGTAAATGCTAAATCATGGATTGGAGTAAATTTACCTAAAGAAGTTACTAAAGTAGCAGTTGTACAAGCTCAAAATTTATATGAAGCAATAATTTGTTATCAAACATATAAAGATTTAGGATATAAAAAAATAGCATTTAGTTATGGAGCATCTTATTATAATGATCTTTGTCCTCATCCAAATAAAGATTTAGGTAAAGCAATGGGGCGTATTAAAGTAATATCTGAATTATTTAATTTAAATATTATTGATAAAACAGATAGAGTACATTTATTAGGATGTGCTGTACCTCAAGAATTTGGATGGTATAAAAATATGTCTTTTATTGAATCAATAGATACATCAAATCCAACTATGGCAACATTAGATGGAATTGAATATAAAGGTTATGGATTAATAAATAAACCTAAGTCATGTATGAATGATAATTTTAATATTGATATAAAAGATGTTAATTTAAATTTATTAAGTAAAAATACAAAATTATTTAGATTAATAAATGGGTTATAGAGTTTGGCTTACAAAAAAATAATTATTATATTTAAATTATGGAAGAAGAAAAATTTATATCACTGTTTGAATTTCTAGGACATTCAGCAGGAGGAACTTTAGGTAAAGAAGTTTATGCTAAAGCTAAAGAATTAAATAAAACTGTAAAACAAAGAGAAGTAAGTAATCCTAAGTATACAGGTAAAGTATTAACATATGAACGTAGTTTTTTAACAGAGTACTTTAACGGAATTAAAGCTGATAGTAATTTACCATCATTTGAATCTAAAGATTCAGATGGATATGAACTTCCATTTTAATATGAAACACGCGGTATTATCATTAAGTGGAGGAATGGATAGTAGTACATTACTACTCCACTTATTATCAAACGGTTACGAGGTAACTGCTTTATCATTTGATTATGGTCAAAAACATAAAATTGAATTAGAAAGAGCTACTGAATTAGTAGAATATTTAAATGGAACATTTATAATTGATGAAGAATCTAAAACTGTAGATTATCCACATTATATTAAACATCAAATTATCAAAATAGATGGTTTAGGTCAATTATTAAATTCTACATTAGTAGAAGGTGGAGCAGATGTTCCTGAAGGACATTACGCTGAAGAAAATATGAAAGATACAGTAGTACCTAATCGTAATAAAATATTTTCAAGTATTATTCAAGCTGTTGCTTTATCAATAGCAGATAAAAATAATACTGAATGTTCTATAGCAATGGGAATTCATGCTGGTGATCATAGTATTTATCCTGATTGTAGACAAGAATTTAGAGATATTGATTTTGAAGCATTTAAAATAGGTAATTGGGGTGCTGAAAAAGTAAATGTTTATACACCTTATTTATTAGGAGATAAATTTGATATTTTAAAAGATGGAGTTGAATGTTGTGACAAATTAAAATTAAATTTTGATGAAGTATATAAACGTACTAATACATCTTATAAACCTATTTTTATTAAAGAAACAAATAAATGGTATTCAGATTATAGATCAGCATCTTCAATAGAACGTATTGAAGCTTTTTTAAAAATAGGAAGACCAGATCCAATTGAGTATGCTGAAGTATTGCCTAACGGTGATTTTCTTCCAAGAACTTGGGATGAAGCAGCAGTGTGGGTTAAAGTAATTTTAAACAACTATAAAAAATAAATATGAAACAATTAATTTTCTTTTCAGCAAATTGGTGCTCAGCTTGTCAAGCAATGAAGCCAACAGTAGAACAAATAAGTAAACAAATGGGTATTCCTATTAATAAAATAGATACTGATTATGATGTATCTTATACAGCTGATTATGGAGTAAAAAGTGTTCCAACATTAATTTTGTTAGAAAACGGTCAAGAAATTAAACGTATAGTAGGTACTCAATCTGAAAACAAAATAAAAGAATTTATCAATGGATAAGAAATTTACATCATCAAAATTATTTGACGGATACAGTGCTTGTTTTCGTCAATGGAAAGCAGAAGATACACATTGTAAATTTTTACATGGTTATGCCATATCTTTTAGGGTATGGTTTGAAGGTGAGTTGGATTATAGAAACTGGGTATGGGACTTTGGTGGAATGAAGAGATCTAAAACACAAATTAATGGAATGTCTCCTAAAGACTATTTTAATTATCTTCTAGATCATACTGTTGTTGTAGCTCAAGATGATCCTTATTTAGATAAGTTTATTCAAATGGATAAGGACGGTATCATTCAACTAAGAGTAATTTCAGCAACTGGATGTGAAAAGTTTGCTGAGTATTTGTATGAAGCAATTAATAAGTTTTTGTTTGAAGAAACAAATGGAAGAGTTAAAGCAGTAAAAGTAGAAGTTTATGAACATGAAAGAAACAGTGCAAGTTATGGAGAATAGTTATTGGATTACAACAACCACATTCGGAGACATTAAAATAAATTACATATATGGTAAAAATTATTAAAAAAATAAATCATGAAATCAAATTTAACAGAAAAACTATTATCAATATGTGAAAGCAGTAAAGTTGACCCACTAACACCTTTTTCAGGAGTATATGGTGTAAACAATTTAACCGAAGAACAGCGTGTTCAAATTGAAGTACAACTAATTAAACATTTTGAGTTTGATAAAATTATATGGATAGAGTTGCCTGCAGGTATTGCAGAAGACGGAAAAACACCATTTGTTGTGAAATCTATAAGAATATCTGATTTAGAAAATCCAACTTATAAACATAAAGTAGGATATGTTTACACTGTAGGATTTACACCAAAAATGTATCAATCAGGAGAAATGTACAAACCAGTAAAAGATGGGTGTGTATTTGCACCCACAATATACGATTCAGAAACATTTGAGCCTAAACAAAGTATTACTATATCTTGGTCACCTGATTTTCCTCAAGACATTGATGCTCCGGTAAGAACATATGAAGATGATAAACAAATGATTCGTAATATGTTAGAAAAAGTATTGGATAATCCTGAAGAATATAGACCAATAGGATACATAGGATGTATGGTAAGATTTGCAGCAATTTAAAATAAAAAATATAATAAATGGAAAATAAATTAGATTACAATAAGATTCAACCTATCATTGAAGCATATACTTGTGTTCAAACTGAAGGTTCAAAAGCAGGATATCCTAACTTTTTAATTAGAACAACAGGCTGTACTCACAGATGTTATTTTGGTGAAGGAGGATGGTGTGATTCTTGGTATACAAGTATTCATCCAGAAAAAGGAACTTGGACTCTTAACGCTATTAAAGAATTATTTGAAACTAATCCACAAATCAATCATTTAATGATATCAGGTGGTTCTCCAACTATGCATCCTAAGTTAATAGATGAATTAGTCACTATGGCTAAGAACATGAGATCAATGCATGTTACAATAGAGACTGAAGGAAGTCATTTTGTTGAAACTAATTATAAAATAGATTTAATATCATTATCACCTAAGTTTAAAAACTCAATTCCAAAATTAGGAACTGAAACACCATTAGGAGTAGCTGTAGATGAAAAGATTATTACACAACATAACAAGTTTAGAATGAATCATGAAGCAATTAAAAACATGTTAAGCTATCATTTAGATTATCATTTCAAACCAGTTGTAGATAGAAATGATCCTGAAGTATGGAATGAAATAGAAGAGTTTATTACAACACACAGCATACCTAAAAACAAAGTATGGGTTATGCCTGCAGGAGATACTTTAGACAAACTACAACCCAACTATCCTTATGTGATGGAGGAGTGTATTAAAAGAGGATATAATTTTACTGGAAGAGCTCACATTGTAGCTTATAATGATAAAAGAGGAGTATAAAGTTAGGCTTCCAAAAATAAAATACTTATATTTAATTAAATAAAATAAAAAATGGAATTATTAAAAAAATCAAATGGTAGTATAGCTCGTACTCCGGAAGAAATAGAACAAATGATTAGTGAAGCTGAATTACATTATGGACATTTTTTAAAAGCAGTAGGTTTTGATTTTACAGCTGATAAACAAACAGAAGATACACCACGTCGAGTAGCAAAAGCATGGTTAAAAGACTTAATTGTAGGATCAGTGTCAAATGAACCAAACATTACTACTTTTCCAAATGATGAAAATTATGATGGATTAGTAATTCAATCAGGTATTCCTATTACTAGTATGTGTGCTCACCATAATTTAGCATTTACAGGATTTGCTACTGTAGCTTATGTGCCTAGTGAAAAAGTAATTGGTTTATCAAAACTAAATCGTATTGTAGAATGGTTTGCTCGTAGACCACAAATGCAAGAATCATTAACACAACAAATTCATGATTATATAGCTAATAAAATGGAATGTAGATCTGTAGCAGTAAGTGTTGCTTGTAAACACACTTGTTGTTCACATAGAGGAATTAAACATCCATCTGTAATGACTACAAATAAATTTAGTGGCGTATTTATGGAAAAAAGTAATATGATTAGAGAAGAATTTTTACACGCTATTGAAATGAATGGCACTAAATTTTAAATTATGACATCAATTAAAAGCACAATATTATTTTTTGGAGCAATTGTATTTATAAATTGTATAATTTTAGAAGTAGATACAATAAACACAAATAGATCTAATGAAAATAAAAAAGACATTTGTACAGATTTAGTAGACTCACTAAATGAAATTATTGTAGATCAAAAAGATCAAATACACTTTTTAAGAGATGAACTACAATTTAAAGAATCTGAAATTAGTTATTGGGGTCATAAGTATGATTCAATTAAACAAAAACACAAATGAAAAAAGTATTATCTATATTATTAATTCTATTAATTCTATTAATTAGATGTACAGTTCAACCTGAGTTACTTATTGATGAATTAGATGAATGGTCAGTAAATAAAAATATAATATATTATTTAGATGAACCAGTAGCAAAAATTGTAGTTTGGGAAAAAGCAACTGCTATACCAATAAACAGTACTTGTGATCGTTCAAAAGATTATAAAAGTAAAGAGCACTATGAATCAATACATGGAATTAATACATTAGAAACATTAATAGTACAAAACAAAAAGAATATAGAATGGAATAATAAACTAATTAAGTTTGTTAACACTAATTATAAAGGAATAAGAATAATAAAATAATATGAAAAAAATAATTAAATTTTTAACACTAATCGAGTCATATAGAATTAAATGTATGATTCATCAAGGGTGGGGTAAAATATGAAAATAAAACTAATAAAATTAGAACATTGGTTTAATAAACACTTTGCATGGTTTTTTACTAACGGAAACAAAACATGAAAAATATATTATTATATACTATGTTGTTATTAAGTTTAACAACGTTATCACAAACTAAACATATGGATTCTGTTGATTATGTAAGAACAATTAACATGTATAAAAAATTAGAAGTTAAATTACAAAATAATATAAATTTTCAAAATACTAATTTAAAAGCAAAATTAATTGAAATTGATTTATTAAATGAAAGTCTTGTTAAAACAAAAAAACAACTTAAAAGACAAAAAATTTATAAATGGATATTTGTTATAAACAGTATTGGATTAGGTTATTACATTATAAAATAAATAAAAAAAGGTTATGAAACATAAATTAAAAAGATTATTTCAAAAAACAGCTCTTAAATTGTTTAAAACAATGAATCCTAAACAAGATACTCATTTTAATGAGTATGAGAAAGAAAGTATAACTATTTGTAAAGAATTAATACATCAAGAAGATAGTACATTACTTATTTCTCCTATATCAGGTAAAAGATACATTGAAAGTGGTGACAGTCAATTATTTATTATTATTGAATCAAAACAACTTACAATTGTAAATCATCAATACAGTTATAATATTAATATTTGGACTAAAACATATGATTTAATATCAAATATATTTGACATTGAAGTAGAAAAACGTAGAGAAAAAATGGAAACAGAAATACGCTCAAATGTAAAACATTCATTATCTAACATTTATAAAAACTTAACTCATGAAAAAATTTAATAGCTTGTTTTACTCAGGATTATTTATTATATTAACTCCATTACTTATAATAATAGTTGTTACTTTAAGTTCATATGAAGTAAAACCACCACTTATAGAAAAGCCAGAAAAATATTATGATACAATTAAAGTAAAAGTACTATACTATGATACAATTAAAGTTAAAAAAATTCAATGGATAGAAAAAATAAAATCTGATACAAACCAAATAAAAATAGAACAATGATACAATTCGCAGCGTTTACAATAGTAATGTTAGTAGCCATAGTATGGGTTAACGGAATAGATTACATGCATAAAAATCATCCAGACTATAAGGGTGAAGATTTATTTGATGAAGAACCAAAACAAGATGGCAAGATACAAAAAGATAATTAAAGAATATAAAGATGCATCAGCCTTAGAAATATGGGAAGGTGTAAGAGATAACTTTACATTTGGTTTTATAGGAGCAACATTAGTGGTATTTATTGCTACTAAAGCTGATTTAGCTGTTTTAGTAGGTTACATAGCATATTACTTTTTTATGGGTAAAATAGTTAACAGACCAAAATATGTTACTTCTTTAGGACAATTAATTGTATTTCCAATTCCATCTGCTTTAGGAGCATTTGCTGGATATAAAATATCTTATTTAATATTAACAAACATATAAACATGGAAAAAAAACACGTACCGTTTATCTCCGAAGTAGAGGAGTTTAACATTATAATGGGTAAAGAGTGGCAAAATAGAACCACTCCAACTATTGATAAATCAGATGCTGATTTTGTAATTAATTTTATTCAAGAAGAACTTGATGAATTAAAACAAGCAGTAGAAGAAAACAATATTGTAGGAGTACTTGATGCTATTTTAGATATTACTTATGTAGGATTAGGAAATGGAGCTTTAGTATTTGGTTTAAAAGACAAAATTGAAGAAGGTTATGCTGAAGTACAAGCATCTAATTTATCTAAAGTTTGTAAAACTGAAGAAGAAGCACGTTTAACAGTTATTAAACGTTCTGCTGAACAAGGTCGTCCATGCCATTATGTAAAAGTAGGAGACAATTGGATTGTCTATAGAGATGATATGAAAGTAATGAAATCAATAAATTATTTCAAACCAGATCTTAAGAAATTTTTCTAGTGTATCAAAGTGTTTACTACGATTTTAAAACCTATACTTATTATCTTCGTGATGATGAAATTGGTTGGTCTGAATTTCAATATCAACCAACTTATTGGAAACGTGTTGATAAATGGCAAGAAAATGCTCAACCTGTTTTAACTGGAGGATGGGCTGTTCCTACTAAAAAATTAGACAAAGAAGATCCTAATTTACTAGAAAAGGACATTGATAAATCATTATTAGTATTACGAGAGCTATATTATAAATTAGATGATGTTGTTCCTTCTTGGCATAACATTGTTTATTTAGACATTGAGATTGAAATGGGAGGTGCTTTAACACCTGAATATATTAAAGCTGCTCCTATGCCTATCACATCTATTGCTTTAAGAGATGTTACTACTAAACAATATATTTGTTTTATTGTAGATAAAAGTAAAGAAATACAAGAAACAATTCAAGATGGTAAACATATTATTCCTTGCTACTCAGAAAAAGAATTAGTTAAAAAATTCTTAGACAAATGGGAAGAATTAGATCCAACAATAGTAGTAGGATACAATTCAGCTTACTTTGACATTCCTTATATGTACTTTAGAATTAAACAAATATTAGGTGAAAATGAAATAAACAGAATGTCTCCTATTAGAAAAGTAAGTTTTAGAGAATTTGCAGGTGCTTTACAAGTAACTATAGGAGGAATAAATCACTTAGACTATATGTTACTTCATAAAAAGTACATTATGAAGGAAGAATCATCATATAAATTAGGAGACATAGGAACTAAATATGTTAATTTAGGTAAAGTAGAATATGAAGGTAATTTAAATACTTTATTTAAAAATGACATAAATCGTTTTATAGACTATAACTTACGTGATGTTGAAATTATTGAGAAATTAGAAGAAAAATTAAAATTTATCGAATTAACAATAATGATTTCTCATATTTGTAATATACCTTATGAAAGTGTGTATTATAATACAGTTATGAATGAAGGCGCAATATTAAAACATTTAAAACGAGAAGGTATAATATCACCAAATAAGCCAACTACTCATAATCCCGCTTTAAAAGCGGTGAATATATCTTATGCTGGTGGGTATTTACTAGAACCAATACCTGGTTTGTATTTTGATGTTATTGACTTAGACTTTACATCACTGTATCCATCTATTATTAAATCACTTAATTTAGGCATTGAAACACTAATAGGTAGAATTAAAATAGAAGATAATCCAACTTATGAACAAAATCATTCATTAGAAAAACTTAAAGAAAGAAATCCTGAAGAACTAATTATAATTGAAAAATTAAATAAAAAGAATTATACTTTAAAAGCAGCACAAGTAAAATTAAAAGATGTAATTAATTTAATTGAACAAAATGATTACACAATTGCTGCCTCTGGAGCTATATTTGACACTAATGAAAAAAGTGTTGTGTCAACTATTTTAGCAGGTTGGTTTGAAAAACGAGAGCACTATAGAGGACTAAAGAAAACAGCTGGTAAAGCAGAGGATTGGGCAAATTATAAATTATATGATTTATTTCAACATTCATTTAAGATTTTACAGAACGCAATGTATGGTACATTTGCTAAAAACGGTTGGAGATACACTGATGGACATTTAATTTGTAGTGCTGCTATAACTAACAGTGGTCAAAGATTAACACAAGAATCTATTGTGTTTGTAAATGATAAAATTAATACTGAAATAAAAGAAGAAAAACAAAATATTTGCATTTCAGATACTGATTCATTATACATTGTGTTAGGTGATTTACTTAAATTTAGACATCCAAATTTTAAACCTGAAGAAAAAAATAATTTTATATTAACATTAGCTCAAGAAATCCAAAATGATGCTAATTTTTATTTAAATGAGTTAAGTAAGCGTTTATTTAACATAACTCCAGATACTCACCATTTTCAACTAAAACAAGAAGTAATATGTGCTGGAGTATTAACTACAGGTAAACGTCGTTATGCAATGTACGTTACTAACAAAGAAGGAGTACCAGTTGATGAATTAGACATGAAAGGACTTGAATTAATGAAGTCTAACATGAATAAATTATTTAAAAAGTTTGGTGAAGACTTTATTAAGAATGTTTTATTTGGTAAAGATAAAACTGAAATAGACAATTCAATAGTTGACTTTTATAAATCACTTAAAACATTAGATCCTAAAGTACTAGGCAAACCTACAGGAGTAAAACAAATAACAAATTATCAAATTAAAGCAAACACTGGAGAAATATTTAGTCGATTTAAATTAAAAGCGCCTTTTAACACAAAAGCTGCGGTTCGTTACAATGATTTACTTAAATTTAAAAAGTTAGACAAAAAATATGAATCTATTATTGAAGGAGATAAATTATTTGTAATTAATTTAAAACAAAATCCATTTAACATAGAAACAATAGGTGTTCCAAATGCCCAAGTGCCCCCCGAAATAGAAGAATTTGTTAAAACATATATTGATGTTGAGGAAATATTTGACTCATTATTAGCTAATAAATTAAAATCGTTGTATAATGATTTAAAGTGGGAGTTTCCAACTCTTAATCCAAATGTTAAAAAGTTTTTTGCTTTCCAATAAAAAATACATATATTAAAGTTATGATTTCAAAATTTGAATTACTAAGTGTTATAAACAAATATTATCTAAACGGAATAAATGAAGCCGTTAAATGGGACATTAAAGATAAATCTATAACTATTAAATTTACTTCACCAACAAAAGAAATGATTGGAGAAGTAACTCATAATAAGTTTGAATTACCTGATTCAACAGTAGGAATAAGTAATACAACACAATTACTTAAATTAATTAGTACTACAGGAGGAGAGGTAATGTTAAATTATATTAAAAATAATAAAATATTTTCCAAACTAATAATTTCAGACAATCAATTTACTATTAATTATACTTTAGCAGACATATTAACTATACCTAAATCAGGTAATTACACAGGTCCTGAAGAATATAATTTAGAAACAGAATTAAACACTGAAATTATAAATGCTTTAATAAAAGCAAAATCATCATTGCCTGAAAGTACTACAGTTATGTTAACTCCAATGTTAAGTTTAGATGGTGAATTTCAACTAGAATTAATGTTTGGTGGTGACATAGAGTATGCAAATAAAATATCTTATTTTATATCTAATTTTACACAAAAAGATTTACCGTCTCAATTCACATTAGGATTTGGTTCTGATTTACTTAAAGAAATATTAAACGTAAATAAAGAAGCAACTAAAGCTAAGATGAGTATTAATTTAGAAGGATTAATGAAATTAGAGTTTGAAACTGAAAATATAAAATCAATTTATTACATTGTTAAAAAAGATATATAATGTTTACAATTCCTATCACATTTATAGACTACAATCAAGATCTATATATTCTTAAAAGAGTAATTAAAGAAAGTTCACGTCCAATTCTTGATGATTGGAAAGAATATCTAAGTGTAGATACTGTTCTTAAAAAAGATGGTTTACTTTATTTTTTACAAAAAGTAGATGAAGCGCAAATTATTGAAGAAAACAATGTTAAGCTTGGAGAATCAGTTGAAAGTTAATATATTTATACTAAATAAAAGTCATGGAAAAAATAAAGTTACAAGCTGTATTTAACAGCATCATTGTTAAACCTCATGAAGAAGAGGAAACAACTTATGGTTCAATCGTAGTTCCAGATTTAGGAAAAGAAAAACACTTATCAGGTACTATTGTATCTGTTGGTGAAGGTTCTTATACTGTAACAGGAGCATTTATCCCAACTACACTTAAAGTAGGACAAAAAGTAATTTTGCCTCCAATGGGTCCTGTTAAGATTGAAAGTGAAGGAGTAGAATATCTTGGGTGTAATGAAAACCAAGTATTAGCAATTATTAACGATTAAAATCAAAACAAATGAATAAAGTTGTAGAATCGGGGTCCGACGCCCGAAAAAAATTAGTCAAGGGTATTAACAAAGTAGCAAATGCTGTTACTTCTACTTTAGGTCCAAACGGACGAAATGTTATTTACACAGAATATGGTGAAGTAAGAAGCACTAAAGATGGAGTTACTGTTGCAAAACAAATTTCTAATTTAGAAGATCCAATTGAAGAATTAGGAGTACAGATGATTAAACAAGCATCTATTAAAACAGCAAACAATGCAGGTGATGGTACAACTACTTCTACTTTGTTAGCTCAAAGTATTATTAATGAAGGTCTAAATTATTTAGACAAAGGAGCAAATGCAGTTGAAATTAAAAGAGGAATTGATTTAGCAGTAAAAGAAGTAATAACTTGTTTACGTAAAGAAATATCTAAAGATATCACATCAGAAAATCAATTAGAACAAATTGCAACTATTTCATCAAATAATGATCCTGAAATTGGAAAATTAATTGCCACAGCAATAGAAAAAGTAGGACGTGAAGGAGTAGTTCACATTGAAGAAAGTAAATCTGGAGACACATACTTAGAAACAGTAGAAGGTATGCAATTTGATCGTGGTTATAAATCACATTATTTTGTTACAAACAATGCTGATATGACTTGTACTTTAGAAGATCCGTACATTTTAATTGCAGATAGAAAATTTACACAAGTAAAAGATTTACTACCAATTTTAGAAGGTGTTTCATCATCAGGTAAATCATTATTAATCATTGCTGAAGACATTGACAACGAGGCTTTATCAACATTAGTAGTAAATAAAATGAGAGGTACTTTAAAAGTAGCAGCAGTAAAAGCTCCTGATTTTGGAGATCGTCGTAAATTAATTTTAGAAGACATTGCTGTGTTAACTGGTGGTCAAGTATTTAGTTCTGAAAAAGGAATGAAATTAGATAAATTTTCTTGGGATTGGTTTGGAAATGCTCGTTTAGTTACAATATCTAAAGATCAAACAACACTTGTTGATGGTAAAGGTAAAACTGAAAAAATTGAAGAGCGTATTGATGAATTACAAAATCAAATTGAAAAATCAACTGTAGCATTTGAAAAAGAAAAACTACAAGAACGTTTAGCAAAATTTGTAGGTGGAATAGCAATTATTCACGTAGGTGGAAATTCAGAATTAGAAATGAAAGAAACTAAAGATAGAGTTGACGATGCTTTACACGCCACAAAAGCAGCGATTGAAGAAGGTATTGTACCAGGTGGAGGATCAGCATTATTATACGCTCGTGAAGCTATTACTAAAAATAGAACCGAATTAGATTCTGATGTTCACATTGGTAAAAATATTGTTTATAAAGCATGTGCTGCTCCATTTATGAAAATTTTAACTAATGCTGGTTACACAGAAGGAGAATGTTACGGTTTAATTAATCAAATGGGCTTAGAAAATAACTTTACAGGTTATAATTTAAAAACAGAAACATTTGTAAATATGGCAGAAGCTGGTATTATTGATCCATCTAAAGTTACTCGTAACGCATTAGAAAATGCAGCATCAGTAGCAGGTACAGTATTATTAACTGAAGCAGCAATTGTTGAAATAAATTTAGATAAAAATCAAAGTGATCCAATGGCTGGAATGGCTGGTATGATGTAATATGGAACAAGTAGAAAAAAATATATTAATAGCGAAGCGTGTCCCACCTGGGGACCGCTGGTCGCTACTTAATGAAGATAAAGTTTATACTTCATTAACTGAAACATTAGAAGCATATTTCAAAAAATCAGGAGTAGGATGTGATTTTAGACTTTCACCGCTAAAAGGTGAATTACATATGATATCAACTGAAGAAATTACTCCTGAACCACCTAAAAAATTTAACATTTACGGTGATTATTAAATTTGGCTTTCTAAAAAAAGTTTTGTATATTTAATTAAAATAAAAGTTATGTCAAAAAGGTTACACACAATATTAAACGAAAAATATCGTCCTAATACTTTAGAAGGTTATATTTGTAAAGAAGATATTAAAACTAAATTTGAGGAATTTATTAAGAATCAAGATATTCCTCATCTTTTATTTGCAGGTAAACCAGGTGCAGGTAAAACAACAATCGCTAAAATATTAGTTAAAAATATAGATTGTGATTACTTATACATCAATGCTACTGATGAACGTTCAATAGAAGTAATGAGAGACAAAGTAGGAGCATTTGCTGCTGCTGGATCATTTAAACCACTTAAAGTAGTGATTTTAGATGAAGCAACTCATTTACTTCAAGCATCACAGGTTATACTGTTAAACATGATGGAAACATATAGTTTAACTACTCGTTTTATTTTAACAGGAAATTATCCAGAACGATTAATTGATCCACTAAGAAGTAGATGTCAAGAGTTTGATTTACAACCACCGTCTAAAAAAATAATAGCTCAACATATTTCAGTTATTTTAGATAAAGAAAATATTGAATATGAAATACCTGATTTAGTTACTATTATAAATAAATATTTTCCTGATTTTAGAAAAATTATTAATAACTGTCAAAAATATACTATAGATGGTGCTTTAAGATTAGACACAATGTCTAATACAGATGATAACTATCAAAGTAAAATACTAGATGAATTAAAAAAACCGTCTATAAAATCGTTTAACGCTATTAGACAACTTATTGCTAATACTGAAACAGATGATTTTGAATCGATGTATGTGTTTTTATACAATAAATTAAGTGAATATGCTAACGGAAATGAAGGTATAATTATATGTTATTTAGAAGAGTATATGTACCATGCAACATTTAGAATAGACAAAGAAATTAATATTATGGCTTGTATAGCTAAAATATTAGAAACAATATCAACTAAAAAAATCATATAAAATGCAAGAACAAAAAACAAAAATGAATGTAGACATTAAACAGTCTACCCCAATTAAATCAGAAGAAGGAAATCAAGTATTTCAAGAAGCTGTAATTTTAAGAAAAATGAGTAAATTTTTAACAGGTACAAGTGAAGATGCAGTTATTCCAATTCCAGTATTTATTGATTTAAAAACAGGTAAAATTTTAACTGAATTAATGCCTAAAGAATTAAAAGTAGAATATGAAGAGTACAACAAAAGTATCTAAACCTAAAACGTTTTCTATATTTGATTTTATAAAGGCAATAATTGATACAAAACAACCTTGGGAATCATTTACATTAGAACAACAAAAATTATTTAATGGATACATGATTAATAAATTTTTAAGCATGAATTCAAAATACATTGAAACTGTAAATTATGTTCAAGGTTTAAATATTAAAGATAATAAGAAAATATATGAAGTATATTGTTGGATGATTCCACAATCAAAAAATACATTTTCACCTTTTATAAAATCAACAAATAAAAAAGTAGTTTTACCTGAATTGTCAAAATATATTTCTGAACATTTTGAATGTTCAATAACTGAAGCAGAAGAATACATTATATTAACAGGTAAAGATTTTGTAGAAGATATTTTAGTTAAACAAGGTATTGATGAAAAAGAAATTAAAAAACTAATTAAAAATGGCTAAAGAAGAAATGTCTGTTATTGAACAGCTAGAAAAAGAATATCCTACAATTGCTCAAGGATACAAACAAATAATTAAAGAACAATATACTTTGTTTGCTCAAAAACATTTAGACTATGGTTTAACTAATGTAGCAGCAGGTACACAATTAGCAAACGATGAAGAAAAACAATTCGCTTTAACAGGTTTATTTTTTAGATTAAATGATAAAGTAAGTAGATGGAAAAATCTTATTGTAACTAAACAAGTAGCTAAAAATGAAGCATTAACTGACACATATCAAGATATTACTAATTATGGTATTATAGCTCAATTAGTAGAGAGAGGATTGTGGAAAAAATAAATGGCAAAAACTCTATCAATAATTAAACAAATACAGGAATATAAACCTATAACTGTTGATTTAGCATTTCAAAAAACTATATCATTTTCACAGTTATCAATGTATTTATCTTGTCCTAAAAAATGGTCATTACAATATAGAGACGGACATAAAATACCTAGTTTCTCTATTAATATGACTTTTGGAACAAGTATGCATGAAACACTACAGAACTACTTACATGTAATGTATACTGAAAGTGGAGTAAAAGCAGATGAAATAAATATAGAAGAATACTTTGAAGATAGATTTAGAGAAAATTATACTAAAGGATATAAAGACAATAAAAGTATCCATTTTAGTAATTCAGAAGAAATGAGAGAGTTTTATAATGACGGATTAGCAATTTTAGATTTTATTAAAAAGAAACGAGGAGAATATTTTACCATTAAAGGATGGCACTTAGTAGGAATTGAGATTCCAATTGTTATAGCGCCTAATAAAACACATAACAACGTTTTATTTAATGGATTTATTGACTTAGTAATGTATCATGAAGGAACAAATAAATTTGTTATATACGATATAAAAACAAGTACTCGTGGGTGGGGAGATAAAGAAAAAAAAGATCAAATTAAACAATTTCAAATATTACTTTATAAATCATTTTTTAGTGAACAGTTTGGAGTACCTGAAGAAAACATTGATGTAGAATTTTTTATTGTAAAACGTAAAATATGGGAAGAAAGTGAATTTCCTCAAAAAAGAATTCAACAATTTGCACCTGCAAATGGTAAAACTAAAGTAAAAAAAGCAAAAACAGCTTTAGATACTTTTATAAATGAAGTATTTAATTTAGATGGTTCATATAAATCAACAGATTTTCAAGCTACTCCAGCAAAACATAATTGTACTTATTGCTCTTATAAAACTAAAAAAGAGTTATGTGATAAGGCGATTTTAAAATAAGTATACATATTTATATATATACATTTAATATTAACGTTATGGAAAAAAACATTACACAATTAACATCAGTCAAAGTAAATTGTGATTTATTTGACAATTTTAAAATAGAGTGCGTTAAGAGAAAATTTTCATTAAATAAGCTTGTAAATCAAGCAATGGATTTATATCTTAAAGACGAAAATTTTAGAAAACAAATCACCAACAATCAATTAAAAATTAACGACTAAAAAAGTTTTTATGAAAGAAAGTTTTGCTTATGTTCCTCAAAAGGAGAGGAAAAAAATCTTATTAATTTGTGATGATATTAGAGCCCATTCAGGCGTATCTACTGTAGCTAGAGAAATAGTACTTCATACTGCTCAACATTTTAATTGGGTAAATATAGCTGGAGCTGTGACACATCCTGATAAAGGAAAACGGTTTGATGCGTCAGCAGAAACCGGTAAAGTAGTAGGTATAGATGATGCAAGTGTATTTTTATATCCATCTGATGGTTATGGAGATACTACACTTATTCGTACTTTAATCAATTTAGAAAAACCAGATGCAATAATGTTAATTACTGATCCAAGATATTTTACTTGGTTATTTAATATTGAAAATGAAATTAGGAAGAAAATGCCTATTATTTATTTAAACATTTGGGATTCACCATTTCCTTATCCATTGTGGAATAAAGATTTTTATGAATCATGTGATGCTTTATTAGCTATTTCTAAACAAACTAAAAATATTAATGAAGTAGTTTTAGGTGATAAAGTAAAAAATAAAATTATAAAATATCTTCCTCATGGTTTAGATTCAAATAATTATTTTCCTATTACACCTGAATATCCAAAGTATAATGAATTTAAAGAATTTAAAAAACAACTATTTGGAGGTAAAGAATATGATTTTGTAACATTTTTTAATTCAAGAAACATTCGTCGTAAACAAATTCCAGATACTATTTTAGCATTTAGAATGTTTTTAGATAAATTAACAAAAGAAAAAGCAGATAAATGTTGTTTGTTACTTCACACTGAATTAATAAGTGAACATGGAACTGATTTACATGCTGTAAAAGAATATTTATTAGCTGATTATCCAAATGCTATAATAATTCATCAACAACCTTTAGGAGTAGAACAAATGAATTGGTTGTATAATTGCTCTGATCATCAAATTTTATTAACAGATAATGAAGGATGGGGTTTAAGTTTAACAGAAGCATTATTAACTGGAAGACCTATTATAGCTAATTGTCAAGGAGGTATGCAAGATCAAATGCGTTTTGAAGATGAAAAAGGAAAATGGATTGATTTTAGTATTGATTTTCCATCAAACCATAGAGGTACTTATAAAAAACATGGTTCATGGGCGTTTCCAGTTTATCCATCTAACATTTCAATTCAAGGATCTCCTCAAACGCCTTATATTAGCTCAGATAGAGTTAAACCTGAAGATGCCGCTGAAGAAATTGCTAAATTATATCATATGTCTGCAGAAATTAGAACAAAACTTGGTTTAGAAGGTAGAGAATGGGCAATAAGTGATGAGGCTGGTTTTACAAGTAAACATCAAGCAAAACGTTTTATTGAATTTATAGACGAATTATTTAAAACTTGGAAACCAAGAGAAAAATATGAATTAATTAATGCAACACAATACCAACCTGATATAACAAGAAAACATAAATTAATATACTAAAAATAAAAAAATGAATAAATCGTTATGTGTAATAAGTTGTCCTATTGACACTTATAGTGGTTACGGAGCTCGTTCTCGAGATTTAGTTAAAGCCATTATTGAATTAAAAAAAGATGAATGGAATATAAAAATTCTTCCTCAACGTTGGGGTGATTGCAGTTGGGGATTCATTAATGATAACCCAGAATGGTTATTTTTAAATGAATACACTGTAGATTCATCTCAAATAAATACTCAACCTGATACTTGGATACAAATAACAGTACCTAATGAATTTCAAACATTAGGAAAATATAATATCGGAGTTACAGCTGGAATTGAATCAACTATTTGCCCACCAGAATGGATTGAAGGAGTAAATAGAATGAATACAACATGGATTTCATCTCAACACTCTAAAAACGTATTTGAAAATTCTAAATTTGAGAAAAAAGATCAATCTGGAAAAGTAGTAGGGATAGTTCAATTAGAAAAACCAATAGAAGTAGTATTTGAAGGAGCTGATTTAAATACTTATAAAATACTTGAAGCAAAAGATATTACTAATATTGATTTAAAAGATATTAAAGAATCATTTTGTTATTTATTTGTAGGTCACTGGATAAATATTCAAGCTCCAATAGGTGAAGATAGAAAAAATGTAGGATTATTAATTAAAGCATTTTTTGAAACATTTAAAAATAAATCAAGTGCAAATATGCCTGCTTTAATTCTTAAAACATCAAGTGCTGTTAATTCATATATGGATAGAGAAAATATCTTAAAAATGATTAATGCGATTAAAAACACAGTAAATTCTAAATTGTTACCTAATATTTATTTATTACATGGTGATTTTTCAGATACTGAAATTAATGAATTATATAATCATCCAAAAGTAAAAGCAATGGTTTCATTAACTAAAGGTGAAGGTTTTGGTCGTCCATTACTTGAATTTAGTTTAGTTAAAAAACCAATTATAGCAACAAATTGGAGTGGACATATTGATTTTTTAAGTAAACAGTATACTACTTTAATTGATGGAACACTAACACTAGTACACCCTTCAGTAGCAAATCAGTTTTTACTTAAAGAAAGTTCTTGGTTTAGTCCAAACTTTTCAGAAATAGGAGAAACATTAAATGATGTATTTAAAAATTATGATAAATATTTACCTAGCGCTCGTAAACAAACTGAATTAAATATTGAAAAATTTAGTTTTGATGCTATGAAAAAGGTTATTAAATTAGAATTAAATAAATTACCTGAGTTTCCTAAACAAATTCAACTTAAATTACCTAAATTAACTAAAATATAATGAACGATAACTTAATTATATGTTCACATTGCAACTCAGATGCTTGCTATGTAACTGAAAACTCTCCTACAATCAAAACATATTCTTGTTTTGGTTGTGGGTTTACAACAAATTCTTTAATGAAAGAAGGAGAAGAATTTTATAATCAACAAATAGAAATATTACCTGATCTTTATAAAGATGTACTCTTTACAGACAAAGATGGAAAAGTATGGATGCCTGTAACTATTAATTTACCTCAAAACGGAATGGTATTTTATAATGGTACAAATAAAGAAAATGCTAAGTGGGCTGGAGTAAAAGCTGTTAAAGTAGAAGAAACAGAAAAAGAAAAATATCCAATAAAAAATAAACCAGGAGAATTTTATGAATGGAGAATGGATATGACTACTATAAAATCTTTTGAAATGAAAGACTTTATGGAAGCTTTATCTTACATTGAAGTTTTACCAGAATAAATAGGCTTACTAAAAAAAGTTTTGTATATTTAGATAATATGAAAATTAGTTATGCAATTACAGTATGCAATGAATTAATAGAGATTCAGCGCTTACTTGATTTTCTTCTTGCTAATAAAAGAAAGCAAGATGAGATTGTAGTCTTAGTTGATAATCCAGGAGGTGAAGATGATGAAATGATATCATTACTGTATCAGTATGAAAGTCATAATCATGATCATATGTGTGTTTGGAGAAGTGAGTTTGAAGGTCATTTTGGAAATTGGAAAAACAAACTTAATAGTTATTGTAAAGGAAGTTATATTTTTCAAATAGACGCTGATGAGATGGTTAGTGAAATACTAATTCAAAACTTACCTGATATTTTAGAATATAATCCCAATAATGAAGTTTATTTAATTCCCAGAATTAATACAGTAGATGGATTAACACAAGATCATATTAAAAAATGGGGTTGGAATGTAAATCAAGACAAATGGATAAATTTTCCTGATTATCAATGGAGAATTTATAAAAACGATCCTAAAATTGTTTGGGTAAATAAAGTACATGAACGCTTATCAGGATTTAATACATATGCTAACTTACCATCAGCAGTAGAGTATTGTTTATTACACCACAAAACAATAGAAAAACAAGAAAAACAAAACAATTATTATAATACATTATGAAGTTACATTTAGGTTGCGGAACAAAACATCTTAGTGGATATACTAACATTGATATTAGATATTTACCTGGAGTAGATGAAGTAAATAATATTCGTTTTTTACGAAATTATAAAGAAAATACAGTAGATGAAATATATGCTTGTCATGTTTTAGAACATTTTGGTAGATGGGAATATAAAGAAGTACTTAGACGTTGGTTTGAAATTTTAAAACCAGGAGGACGATTACGTTTAGCAATTCCTAATTTTAGTGCTATTTGTTCTTATTACACTAAAACCGGTGATTTAAAATCATTAATTGGATTACTTTATGGTGGTCAAGATTATGATGAAAATTATCATTATATTACTTTTGATTATCATACTTTATCTAATGATTTAAGAGATATAGGATATAAAACTATTGAGACTTGGAACGAATCAAATTACCCAGTAGATGATTTTAGTAAATCATATTTACCACATATGGATAAAAGTGGAACATTAATGAGTTTAAATATATTAGCAATAAAATAACATGGAACATTTTTATAAAAATTTAGGAGAAGAATGGTTTACATATCCTGAACTTTACACTTACATAGTAAATAAATTTCCAACTAACTCTCACTTTGTTGAAGTAGGTACTTGGAAAGGAATGAGCGCAGCTTATATGGCTGTAGAAATTATTAACTCAGGAAAGAATATTAAATTTGATTGTGTAGACACTTGGGATTTTGTTCCTTCACAAACAGAAATACCTTTACATATGTTTGATAACTTATATGAAGTATTTTTAAAAAATATAGAACCTGTAAAACATCAAATAAATCCTGTTAAAGCATTATCTTGGGACGGAGCAGCATTTTATAAAGATAATTCATTAGATTTTGTTTTTATTGACGCGGCTCATGATTATGAAAGTGTTAAAAAAGATATTAATGCTTGGTATCCTAAAGTTAAAAAAGAAGGAATAATAGGTGGACATGATTATACATGGTGTGATGATGTAAGAAGAGCAGTTAATGAATTTTTTAAAAATAAAACAATTTATGAATCTGAAGGATGTTGGTTTGTTTTATTAAATGAAAATAATGAAAATATTTAGCAAATTTTTTAATCCAAAAACATTTGAGGAAAAATTATCACATTTAAAACATGTAGATTTTTCTTTATTTGTAGATGAAATTCCTCAAAAACAAGATGATTTTTCTTCTATTAATATAATAGTACTAGCTGAACCAAATGAATATTTTAATTTACATGATTGGACTATTCAAAATAAAAATATGTTTCAAGCTATATTAACTTGGAATGATAAAATATTAAATACTTGTGATAATGCTTTATTTTTTCCATTTGGACAAACTTGGTTTAAACCAGATCAGTATGAAAAAGAGCATGATAAAAAATTTGAATTAGCTCATTTATGTGGTGTTTTATTAAAATCTTATGGACATCAAATGCGTCATGAAATTTTAGTTAGAGAAAATGAATTTAAAACACCTACTAATTTTTATAAAACAATAGGAGATAGACATAATGAAGATGATGCACGTATTGGTAAAGAAACAGTATTTGGAAATTCACAATTTGGAATAGTAATTGAAAATTTTTCTCATAGAGGTTATTTTAGTGAAAAGATATTAGATTGCTTTTTAATGAAAACTATTCCTATATATTGGGGATGTTCAGATATTTTTGAATTTTTTAATCCGTCTGGAATAATTCCATTTAAAAATGTAGATGATTTAATTTACTTATCAAACGGATTAACTCCTGATTATTATAATTCTCATAAAGAAGCTATAGAAGATAATTACCAAATAGCACTACAGTATATTAATTATGAACAAAGTATTGTAAATAAAATAGAAAAAATATTTAAATTAAATAATTTATGATTCAAGTATTAATACATACTCTTCCGCATGAAATAGATCAATTAGAACAACTTTTAATTCGTTTAAAATATAATTCTAATTATTTAATTAATGATGAAAAAATATTAGTAGATGTTGTTTTAAATTGTAATTTAGTTGATTGGAACACTTCAATTTTACCTAAATCATTTTTTATAAATAAATTTGATCAATTAGAACAATTAACTAAAACTTGGGCTGATACTAAATTTGAAGTAAATGAAGATGGAACAATTCAAGGATGTGTATCACATAGAAGAAAATCAATTCAAGAAACAGAATCTGATGCTTTACTAATTTTAGACACAGATATTTTCTTTAATAACACATTACTTTATTTTACATATAATGCTGTTGAAACATTAAAAAATGAAAATCCATATTTTATATTAACACCTCAAACAACTCCAATGTGGGATAATAGTTGGGATCCAATTGTTAATAATGAATTTAAAAATGATGGTATTCATTTTCAAAGTAGAGATCCTTACAAACATTTTCAACGTTTATCAAATGATGTAATGATTAAACCTATAGATGGATTTAAATTTGGAGGAGGATGGGCTACAGTAATTAGTACTCAATTAGCTAAAAAAATAGGAATACCTGAATCATTAGGACATTATGGATTAGAAGATACATTTATAATGTATTGTTCACATATGATGCAACAAAAAGGTTTAGGAGTCACTCAATATGTTATAGAAAATGAAATTATAGTAGAAGATCACTTATATAGATTTAATCCATATAAAGAATTTTTAACAGTAATAAATAAACAAGAAGAATTTAAAAAAATAGCTCATGAAAGTTTTCAAAAAGAGTTAATTAAGTTTGAAAACTCATTAAATAATTAATATATTTAACAAATAAATTATGAATAAAACATTAACTGAAATTGCTGATTGTCCTATTCTTTTTAAAGCCCAAGATGAAGGATCAGATGGAATAGATAAAGGTACTCAACGTAACGCAGGTCATAGTTACACTTACTATTATGATAAATTATTATCACCTTTAAGAGATAAACCAGTTTTAATATTAGAAATTGGAGTTTGTGGTGGTGGATCATTAAAAATGTGGTATGAATATTTTCCAAAAGCTACTATCATAGCTTTAGACATAAATGATGAACGAGATCTTTCTAACGATAGAGTTCATGTTTTTCAATTAGATCAATCAAATGAATCTGAGTTAGTTAATTTTGTTAATCAATGTAAATTAAATGGTTATGAGTTTGATATTATAATTGATGATGGTAGTCATCATATGCGTGATCAACAAATTACTTTAGCTTATTTTTTCCCGTTATTAAAATCTAAAGGTATTTACATAATTGAAGATTTACACACATCATTAGCAGATAGCGGATATCCACTTTATGGTAAACAATTAGACATACAAGAAAATAGAAAAAATACTACTTTATTTTATTTAATGGAATCTTTAAAAAGTGTTTATTTAACAGATGAACAAAATAAATATTTAAATGATAATATTGAAACTATAGATATTCATAATCGTTTTAATCCTAAACAAGAACCTCAATTTAAAAAAAGAAGTATAACATCCTCAATAATTAAAAAATAAAATATGAGTAAAGGAGTATATAGAATAACTGAAGAATTTGAAGAAGCACTATCAGATTATACAGGAGCACCATATGTAGTAACTATAGATAATGCTTGTAATGCTTTATTTTTATGTTTACATTATGAAAAAAATATTGCTAAAACATTAACAGCAGATACTATTAGGATTCCAGCTCGAACATATCCAGGTGTACCACCTGAAATTATTAGAAATGGATTAAAAGTTGATTTTTATCCTCCTACTAAAAAAACACTTAAAGGAGCATATCAATTAGAAGGATCAAATGTTTGGGATTCAGCTTTATGTTTTACTCATAATATGTACAAACCAGGAACATTTATGTGTATTTCAATGACTGGAGGGTTAAAAAACTTTAAAATGGGAAGTAAAGCAGGAGCTATTCTTTGTGATAATGCTGAAGCAGCAGCTTGGTTTAAACGAGCTAGATTTTCAGGACGTAGAGAAATTCCATATATGGAAGATAATTTAGATATGCTTGGATGGAATTTTTATTTAAATCCTGAGTTAGCAGTTAGGGGATTAATATTAATGAGTGGATTTTATAAAGATGGAAAACCAATTAACATACCAGATAAAGAATTACCATATCCTGATTTAAGTCAATTTGAAATATACACTAAAGCTAATAGATAATGACTATAGGCATAATGCAACCATATTTTTTTCCTTATATAGGTTATTTTCAACTTATAAATGCTGTTGACATATATGTAAATTTAGATCATGTTTCGTTTATGAAAGCAAGTTACATGACTAGAAATACTTTAAAAAATAATGTTCAAATGTCAGTTCCAGTTATTGGAGGTAGTCAAAATAAAAAATGTAATGAAGTAATAGTAAAATCAGATGATAAATTTATAATTAATTTTCCTAAAACTATTCATCATTTATATAGTAAAGAAGAAAACTATAAAAATATAGTTCAACAAATTTTTACTACCGATACAAATAGTTTAGGACATTCTATTTCTCAAATTAATTTATTTTACATTAAAAGAATTTGTAAATATTTAGATATTAAAACTAAAATTATTGATTCATCAGAAGGTATAACTACTAGAAAGAAAAATGAAGGATTACAAGATATAGTAAAACATTTTAAAGGAGACAATTATATTAATGCTATTGGAGGACAGAGTCTTTATAATAAAGAGAATTTTGCTTCTCAAAATATAGATCTTAAATTTATAAAAAATAAATCTGAGTTACCAACAACTTCTATTCTTGATTTACTTTTTAAATATGATAAAGAATTAATAAAACAAGAATTAAATAATTATGAACTCATATAACAAAATAGCAGACTATTATAATAAAGCATTTAACAAACATGGTGAAACACCTGAAGGATTAGCTTGGGATAACCAAATAAATCTAAATAAAAGATATGAAGTAATGTTTGATTTAATTAAATATCCTACACAAATAACTCCAAATACTACAGTTTTAGATTTTGGATGTGGATATGGAGGATTTTATAAATGGATTAAAGAACATGAAAAACTAGTAGAATATACAGGTTTAGATATTAATAAAGAAGTACTTAAAATTGCTGAAGAAAAATATCCTAAAACAACATGGATTAATTCTGACATACATAAAAATCTTTTTGATTTAAATTTTGATTACATAATATGTAATGGTACATTTACAGTTAAAGATACTCTTACACAAGAAGAAATGACTAATTTTATGTGTAGCACATTAGAAAAACTTTGGACTAAAACAAATAAAGGAATAGCATTTAATGTTATGTCTAAATTAGTTGATTGGGAAAGAGATGATTTATTTCATGTTTCAATAGATCAATTAGGACAGTGGTTAGTAGATAATTTATCTCGTAATTTTGTAATTAAAAACAATTATGGATTATATGAATACACAGTTTATGTTTATAAAAATTAAAATATGAATTATTTAGAACAAATAAAAAAAGATGGATATTGTGTATTACCTCAAGTGTTATCTCAAAATCAAGTAAATAATTTTTTAACTAAAATTAAAGAATTATATAAAGAAACAAAAGATAAAATTTGTCAAGATACTCCATATTTAAACACTAATCAACCTAATGTTTATAATCTTCAAAATAAAGATATTAATTTTATTAAATTATTATTTGATAATAAAGAAATAGAACATATATTAATTAAACATCTAAATGATAAATGGTATAAACAAATTCCACAAGATCAACCAAATTACATTTTAAGATCATTTGGAGCCAGATCAAGCAACTCAGCTTTACCATTACATATAGATTCATTTATACCATATCAAGGAGAAGAAGTAATAGCTATGCAAATGGTAATTGTACTTGAAGATATGTCTATAGAAAATGGATGTACAGTAGTCATTCCAGGTTCTCACCAAATTGGAAAATATGCTGATAATACTAAATTTAATGATGCTACTCCATTATTATTAAAAGCTGGAGATATAGCTATTTGGGATAGTAGAATTTGGCATGGCACAACAAATAATAAAACAGAGGATACTAGATGGACAATTATAGCTACATTTACAAGATGGTGGATTAAACAACATTTTGATATAACTAAAGCATTGCCTGAAGAAATTAAAAATCAATTATCACAAAAAGAAAAATCAATTTTAGGATTTGCTTCTGTTCCTTATTTATCTGAATATGAAGGAATTGAAATGAAAAAAGGATACAACGAATTATGAAGAAAATAATTATATTTGGTATAAATGATTTAGCTGAGTTAGCTTGGTTTTACATGGATAATTTAGAAGCATTTACTGTTAATAAAGAGTATTTAACCCAAAATGAATTTCATGAATTACCTGTTGTACCATTTGAAGAGTTAGAACAACATTATCCACCTTCAGATTACTACTTATTTGCTCCTGTAACAGATAATAAATTAAGAGAAAAAATTTATAATGAAGGAATAAAAAAAGGATATGAATTTACATCTTATATTTCTCCAAATTGTACTAATTATGCTTCTTCAATTGGAAAAAATTGCTTTATATTAGAAAATAATACATTACAGCCATTTACAACAATAGGAGATAATGTCATATTATGGAGTGGTAACCACATTGGACATCACAGTATAATTGAAGATAATGTTTTCTTTACTTCTCATGTAGTAATGTCAGGACACTGTCACATTAAAAATGGAGCATTTTTAGGAGTTAACTCAACACTTAGAGATGGAATTACAATTGGAGAAAATAGTATTATAGGAATGGGTTCATTAGTTACTAAAAGTGTTCCTGATAATGAAATATGGATTGGCTCACCAGCAAAGAAAAAATAATGTGGATAAAGCATGGAAATATATTTAATGAACATCATGCTCAACTCCCAGTTGTAGATGTTTATTTTGATACATATAAAATATACTATTCAACTAGAAATAAAAACGGATGTAGCATTCCTATGTCTATTTCAGTTTTTAAAGATAATTTAAAACAATATCTTCATCCCATTGAAATTAATATTCCTTTAGGCAAACCCGGAATGTTTGATCATTATGGAGTTATGCCTACAGACATTGTAACTTTAGAAGATGGAACTAAATATCTTTATTATATAGGTTGGTCATTAAGAAAAGATGTACCATTTCATAATACATTAGGTTTAGCAATAAGTAAAGATAATGGAGTTAATTGGAAAAAAATGTCTGATGGACCTATTTTTAATTCTAGTTATTTAGAACCAGGTTTTATTGGTACAGCTAAAGTATTTAAAGAAAATAACAAATGGACAATGTATTATTTATCATGTAGAGAATGGACTGAAAATTTAGAACCAATTTATGATATTAAATCAGCCACTTCAAGTAATGGAATAGATTGGATACCAACTAATAAAATAATTATTCCGTTAGAAGAAAATGAAGGAGGAATAGCGTCTTTTCAAAAAATAGATAATAAAGCTTGGTTTTCAGTTAGAGGTAAAGTATATTATAGGAATAATCCAAAAGAATCTTATAAAATTAAAACCGCTACATTAATAGGAGATAAATGGATTAGAGATAAAAATGTTGATTTAGATATATCTCAAGAAGGATGGGACTCAGAAATGGTAGCTTACCCATATATAATAAAAGAAAATAATAATTTAATAATGTTTTACAATGGAAACAACTTCGGAAAAACAGGGATTGGATATGCTACGCAGCCAATTAGATAAAGATGGTTATGTAATTTTTAAAAAATTTCTTAACAAAGACTTTGTCACAAACATAAGAAAATCAGCAGAAGCTATTTTTCAAATTCAATTTGATACGTTTGGATATAAAGAAGAATTTAAAGACAATATGGTTCGTTTATTTAATGAACATGAAGAAATTTTTAAAAACTGTGGAAAATTAATTCAAACTGGATTAATTCCATTATATCAACTAGCATCAGATCCTGAGTTAATAACATATTTAGAAGAATTAGGAATTGAGTTTCCTAATATGTGTACTAGACCTGTTTTATTTTTTAATCATCCTGAACTAGCTAAAGAAGAAGTATATTATAAAACACCAAATCATCAAGATTGGTCATCAATGGAAGCATCTCTTAATTCATTAGTAATATGGGTTCCATTAGTTGATGCAAATATAAAAAATGGAAGTATAATTATTTATCCTGGTTCTCATAAAAATGGAGTATTACCTTTTAAAACAAATGGAGGATTTGCTCAAGTAGAATATAAAGGAGAATCAATTCAACCTGAATTAGAAGTAGGAGACATAGTAATATTTTCAACTATGTTAGTACATAAATCAGGAGACATATTAGATGATTCTATTAGATGGTCTTGTCATTTTAGATATACAGATATGTTAGAACAAGATTTTATTAATCGTGGTTATCCAAACCCATATATTTATAAACCTGTAACAAAATGATAAAAATATTATATAGTCACTTAAATGTGTCTGGAACAGATTATAAAATGAGACCTCAATGGTTTGATTTTGAAAAGTGTTTTAAAAATTTAATCCTAACAGCATCAGAAGTAGAAATTCATGTTGTATATGATGTGACTCGAGGTAGAGTAGATCAAAATTGGATAAATAGTTATAAAAACTTTTACACCCTTCATGAAATACAAGGTGGTACAATGGAAAGTGCAGCTATGGAAATGTATAAAATAGCTAAAGATTTATCTAAAAATATGGAAGATAAAGATTTATTTTATTTTCTTGAAAATGATTATTTACATTTAAATAATTGGGTTGAAAAAATACATGAATTATATAATACATTTTCAAATTTAGGATATACTAGTTTATACGATCATAATGATAAATATTTTTTACCATTATATGATGATTTATCTTCAAAAATAATTGTTACTGAAACTCATCATTGGAGAACTACTCCTAGCACTTGTGGTTCATATGTTGTTCCTAAAAAAATATTTTTAGAAGATTATGACATACACACTAAAGTAATTGGAGATCATAATAAATGGCTTTATCTTAATGAACATAAAGAAAGATTTATATTAACTCCAATGCCTGGTTTATCAACACACTGTATGGATGGACTATTAAGTCCAACTATTAATTGGAAACAAATAAATAACTAATATGATATCAGTAATAATTCCCATTCCTTCTAATATGTATAATAAAATAACATATGGTAGGAATTTACAAAATAACAAATCCTAGTGGTAAAATATATATTGGTCAAAGTGTAAACATTAAAAAAAGATGGAATCAATATCAAAATATTCAAAAAACAGGAATGGGAAGACACATATATAATTCACTTAAAAAATATAGTCCTAAAAATCACATATTTGAAATTATAGAAGAATGTCTTATTGAACAACTAAACGAACGAGAAATATATTGGATTGATTTTTATAATAGTTTAAATGAAGGAATGAATTTAACTAATGGAGGGGGTAGTAATGGAAAACACACTGAAGAAACAAAAAATATAATACGATTAAAAGCAACAGGAAGAAAACTAAGCCAAGAAGTAAAACAAAAAATTAGCCAATCTAAAATGGGTAATAAATATAATTTAGGAAGAATACATTCTGAAGAAGTAAAACAAAGTCTCCAATATAAAAATAGAAAAAAAGGTGAAATCACCCCTGAAAGGAATAAAAAAATAAAAGAAAAGTTACAAAAACCAATTATTCAATATGATTTAAAAAATAACTTCATTAAAGAGTGGGTTAGCCAAACTGAAGCTAGCCAAATATTAAATATTAACCAACCAAGTATATCCAACTGTTTAAAAAACTTAAGCAAAACCTCAGGGGGATTTATTTGGAAATTTAAAAATAAAATAAATGAAATGTAGTGTTATTATTCCAACTTACCAATCACCCGAAGCACTTGATTTATGTCTTCGTTCAGCTATTCAAGGTCAAATAGAAGAAAATCAAATTATAGTAGTGGTAGATGGTTTTTATGATATTAATAAAGAAATATTGGAAAAACACGCTAAATCAATTGATATACTTAATTTAGAAGAAAATGTAGGACTTTGTCGAGCAACCAATTTAGGCGTTTATAACGCAAAATATGAATTGATACTCATAGTAAATGATGATAATGTGTTCCCACACAAATGGGATGATATATTAAACAAAAGTTATCAACCAAATTCAGTTATATCACCTAATCAAGTAGAACCTACACCTAGTATGTTTCCTCAATTTGTTATTAAGGATTTTGGACGTGATCCAAAAATGTTTAATTTAGATACATTCTGGGAGGAATATATAAATTTAATGCCTAAAAAAGATGAAACTGGTTCTACATTACCTATTTTTATGTCTAAAATAGATTATTTAAAAGTAGGAGGATGGGATGAAAATTATGAACAAGGAATGGTAGCAGATTGGGATTTTTTCCTTAAATGTCAGTTATCAGGAATGAATATGTATAGAATATATGAATGCTGTTTTTATCACTTTGCTTCAATATCTATAAATGGAGAAAAAAGAAAACAAGCTGAAATGAATGGTCATGAATACGCAAAGTATAAATGGGGTTCATATATAAAACATAATCCTCAAAATAATTTAAAATTTATCTAGGCTAGCATAATATTTATTAGTATATTTAAAAAATCTACAGATGATAGAGTATAAAACTTATTACTTTTATTCAAAAAATGATACTAAAAAAGAAGCTATTGATAAAGTAGTAGCTTTAAATTATGAAGATGCTTTAGAACATTTTACAAATAGAAAACAAATAGATGTAAGCTTATTTATATCACTTTATAATATAGAAACATATGAAAATAGATTTAAATAAGTTAGGAAAACAATTAAAATTTAATAAACGTTCTAGTTCATTAAAACCATTAACTGAAAAAGAAAAATTTATTGATTTAGTCACTCAATTAGAAAATAATTGGAATGCATCAAATGAGTTATATGAAAAATTTAAAATTAATTTAGCAGAATATGAAGAAAATTTTTTCTCATTAATTGAAGATTTAATTTCATTACATTTTGGAGATTGGAAAACCGAAATTATACTTTGGTATGTGTATGGTAGAATAGATGATGAAGGTAATCTTTATTCATTAATGTTGTCTTCTAAACATAAAAAAGAAAAAGAAGAAGTAATAATAAACACTCCTACCCAACTATGGGACTTTATAGTTAGGTTAGAAAAAGAAAAACAAAATAAAAAATAAGTTATGAAAAACTGTATTAATTGTGGAGAACTAATCCATCCAAAACGATTAGAAATTTTACCTAAAACTAACAGATGTGTTAGTTGTTCAACCGCTAAACCAAAAGGTGGAGTAGTAATTATGAGAGGAGAAGGTGATCATACTTATACTGAAACTGTTATTATGGAACATGATGATTATGTTAAATATCAACAAATGGAAGCTGTGTTTACTGGTGTTCCATTTGAAGATGTAAATGATGAAGAAGAAGTAATAGTTAAAGAAGAATTTGAAGAAGTACCAATTGAAGGAGAAATAAAAGATTTATCTAATTATTTTAAATTAGAAGAAGAATAATGCCTAAAGCAAAGCACTTAACTAAAGAACAAATTCTTTTAGCAATGCGGCACACTAAATCAAATCGTTCTGCAGCTCGTTATTTAAATTGTTCATATATCCACTATAAAATGTGGGCTAAAAGATATCATACTGTAGAAGGCGGTCCATCACTTTTTGAATCACATAAAAATCAGTCAGGTAAAGGAATACCTAAATTCTTAACTAAAAGTAGTTCTAAAAAAGAATGGAACATACTAGATGTAATTGAAGGTCGAATATCTGTTAAACATTTTTCTCCTGAAAAGATAAAGAAGAAAATGATTGAGGAAGGATATTTAAAAGAAGAATGTGCTATGTGTGGATTTCATGAACGACGAGTAACTGACTATAAGGTACCGTTAATATTAAATTTTAAAGATAATGACTCAAATCATTATAATTTAAATAACATTCGATTTTTATGTTATAATCATTTTTTTCTTAATATTGGAGACATATTTAATAAAAATGATATTAGGCAAATAGAAACACATGAACCTACATCTAATACATCTAAAGAGGTAGATTTTCAATTAGACAACTATCAACTACAGAGATTACAGGAATTAGGATTATATGATATTCCTAAACCTGATGATGGTTCTGAATTTATTTCTAGGATATAATATTTATAATAAGATGGATAAACATAAAAATCATGATAAAGTTGTTCGTGAATATGAAAAAAAGAAATCAAATCATTTAGAAAAAATAGCTACTAAAATACTCAAGCATGATGAAAAAATGCAAAAGTTGCGCAGTAAGAAGATTAACCCAAACCTTTTAAACTTATTTTAATTATGAAACCGAATGAATTTAAAGTAAACAATATTGAAGATTTTCAAGAAATGGTAAATAAAAAAGATTTAAATGTTCATAAAGCTATAGTAGGTTCAATTTTAAACAATTTAAAGACTAGGAAAAAAAATATCCATATGTTTTCTGTAAATTGTACTGATGAAAAAGCAATATTTGACATAACATTAGAACGCAACCACTTTGTAGATACATTAAAAGAAAATTTAGAGTATTTTGAATTAAAAGAAATGTATGAAGAATGTGCAAAAATTAACACAGCTATTAAATCTTTAATTAAAACTAAATAATATAACATATGTATATTAAAATATTATGGCTAAACTTAAAGATATTATTAATAGTTTTATTGGAAGATTTAAAAAGAAAAGTCCAGGTGTTCACGCCAAAACCAAAACTAGTAAAAATAAAAAAAGTAAAAATTACAAAAAACCGTATAAAGGGCAAGGCAAATGAAAAAACTAGAATTAAGACAGCTAATCCGCGAAGAAGTTAAAAAGGTGCTTAAAGAGGATGGAGAACACTATATGTTTTTTGAAAATCTTAAAATTATTAAAAAAGCAGTTGATGAAATGCTTAATTTAGATAAACAAATGGTTGATGATATTTTATCTGATGGACATGATTGGGCTGAAGATCATATGGCTACATCAAAAGATGATGTAGAAGAAGTATATAATTTTTTAATACACAAAAAAGCACCAACTGGATTAGAAGAAAAGAAACAACTTTCACCTAAACAAAAGAAAATAGCATCCGCCGCTCCACCAGAAGATGAAATAACCGGTGCTGACTTTACTGCTTTACAAGCAAATAAGAAAAAATAAAAATTTGGCTTCCATAATTTTATTTCATATATTTAAAGTATATGAAAGTTATAGAAGACAAAACCTTATCTCCCCCTCGTAAACATTATGAGGATATTGATCCTAAATTTATTAATTTTACTGATAGGTGTAGAGTATTACCCGTTAATTACTATAATGATTATAATACGGTGTTTACTTTAAAAGCACGTTATGAACCAGGTGAAAATAAATATTTTCCTAATGGTGGTTTTGAAGTAAAACACATTGAAGGAGCAACATACAATTATGAATTAGATCAAGTAATTGTACATCCATTTGAATTACGAATGGTTAATTATTTTTCTAAATCACAAACTATAATTAAAGAAAAAATTAAAGATCCAAATGCTTCTCAAGGTAAACGTGGTCGTAAACGTATTAATCCTGAAGGATATAAAGAATCATATGTGCCTACAGGAGGACAACGAGGCCGTAAAAAGTTAGATCCAATTGTAAAAGCAGCAAAAGAAGCAGAAAAATTAGCAAAACGTGAACTTAGTGATGGAAAACGAGGAAGACCAAAGAAACAATAACCTTAACATATTTATGATTAGTGAACGACGAATATCAAACTCAATATTTTTGGAATAATATGAAAAAATCAGAATTAAAAGAATTAGTTAAAGAACAACTTTTTAAAGCTTTATTAGAAAAAGATGAATATTGGGAAAATGATGGTCCGTCTATAGATGGTCCTCTTAATGATCCAGATCATTTTAAAAAAGCTATGGATAATTTAGGAATGCGAGCAGGAGTTGAACCTTCAACTGGAGCTAATAAATTTAGAACACAAAAATATAAAGTAGGATATTGGACTTACGACCAATACGGTGGAGATCCAGAAACTATAGAAGTTGAAGCATCAAGTGAAGAAGAAGCACTTAAAAAAGCAAAACAAGAAGCTCCTAGAGCATCAAGTAAATTTAAAATAATTTAAAAGTTAGGCTTACCTAACTCTTTTTTATATATTTACAAAATGGAGGTTATGGTAAAATTTAAAGAACCTAAAGAGTTCTACACACGTGAATATAAATTAGCGCATGATGTCACCCAAATTTGGCATTATGAAAAAGGTACTAAAGTATTATTTAAAATAACTACTAATTACCCAAAATGGTTAACGTCAGCAGAGGAAGATATATTAATTAAAAAGGCGGCTAAAAAAGCAAAGAAGAATAAGTTATGAAAAAAACAAAAGGAATTGTTACAAGAACATGGCTTGAAGCAAGGGAATTAATTAAAACAGAACAATTAAAAAAAGCTGAACAAGTTTTAGATAAAGGAATAGTATTATTAACTCAATCTACTATAAACGGATATGGTGATAAAGATTTACTTGAGGGAATAAAAATGGAAGTGTGGAAAGAAAGATTTTGGGTCACAACTGAAAATTATATTTGGCCTACAAGATCTGACTATGAACAAAATTGGAAATTTTAAAATATGGCTGAAAAACGAGGACATACAGGTAAATTAAAATATGACTTTAATCAAGCTGATAATTTAGAAGTACAATTAAAAACAATATGGTATAGAGTAACACCTAGAGATTTTCGTTCATTTAATGCTCCACGTCGTATAACAGAAATAGAATATAATGGTCCAATATATTTATGGGATACTAATACTATAGTAAAAGAACCAAAAGTGATAGGAATACAACATGTAAATGATGTAGATCCAAGAAAAAAATTAAATAAACGAGAAAATGAACGATCACAAGAAAATAATTGATGCTTACGATAAAATAAAAGCAACAATTAAAACTAGTATTACTGATGAGCACATTGCCGTTGTAAATAGTATGATTAGTAATTTAGTAGTATTATGTTTAAGTGAACACTTACCTTATGATTATTATATATTGTATATAAAAAATTTAAAAATGGAAGTAAAAGAACGATTAAAATATTTAAGAAAAGTAGATTAATAAATTAAAAAATAAAGGTTATGAAAAAAATGTTATGTTTAGCAATAGTATTGCTAATTAGTTGTGAAAAACAAAAAATTAAACCATATCCATGTTTAGATGGAACGTGTGAAACAAAATTTTGGATTGAAGGTCCATCTCCAAGTAGTATAGATGCAAATAATTATACTCATGTTAAGTGGGTAGGAGTAAATTATTTTTCAATTAAAGGAAAATTAGCAGAACTTGATTCTGAGTATGTAATTAATAAAGTACCTTTAATTGAAGTAACATATGATTCAGATTATTGGGTAATATTTGACACTATTAAATTCACAACACCTATGTATTCTGTTTTAGGTTGGTATAATGATAAACAATTTAATACACCTATACCCATCGGTAATTATACTTATACTTTAAAAGATATATCAAATATTCATCCTCCATTAAATATTGCTGGCTATCAGATTAATTCTCACGCATGTTGGGAATGTCCGTATTTTCCAACAATATTAGGTACTCACAGTAAATATAATTATACTCCAAAACAAAATCTATATTTAAGTAAATACATGAAAAACGATACCGCTCAGATTTTTATTAAAGTAGTATATAATAGTGACATAGGAGAAAAAGAAATAAAAGAACAAATATTTAATATAATCTTTGATTAATTAATATTTATGGATGATTCACTACTCATCCATGGCTATTAAATACGTTGAAAAACTTACATCAATACTTGTAACAGAGTCTGGAAATCCTTTATTTTATGAAGGTAAGGTTGTTGAAGGAGCTAAATCATTAACCAAGCAAGTAACTGTATCATTAGATGTAGACAGATGCTCAGTTTGGTTATACAACGATAACAAAACATCAATTATATGCCAACAACTTTACATTAAGTCTGAAGACGCATGGTATCAAAACACAGAATTACATAAAAAGGATTTTAAGCCTTATTTCGATTCATTACTCAAAGATCCAATAATCATAGCTGAAGATGCTGTAACACATGAAGCAACTTCTTGTTTTGCTGAGAGCTATCTAAAACCATTAGGCATTAAATCAATGCTTGATGTTCCTATAATTTACAGAGGTGAGATAATAGGAGTTGTTTGTATTGAACAACTGTCTTCAAGATATTGGCTTAAGCCTGAAATAGATTTTGTACAAATGATAGCAGCTTTGTACTCCTTTGCTCACTCAGTGAAAATAATAAACTGCATAACTAAAAAGGCAGATGAGAAAAATATAGAACTACAAAGATCTGAAAAAGAAAACGCACGTATTAATAGACAGGTAGAAAAAGCATTAACTGAAGCAGAGGTTGCTAAAAGAGAAGCAATTAAAGCAAAAGATGAAGCAGTAGCAGAAAGTATAAAGTCAGAAAGTTTAGCTGAAGAAGCTTTAATTGCTAAAGCCGCTGCTGAAGAAGCCTATAAACAAGCTGAAGAAGCAAAAGCATTAGCATTAAGTGATTTAGATATATTACAAAAGAAATCACAAACAGCATTAATAGGTACTATTGTTAAAGTAGCCTTATATGTTATAGTAGGTGTAGGTATAATTACTAGTTTAATGTATGTATTGGCTATGGTAATAAACAAAGACACACAAATAATTGGATCAACTTGGTCTAATATGTTCGGCATATTGCTTACAAATGCCTTTAGTATTGTAGGTACACTAATGGGAGTAAAATATGCATCAGAAAACAAAAACAATTAATATTTATAACAAACAAAAACATACACTATGATTAAATTTATTAAAAACATGTTTGCTGGAGGTGATACTTCTATTAAACGAGTGATAGCTTTTTTAGGCTTTTTATTTATTGCAGTAACAATGTTACTTAATTCATATGAACACAAAGACATTGAACCATCAGCTGATTTAGTTGATGCAGTTAAAGTAATTGTTTTAGTTTGTATAGGTGGTAATGTAGTTGAAAAGTTTGTTGGTAGTAAAAAAACTGAAGAAAAAACTGAAGAATAATGAGCGCAATAACTGAAGCTATAGTAACCGCCTTATTAGGACTTATCATAGCACTTGTATTAAGAAAAATACTTTTAATGCACTTTGATGCTAAAGACAACAGTAGTGAAGAGTCACCAACAAAACTACTTAGATCAACGGAAATTGATTTGTTAGAAAAAAAGCCTAAGAAAAATGGAGACAAAACAATACCAGAATTAAAAAAGCAACTTAAAGAATTAAAAAAAATTATAAAAAAATAAATCATGAGTATTAAAGCATTACAAACTAAAATAGGTGTCACTGCTGACGGAGCTTTTGGACCTGGAACTTTAAAAGCGGCAATGGCTTTTTATAAACTTACACCACTACGTGCTGCTCACTTTTTTGCTCAAACAGCACATGAGACAGGAGAATACAAAGTATTTTCAGAAAACCTAAGTTACTCAACAGATGGACTTAAAAAAATATTTGGTAAATACTTTCCTGGTACATTAGCAGAAGGATACGCTCGTAACCCAGAAAAGATTGCAAATCGTGTTTATGGTAATAGAATGGGTAATGGTGATGAGGCAAGTGGAGAAGGTTGGAAATTTAGAGGTAGAGGTGCTTTACAATTAACTGGTAAAGAAAACTATACTGCTTTTTCTAAATACTTAAATAAACCTGAGATATTAGTTAATCCTGATTTAGTAGCAAACGAATATGCTTTTGAGTCAGCTATGTTTTTCTTTGATAAAAACAAATTATGGACTATTTGTGATAAAGGTATTGATGTTGCATCAATTACTGCTTTAACAAAACGTATTAATGGTGGTACATTAGGATTAGATCATAGAAAAGCTTTAACATTAAAGTATTATGAGTATGTTAAATAAAATATTTGTTTTATTTACATTACTAAATTTAAATTCTTACAGTCAACAAAAAGATAGCGTATTAGTATCAACAGATATTTATACTGTTTCATACTCTGAAAAACTAGAACAACCTTTATGGATTAAATACATAGTAAAATGTCCTAATGGTACCGCATCAAGAACTGGTATGGATTTTTACACTGACAAGAGTATACACACTTCAGATGCAAAAGACTATGTAGATAATGTGTATGATAAAGGTCACATGGCTCCAGCAGCAGACTTTAATTGCACAAAAGAAATGTTATACAAAACATTCTCTTATGTTAATTGTGCTTTACAAAACCAATACTTAAATAGAGGTGTGTGGAAAATGTTAGAAGCACAAGAAAGAGAATGGGCAAAGAGTGAAGCTGTATCTGTTACTATAAGAATAGTTTTCACTGATTTTAATCATAAATTACCAACCGGAGCTACTATTCCAACAGGATTCTATAAAACAATATATTTACAAAACTCAAAGAAAACATATCAATATTATTTACCAAATATTAAACCTACAAAAACTAATTTTACAGAATATGAAGTAAAATAATTTAGGAATTAAATATTTATAATAAAATATGTCAAATAGTAGTATAATCTTTGATAATTCAGGATTTGGAGATCCATCAGGAACATTATTTGATAATAGTACTCCATCTAATATTTCTTATAATACTATAGGAGCGGCCGCTGGAACAAACGGAACAGCATCTTATGCTTTAACTGCCTCATTTGCTATGAATGGTGGAGGTGGTGGTGGAAGTTTAACAGTAGTAGGTGGAGCAACCGTAACTGGAGTAACAACACTTACATTCAGTGGAGGAACAGTATCAGGCACAACACCTAACGCAACAGTAACTATTTCTGGAGGTGCAAGTGCATCATATGCTGCTTCTGCTTCTGTAGCAACAAGTGCTTCATATGCCTATAGCTCATCAGTAGCTGTTAGTAGTTCGTATGCTTTGATAGCAACAAGTGCATCATACGCTTACAGTTCATCAGTAGCGTTTTTAACTACTAGTGCATCATATGCCTTAAATGCTACAACTGCATCATACACTTTAAATGCTACAACTGCATCATACGCTTTAAATGCTACTAGTGCATCGTATGCTTTGAATGCTACAACAGCGTTAAGTAGTTCATATGCTTTGAATGCCACAACAGCATTAAGTAGTTCATATGCTTTAAATGCTACTAGTGCATCATATGCTTTAAATACTACAACCGCATCATATGCTATATCCTCATCAGTGACAGTAAGTAGTTCATTTGCTAATAATTCATCAACAGCATTAAGTAGTTCATATGCTTTAAATGCTACTAATGCATTTAATTCTACAAATGCTATAAACTCTTCAAATGTAGTAGTAACTAATGTTCCTGCTCCAAATCCATATTATCTTACTTTCGCACAAACTGATGGGTACACAAATCTATTTATTAATAGTGCATCTATTGCTGGTATTGGAACATTATCTTATGATATAACAACAAACACAATTGGAGCTAATTTAAGTGGATCTGTTAATGGAACAATAACATCTGCATCTTATGCTCAAACCGCTTCATATTCAAATACATTAGGGGCTTCATTAACTAATCCAGGAGTAGGATCACTTAGACTATACGCTAGTGATGGTACTACAATATTAACTAGTATAAGTAATTTATCTGCATCTTATGCTTTAACAGCAAGTTATGCTTTAACAGCAGCAAGTGTATTAAGTGCATCATATGCTTCTACATCAACAACCGCATTAAGTGCGTCATACGCTTCTACATCAACAACATCATCATATGCTTTAACAACAACTACTGCATTAAGCTCATCATATGCCTTATCATCATCTGTAGCAGTGAGTGCATCATACGCTTTAAATTCATCAACAGCAGCAAATGCTACTAGTGTAGATTTTACTGGAATCAAAAGTTTACCTGCTGCTTTAAGTGGAAGTGGTGGGTATGGTGGAGTGTCAGATGTAGCATCTTTAACTAGTAATCAAGCATCAAATTCACTTATAAACGGAATGTTTTATAATGCTTCAAGCGCTGGAGGAGCAATAACAATTACTTTAGACGCAGCAACATATTTTGGATTTGAATTCACAGTATTTGCATCTAATTTAACAAGTGATATTTCATTTATGGCCGGAGCAGGACAAACAGTAATATCAGCAGATAGTAATTTAAAAATCAATAAAGCAGGTTCATCAGCTGTAGCTAAATATATTACTGGAAATACTTGGGCATTAATTGGTGATTTAAAAGCATAAATATGGCAACATTAGTAGGAGTAGTAGCGTCAAGCAAAAAATACACAGGTGGTGGTACTCAAACTATAAATGCATATGTTGGATCTAACTCTGGTAGATTTTGTGCTGGAGTGACTTCAGCTACAACAGTATATAATTCTACATATTCTACAATTGTTAGTGCATTTACAAATAACTCATCTATATATTCAAATTTAGGACTATCAACTTTAGCATCCGCTGGATATTATGGAGACACAAGTGGAGGATCAGGACAAACAAATTATTATTGGAATGGAACAACGTGGAGTGGAGCAACTTCATGTAAATAATAAACATATGTCTAGAACTTCATCACAAAATATATTTCTTCAAACTGTTAAAGACAAATGTGAGGAACATAATGTAAAACTCATATTAAAAAAATCATCTAAAATAAAGATTTACAATAAAACATACATAGGAGGATACTTCTCAGATATATCTAAAAAAGAAGGAGAATTAGCTTGTGCTATTAAAAGTCCTGAATATAAAAGTTTATTAGTACATGAATTTTCTCATTTAGAACAATGGAGTGAACGTTCTCATATATGGGGTATATCTAAATATGCTTACGATATTGACAGTTGGTTAGCAGGTGAATCAATTAGAAACATTGATTTTAAAATTGATCAAATAAAATTATTAGAACTTGATTGTGAAAAACGAGCAGTAAAAAATATTAAAAAATATGAGTTGAAAATAGATATACCTACTTATATTCAAAAAGCAAATTGTTATATATTATTTCACAACCACTTAAAAGAAACTCGTCGTTGGAATAAAAGTCATTTAATATATTCTAAAGAGTTATGGAAATTATGTCCTAATAAGTTCATGCCTGAATCATATTATAGTAAAACTCCTAAAAAGATATATAAAAAATTTATTGAAATTGGAATTTAAGTTTGGCTTTTTGTGTTTTTATTATTACATTTATATCATAAATAAGTTATAAACAAAAACAAAAACAAAATGAAAAAATCAATGAACAGAACAGCAACGTTAGCATTTTATAATGCTCGTAAACGCCAAGGAGACAACAGTCGTTTATCAATAATGACTGGATTATCGGAATCTCATATTTCGAATGTAACTTCAGGTCGCCGTAGTATTAATAATGAACTAGCAGATGCTATGTATAGCATTTCACGTCGTCGTGTAAACGCTTAATTTTATTATTTAATAATAATAAGGTGATTCGAAAGAATCACCTTTTTTATTTGGCTTACATAATATTTTATATTATATTTAAATAAATTAATAAAATGGAAATCATAGTAAACATAATACTCCCCATAATAGTAATGGGAATATCAATCATTGTATTGATAAAAGTAAATAAAAAACAAAAATTAGAACTTAAATATTATAAAATACCATTAGTAAGTAATGGTAAGTCAACAGGATTGTACGCTGAATGTTACACTGGAGATGTAATTTATAATCAATTAATTCAAACATATGGAACAACATTACCTAAACAAATAGAAATCATACCTGTAAATGAAAAAGAAACTAATGAAAGCAACATTAAAATTTAATCTGGAATTTCCAGATGAGCAAAAAGCTCACTTACGTTGTGTTAAATCAACTGATATGGCAATTGTATTATTTGATTTGCTATGCAATGCAAGAAAGACTATCGCTCACAACTATCAAGATGCAAGTGAAGATTTTATGGAAGGTGTAGAAGTGGTTATGGATCATATTCATAAAGTGTGTGAAGATAATAACATTAATATAGATGAATTAATTGACTAATATGAAAAATAAAGAAAAAATAGAATCAGGAATAGCACATTTGCTACTAATAATAGGAATAGTACTTTTCTTTAGTATACCGTTTTTAGTATAGTCATTTAAAAACTAAAATGAACGAGATATCACAAAATAAATACAATGCTGACTCAGTTGTAGCAAGAGAAGATAAACCAAAGTACATCTTAGGGAGATTGAATGATGGCTTCAGACAAGTAGGAAGATGGTCAGTACAATACATTGAATGGACTGATGAAGGACATTTTGAAAGTAAACACGATGAGATCAAAGTAGGAAGATCACTTATCTTAGATAATGGTTGGACAACAACTGCAATCACTGAGATAGTAGAACAACGAGAAGGATACATTAAATTTACAACAACAAATTCAACTTACGAACTAATAACTAAATAATATGAGCGGAGGACATTTTGATTACCATCAGTATCGCATCAGAGAGATAGCAGAAAGTGTTGAAGACATTATTCAAAACTATAAATATCCACCTGAAGTACTTGAAAAAATAAAAGAAGGATTGGATGCACTTAAAAAGGCTGAAATATATGCTCAACGTATAGATTGGTTGGTAAGTGGAGATGACGGACCTGAAACATTTTTAGAAAGATTGAACGAAGACTTAAGCGGATAACCATGTATATTATAAACCACATTAAAAGCCACTATCGCAGATTGTGTAGAGCAGTTGCATTTGGTAAAAAGGCATATTCCGGATATGATTGGGACTATTCCTATTCCATAGATATATTCAAGTTTAGTCTTGAAAGATTGGCTAAGAATTTAAAAGAAAAAGGAACACACGAATCAAGTAGTGATAGTGCTCAACGTATTAATATGATATGCAGACTAATGGACAAAGTACAAAATGGTGATTATGAATATGAATACTATACGGAAATGGAAAAAGTATACGGTAAATCAGAAATGACATTTAAAGATATTGGAGATGGTTCGCATGAATATACTGGACAGGTTTGGGAAAAGGCAGTTGATGAAACTCACAATAACGAGATTAATAGTATAGAATCTAAAAGACGGTGTATAGGTTATAAAAAACAAGAGCGTGCTGATATATTGGTGTGGAAACTAATACAGCACAACATTAGAAATTGGTGGCATTAAAAAGAAATAATATGAAACAAACAGCAGTAGAATGGTTGATTATACAAATGCATACACATTGGACTAATGAAGATGTAACTTTTCAAACATTACTTGAACAAGCCAAAGAAAAAGAAAAAGAGCAAATTTCAGATGCTTATCAAGATGGTTGGATGTCTTGCGAGAAATGGTTTGAAGATGAAAAATTAGAAAGGGAAACTAACAAACAAGACTAATGGAAGAAATAACAATATACAAGTTTCAACTTGAAAACATCATTGAAGCACTTAGGATAACTTCTAACATACATGACAGCGGTAAATTAGAAACATCACATGATAGACAAGTTAGAAGTGCTTTACAGTATGCTAAAAATGCTTTAACTGGTGATAAGGATATTGAAGTAAATTACATGACAGGTTTAAACAAACAAGACTAATATGAAGAAAAAAGAATTAGAAATAGCATTAACTACATACACAGTTGCTTATAAAAAAGGCTACACTCAATGCCAAGAAGATATGGCTGATAAGAAGTATACTTATGAGGACATGAAAAGAGCATTCTTTAGTGGTAATGTGATGAGAGACATTGATGAGTTTAACTATTTTTTAACTACTATATAAACAAGACTAATATGAAGATATGGCACATAAGTGATACTCACACGTTTCATGGGTTATTAGATATCCCAGAAAACATAGACATGGTGATTCATAGTGGTGATGCTACTAATCCAAGAGACCCTTACCTAAGTGAAGATGAAATGCAAAACTTTATCTATTGGTATAGTTTACTACCAATCAAACATAAAGTATTTGTAGCAGGTAATCACGATGTTTGCATTGAAAGAAACTTTATTAAAAAGGATGACTTTGAAAGAGCAGGTATTATCTACTTAGAAAATGATTGGATTGAAATAGATGAAAATGATGGTTGGACTAGTTTAGCAAATAGTGGTGAAATAGGATCAACTATTGTACCATCTAAACGCATTAAAATATGGGGTTCTCCAATCACACCAACATTTGGTAATGGATGGGCATTCAATAAGAGTAGAGCTAAGACTTCTGAAGTTTGGAAGCATATTCCTGATGATACTGATATTGTAGTTGTACATGGACCACCAAAAGGCATATTAGACTTATCGTATGATACAACTAATAAATTAGAATTTTGTGGTGATGCTTCACTTAAAAAGCGTATGTTAGATTTAAAACCTAAACTATGCTTGTTTGGTCATATCCATAATTGTGAAGACATCATTAATGCAGGAACAATGAAACTATCAATAAGTGATACAATCTATAGTAATGGAAGTGTAGT